CATCCAAATGCAACGAGAACCGCCACCGATTGTTTTTTCATGAACGGCAAGCATAAATCTATCCTTTCCGTATTGGCCAAAGTTGAAAAAAACATCCATAACTAAAGTAGTTTTTGAAGGTCAGCTAAAAGAGAATCTATTACACTTGGGTCATCTGTCATAAATCCTCTTGCCACAAGTTTTAATGCATTCATCTGTTCATTACTAGGTTTCCAATGAGACTGGGGACGGAGGGATTTGAGCCTATCACAAATGCTTCTCAACCATTTTACCTGCTCAATGGTTGGATTCATCTTTTCATTTATAACCTCACATATAAAAGCATTATATGCTGCCTCATCCTCCTCGCTCCACTCTGCTGGCTGCTGCTTCATCTTCTTCCCTAATTCGTAGAAATGGATTGCCACATCAGAGATAGCCGCATCGTCATCATATTCCTTATCATAGTTCTGGAGAAAAGCCGCCAATTCGCCTTCTAAAAATTTATCTTCATCGAAAGGCCCGTCTTCCTTTGCTGGTTGCTGCTCTCGATCGTGGTCAAATTCGACCACTTTATCTTTCTGTTTTTCGAGGTAGGCAATAGCATCGGACGCATCTTTGACATCCTGTTCAACATTATTATCCTCTGCGCATTTTTTCCATCTCTCCATTTGCTCAATAAGCATTTTCCTTATCCTCTCGTCCTCGCTTTCTTTCAGTTTAAGGATAACCTTGTTACCTTCAATTCGGGCTTCGTAGCCCTCAGGGATTTCGTGCTCATATCTTTGAGCCATACCTACATTGTTGTCCATATTATCTATTTTTTTTACTACGTCACTAAAAATCGTAATCATCACAATCGAACGCATCTTCCGGGTCAATGATATGTGCGATAACGGATACGACCACAAATATTAATAAAGATATAATTATTACTGTACACATGATTAAATCAAATTTTCAAGACAATACCTTATTGCCACTTCATATGCTTGTTCTGGGTTTGCATAAAGTCTTCCATCATCATACATTATCTTTCCATCAGAAACCCTTCTGATTTCAGGATAATATGTAGCATCATGATACCACTTGGCTCCCCTCTCATCTTCATCATAATCAATTTCCAGGGGGACAAAGATGTGAAACCCTTTCTTCCTTATCCATTTTATTGCCATTTGGAGTGTTGGAGCAAGATAATATCCAAATCGTCTCCATTCTTCTCCCCATTGAAACTCAAGGAAATCTTCTGGGCCATTGTCAAAAATTCCGCTGTCTCTTATAAATGCATTATCGTAACTCAGGTCGTATATTGCAATACATTCATCACTTTCAAACCCCTTTTCCTTAAGGAGCTTAGCGGTTTCAAAATTTACGTAGTCTTCTGTAATCATAAATTAAATCAAATTTTCAAGATAATATTTAATAACAGCTTCACGGGCTTCTTTATGCAAAGATAAGGAAGATAAATCAAAAATACAAATTAATTTAAATTCTATTTTGCATAAAAATTCTCGAACGGTTCAATGCTGATGATTCCGTAGAAAGGTTTCTTGATACCTTTATATTCGTCTGAAAACATATCAGGTATTGCTTTCACTAGGAATCCGCAGCCAGTGCTGCCATCAGCCCATTCGTAGTCTGACTTCATATTATCCATAGCCTTTTCAATGTGCTGCTCGATAATTTCAGACACTATATGCGGATTGAAGTCGAACGGGAATTCCTTCCAATAATTTTCATCAGAGCCCCATCCAAGACAGTATTTTCCGTCTTCTGTTATCTGATAGAACAATCCTTTTTCTTTTGGCGTTCCATAATGTTTGAGGGAAAAACGTATAGCGTCCTCCAATTGTTCCAGAGAACCGCTTATTTCAAAAATTTGATTACTTGAAAACATATGTTGTTACAATTTAATATTCATCCAATAGTTCGACTTCCGATATTTCCGGCCCACCCGTACAATTTGCATCGTAGAGAACGTCGGACGGACAGCCGTATTCATAGTCATTGGGAGCATTAATTTTAACTTTTAATTCAATGCATTTCATGCTATTTTTCTTTTATACTGTGTTTATCAAAATCCCATTCTTTATCTTCATCGCCGGGCTTGCTTGATTCTCCAACAAACCACTTGACAAGATTTTGGTTTTCCTCTGTTATTGTTGTACCTATAGGCTTGAAAGGAAGTAGTATCCACCAATTGTTCCCGCCTAAAAGCCCAGTTTCTTCATTATAATCATCAGAATTATAAGTATAATATTCGCAGTTCTGCACGTCCACCCAAAAGTGTTCTTCGGTATCTTCGTTTTCAATAAAACGGTAGCATCCGATAACGAACCCTTTAATAATTTCATATTTGTCGTCAATTGTATACATACCTATTTGAAATCTAACTCGTTAATCCTGAAACAATCGAACCAACATTGCACCCTACGTCATAGTAAGCGCCTGTCTTTTCAAGAATACCAGCCATGGAATCAAGAACATAATTCACAACCTCTTTTTGCGTGAGTTTCGCTTCTTTTTCATCAAGCTCAATGATCAATTGAAATTTCATAATATATCATTAGTTAATAAAAGGGCGCGGCCACTAAACTGCTATGTGGAATCGGCGAGGTGTAAGCAGTATCTCCATTCCGATAACCTCCACGCCCTATGGCTACTCTTTCTTTCGTACTTGAACGATTACTTCTGTGTCTTCCGGGAAAGCATCTTTGAGCAGTTCTTCGATACCAGGGGTTTTAACATACGAAGTAAACGCACTGGTAAACACTTTACCTTCGGAATTAACTCCCTGCCCAGCCATCCACTTGGCTCCGGCTTTGATGCCTTCCTTGATTTTCTCAAAGCATGCGTCCCAGCCTATATCGGGGTAGTCAGGTGCAATATCTGAAGCTAACTCTTCTGCCGCCTCGTCCAGATCGGAGGGAAGAGAATGGTTATCTTCAAATAACAATTCCTTTTCAAGTTTATGAATAAAAAGGTCATAGTCTGTTCCAAGTGCAGAACTCGGATATACTTCTCCGTCAAAAGTTTTTCTGAACGAATTAAGTTTAAGATGCGTAAACCAACACCCTATTTTGTTAGTTATTATATCAAATTCTTCTTTTGTCATAGCGATTTAATTTTATACATTCCTTCAGGGGCTTCAAGAGCCAATCCTTTTTCAATCAACCAACGATAGTCAAAGTGATGAGAATTAAGCCAATCAATGATACCCGAAATATCGTATTCATCAATCATTTCATAAATTGTACGATTGAATTGGTGTGAGTATATACCATTTGTAATCCCGTCGTCGCAATCATCAAAATAGAAACGATAATTCTTTTTCAAATCTTCCTTTTCTTCATCAGTCATACTGGACATAGGACGGAGATAAGATTTACAAGTCTCAATGTGTGGATGATAATCATATGTGTATATTACTCTATCATTCACATCACTTTCTTTTACAAAAACACCATATGGCAGTCTTGCACAAATGTCTTTGATCAGTAGTTGTTTTTCTTCGTTTGTCATATTTTTCCGAATCTAAATCAAATTTTCAAGACAATGTTTAATGACGGCTTCTGCGGCCTCTTCATAAGAATAATTATGTGGATTCCTATCACAGCCCTTTGGAGTACCATCTAATTTATAGATATACCACACATAACTTCCATCTATATGTAGTTGTATGGAAATGAATAGCTTGTGAATTTCCCTTAACCACTTCATTGCTATTGAGAGATGAGGTGCTGGAATATAGAGATGAGGTGCTTCACTATGACTAAATTCTTGTACAGAGCATACTCTATTGCCATTATCCCATATATGATAATAAGCATTTACAACGCCTTCAAACCCCTTCTCTTTCAGGAGTTTCGCTGTCTCAAAACTAACGTAGTCCTCTGTAATCATAATTCTTCAAATTCCTTTTGATACTTTTTAATTTTGTCCTTTATCAACTGTTTTACTTCTTTACATAACTCAGGGTCTTTGATTACATGGCCATAAGCGGGATGATATTTAGTTTGACTACTCCATGTACAAATCCCCTCATAATCGTCTTCTAAATCTGCTAAAGCGTATTCCAAACTATGTATAGTATAACTTAAATTATTCGCTTTAAACAATTTATTTGCATCCATATATATTCATTTTAATGTTTATTGTACATTCCTTCAGGAGCTTCAAGAGCTAATCCTTTTTCAATCAATCCACGGTAATCAAATTGATGGGAATTGAGCCAATCCATACATTCAACTGTATCAGCAAGTGTAACAAGCCCTTCCGAGGTGAACGGGACACCAAAATCCTCTTTCTCCTCCGCTGTCATAGAAGAAAGTGGACGGAGGTATGGTTTAATATCATAGATGGTTTTGTAGAGATTGTCATCCAAATCGCACTCTCCATAATAGTTACAAGATATGAGAGTGTGGATGTTTGGTTCTTCTTCATCATCCTCGCAACCTTCACAAATCTCTAATTCCTCTGTTTCGTGCCACTCAACATAGACAAATGTCACATACGGTACTCTTGCACAAAGGTCTTTAAGTAGTAGTTGTTTTTCTTCCTGTGTCATTTTTACATTTGATTTAGTTTGTCAACAAGGTCATTTATAGCATTAGAATATATCCTTGCACCATCTGACGGACTAAGTTTTTTCATATTTTCCAGCTTCTCTTCTGCCCACTCCAGCAGAGCGTCCTTGCGGATGTATTCAACATTAATATCGTGTTCAGACTTTTTGAGATACCACAATCCGTGTGGGGAGTTGTCTTCCGAAAAATTACGGGAAACATAAATCTTATCCGGTGCGTTCATTTCGTGTCCTCCTTTTTTACGTCACATTCTTTTATCTGTGATAATGGAATTGGCTCATAAACCCTAACCTGCCAACACCCCTCTTTATAGTTATTATGTTTTGAATTTTTTGGGTCATATTCTACTTCAAGAACAATCTCACCATAACATGCTGCTTCATCCTTATCTGTTGCGAGGTATGTGCATCTATCAACCTCTCGATTAATTGAGCCATCGTTGTTTAAAATATATCTTCTACCATAGAGAAAACCCTCTTTTTTGATTTCCTCCCATTTTTCTTTTGTTGTTCCGTGATAGAATATCATTTATTATTCCTCCTCTCTTACATTAATCAATATAAACATACCACCACATAAACTGCCTTGTGTATCCATTGTTAAACCACCAACAGAAATCACGGCGCATTCCGAACTCCACTTTGCCAATTTTGAAACTAAAAATGTAATCACCCATATTTATTCCTCCTTTTCGGCGTTAAGTCCAAATTCAATTCCTTTTAATGCCGCACGCACAAGATGCGAATGATTAAAATCGTTACTTGCTTTATCGTAAATACAAGTATGATATTTGTTCGCCTGAACGCCAATCATTATCCCGTTTGCAATCAATTCGGCTTTATTTTTCAAATAATCCAAATCTAACTCTGGCTTATCCTGCTGGAGACGGGTGATGAGGTTTTTAATTGACAGATATGTCGAAATTTCAATATCATATTTGCCTCCGCCAACTTTTACATTCTTGTCGGCGAGTTCTTTCCACTTCTTGTCTATCTCGGAAGTCAGTTTTTCTGCGTCAATGTATTTCATTGTCTTTACTATGTTTTAATTCCTTTCGCTTTTCTGTTGCAGCAATCATTGCTGAAATAAGAGCGTCACAAGGTGTCCAATTTTTGCATTTTATATAATATGCCGCTTTATACATGTTGTCCATAACTATAACTTTTTAAGGCCGTTATACAGGTTATTTAAGATTGCGCCCAATTTATCATTTCGTTCCGATGCAGCAAACAACGCTTTCATCTGTTCCTCGCTGGGCTTCCAATGAGGCTGGGGACGGAGGGATTTAAGGCGATTCTTAAGCCATTCCTGGTCTTCTTTATCAGGAATTACATCCTGTTTAAAATCATTAAAAATAGAATTAAATGTCTTTTCATCTTCCTCGCTCCACTCCTGTTTTGACAAGCCATATTCACCATCACGAATTGCTTTTAAAAACATAATCTTTCCGTCATGACCGCAAAATGATTTAGCAGCTAGTTCATAGTCGTTTATTATAGAGTCTAACGCTTTCATTTCCCCATCGCCCCACTCTGTTTTATGGCATAATCCGTATTTTTCGGGATTATAACACACATCCAGACGCCCACTCTGCCTTATTCTTTCCTTCTCTTCCTTGCTCCACTCTGTTCTTGGCTGAAGATTGAACCTTTCGGGAAGAGCTTTGAGGAAATCCTCGTATTTTTTATATCTGCTCCTATCGTCAATTTCGTACAAAGGCTTTATTATGGACTTCATATGTACGCTCCATATTATGTTGTTTAGCATTACCTTATCTTCCTCGCTCCACTCTTGTTTGGGCGGAAATACATTGTTCTTAAACCAATTGATTTGATGCTGGGTTAAGCCAACTTCTTCGATGGCTTTGCGAATAGTATCCTCGCTCCACTCTGCGGGCTTCTGCTTTATCAGTCCATACGCTTCGGGATTCATAAGCACATGATGAATGCCATTAGTATAGCTTTCTTCATCTCTACTACAATCACAAGATTCTGGCTTCTGCTCTTTCTGCTTTTCGAGCCAAGTCATAACCTTGTCATAGTTCAGTCCAAGTTCTTCATAATACTCTTGTCCAGCCCCACCACAAGCATTTGTGGCAAGCTCAGCGAAAAATCGTATTATCCTCTCGTCCTCGCTCTCGTGAAGCTGAGGAAAAATATAGTTAATAACAGCTTCCTCTTCCGAAGTTGTATTTTCGAGATTTTCTATTCTTTTCAAAGCCTCATCGTAGGCTTTTGCTTTTTCTTCCTGTGTCATAACTAGTAATATTCTTGTTTCCTATTAACGGCTAATTTTATTAAGTCATAGAGTTCAAGCACCGTCATACTTGTTACTGGCTTATAAGGATTAATGCCAATAAACTCCATTATAATTTCGGCTTTTTTACGGTCTTTTTCTTCCTGTGTCATTTATGCTCCTCCTCCATTTACTACAATACCATTTGCTTCGATATACAAATCATCAAGTCGCCTCCTAATGCGTAGAGGTGTCTTACTCTTTTTGTTTTCTTTTACTAATTCACGAAGTTTATTTATTTCTGACTTAGTAAGAAACAGACAATATCTTTTAGTCATGTTAGTCCCAGAGTTTATCTTCTTTACCAAGGGCCTTCTTGATATAATTTACCTTGTCTATAACAGGGTAAGTAAGGCTCTTGTCGTACGTCATATCAGTCTTGAGGAACGAATAGTCGATGGCTTCAAGAAGCATACTGAGCAAGTTCGTGCACTTATCAACGAATCTACCCTCTGTGGGAACGTTGGTTCCGTCAATCCATTTGATAATAGAAGCGCCGACTGGCACTTCGTAGTGGCTGCCGTCACGGTAGAAAATCTTGAAGATATTCCCGTGGGAATGTACATAATTCTCATAGTCCTCCCAAGACTTGAACCACTTCTCGAACTCAGGGTTTTTACCTGTGAAGTCAACAACCTCCTTGAGATTATCGCCGTTCCATTTAATCGTCTTTAACTGCCTTTTCATTTTTTTGTCTCCTATACATTTCTATCATAAACACCTCTTCCGCTTCACGTATGAAAGCATCTCTTTCAAAGAAGGAATCATATCTTTTATTAGCCTCAGCTATTATCTGTTTCTCGGTTTTTATTTCCTTACACTCGGAAGCCCACCAATCAGCGTCAACCCGAGCTTCAAAACATCTTTCCCTTACGTTTTCCTGTATTTCTCTTGAACGTCGTTCTGAATATTCTGACATATTATTAATGAATTGCCAAATTATCCTCTAATTTCTTCACCCTTTGCTCCGTCTTCAAGTCCGCAGCTATAGATATACAGAGCAATCTCCATAGTGGTTGGATTAGGAAGTTCGCTCTTGAACTTCTCGATGTATCCACGAACACGGGCTTCTGCTTCTTTAAATTTCATGATTATTTGCGTTTAAACATTTCATTCCGTACTCTTTGATTCTATCATAGATAGCATGGGTTCTTCTCGGGATAGATTTCCAAAGTTCCTCCGTTTCTTTCTCGAAGTCGAACTCAGAGCCGTCATCTACAACGAAGAACAAATCATCCTCACAGTCCTCGCCTTGTGCACCATTGGCTCTACCATTAGAGAAGTAGTAAAGCGCATCTGTACCGTCAACAAGGGCAATTACGCAACGCTCGGACAGCCTATCCGTATAAAGTATCTCAACGGATCTGCCGTCTCGAGTGACTATCTTCTGTGATGGATTTTTTCTGTATTCGTCTAATGAAAATTTCTTGTTCATATCTTATTAATTATTAATTCTACTTCAACAGGCTCATCTTCCCACTTCAAGTCAGGAAACAAATCACTATTTATGTACATTCCTAATACGCCGTTCCACTCACCGTCACATCTTTTTGGCTTGTTTTTGAAAAAAGCAAGTTGATGCGAATAAACATATTTGTATGGTATTTTGCTTACACCTTCCCTTGCAACCCATCCTTTAATCTTGGGTATGACATCCAAAAAGTAACCCACCAATTTTTCATCGTTATTTATCTTAACAGTTGTTTCACCTATATATTTGATTTTCTCCTTGTGGTTGTCAGCATAAACCCTGACTATCCATCCGTCTTCAATGATGTATGCTGTATTGTTCGCTTTTGCTTCTTTAAATGCGCGACATTCACCATCTTCCGTGGCAAGAGCGGCAATAATTTCTTGAGTCTCGTCACTCGGTTCGTCAGCAGTCGTTCCCTTAACAATCTGGCTGCCAAAATTGATAAAATGCCTTGCGCACTTATCAAGCATATTGTACACCTCGGAATCCTTATCGTAGCGTCCGTCGTACATATATTGGATATATCTGTCAATTTCAGAACGTATTTGTTCTTTCTGTGTCATATTATAAATTTTTAGCAATCTTTATAAAGCTCGTACTCCTCTTCGTCAATACCGAAGAAATCAAGAATGTCTTCCATTTTCTCCCCGGCGACGTGTTCGTATGCTTCCTGAGCGGCGTTGATACAATCCTCCATAATGGCACCGCAATCGTACGCCTGGTGGTACGCGATTTCGGCTGCTGACTCTGCGGCAAATCTAACTTTGTCTGTCATAAATTTACAAATTTTAATTTAAATGCCTTAATAGTAGGAGTTCAGGCTTGGAAAGAACGTCATCGGCGTTAATGTCTGCCTCTTTCTCATTGGGCCAGTTCTTTACTGTTGTACGCTTATCGTCGAAGCAATACATTTCCCTTGCGGAATCGGTATCTATATCTTTCATGATATCTTTTAAATCTTTCACCGGATCCAATTCAGCCATAATAAACTGTGACGCCATTATGCAACTTACGGGGCAAAATTCCTCGGGTACATTCGGGTGCTCAGGAAATATGTAGAACAGGCAACCGCTACGCACATACGAAATCCGAATTTTATTCCAATGCTCGTGCGTTTCCCTGAATATTTCCGTGTCGTCAGGGAAAAAATACCAATACTCCTGTCCTTCCTTAATATGCGGCTGATAGCCATCTCTTCCGTACAACTCTGATAGCTGCGTAGAGAAACATACTTTCTTAAGTTTCATGCCAATTATTTTTCAGTATAAACGTAAAACCACATAAACTGTCTTGCGTAGCCGTTGTTGAACCACCAGTAGAACTGACGGCGGATAGCAAATTCGTGCTTGCCTATTTTAAATGAGAACAAAAAATCGTTCATAATTTACTAAGTTTTTCCTTCAACATATTGAGGGCGAATTGGAATGCGTCGGAGGAAATGCTGCTAACCGTCAGGCAGGATTCCTGTTCCTTCACCCAATTCAATATAGCATCAGTGCGGACATATTCAATTTGATTAGGCAATTTATTCCCATCGGCAGGAACAAAATAATCATGTTCGTAGCTTACATAAATTTTATCAGGTGCTTTCATATCTTACGACATTAATTCTGGCATTTCGCCTGTTTTAGCAAATTTAATTCCTTGAAGGAACATATAATGAGCCATTTCCGCCAGATCAAGCCCTTTGCAGCATCCGTTTTGAAAACAAATATGCGCTGCTTTATATTCGGGACTATTTAAAATTTCTTCCTTTGTCATTTGCTTTTTCTTGTTTGTTGTCGGTTGGGCCTAAATAACTTTCCAATGTTTTAATTTCCCGAGTTATTTTGTCGCGTTCTATTGTTCTTTCGTTTATGAGCGAAAGAAGGTGTTGGTTATCAATGCCAATTACGCTGCCAAGGATAGCGTGAACAAATTCCTCGAATTTTTCCTTGTGCTTATAATCGTAGTTGTAATCCCAAAATTGAGAACAGTCATAAAAGTCTTCGCTTCCCTCAGGGCTATTCTGCGGCCAGGCGAAAAACGCAAAGCTGTAGATTCCTCGTTCGGGTTCGTCATCTTCCTTGTTATAGTCGGCGTGGAATACAACGACGTTGGCGTCCTTAATACGCACTTCTTTTTCAAACTCCTTCATGACGGCTTCATATTTCTCCCTGTTAATCTTATAGGGAATGCCGTACTTGTATTCGGTGTCAAGTATGTTTTCGAGGAAGTCTGCTTCGTAACTTCCGGTTCCTTCTGAATATGTCATAATTTATTTGTTAAAGCCGTTGATCCTGAAATTCACATAATCTACGGTTTTACCGTCCTTGTCTGTGATTTCCACCTGCTCTTCCTCAAGGAGGAGGAATGCTCCATATTCCTCACCATCCACATAGAACATTTTATCCGGCGGATTGTTGTTATCGTCAGTCTCGGGAGAATAGTACGTCTCCACGAAAATACGTCCAAGCTCTTCATCTGAGAATCCGAGCTTTACGACTGTTCCTTTAAATTTGAAGGTTAATTTATTCTGTGCCATAGTTGTTAAATTTTAAAAAGGCATATCTTCTCTACCGGCCAGGGGCCCATAACAATATTTCTCCTCTTCCCTGCGCATACGCCTCGCGGACTCTACAGTTTTCTTAATGTCATCTTGAATTGATAACATTTCGAGAAATATACCCATGCGCTTTCTATTTTCATTGTTCTGAGCGATTTCTTCCTTGACTAACCCGTCAATAAGCGCTTCCGCATAGCCAACGGCTTCGTATACGGTGTCAATATCTCGGTGAATCTCACCTGTTAATTTTAATTCGAACATATTCATCTTGTGCAAATATAGGCCTTATGGTCTATAATTCCAAATTATTGGCCATATGGTCGATATTTTATCTTGCGTTAAATAAATCGTAAGCGGTTCTGTCGTTCGACCACCCAGACTCCTCGTTTGGCGTCGTCTTATATCTGTCTTTCCACGGAACCCCGCTGTTTTCCATTATGTCGTCGCACTCGGGGCAAAGTCCGAATCTCTTCGTCCAAGGTGCCTTAATTTCCTTACCGCAACGTTCGCAATGGGTGCGCACCTTTTCCTTCCATTTACGCTCCCCGTCGAAAATTTTGTACCTTTCGTTATAATGGGTAAATTTACCAAAATATTTCTCCCGAAATAGGAATTTGTCCATTTGTTCAGGAGTCATTTTTTCGTAAAACATGAAATCAGGGATGGGCGTGTCCATTTCCATGATAGAAGGGTGCCCACCACTGAATTCTCTGTTTTCCGTCAAGTCAATTTTCGGGGAAATCATATCCGCTACTTCTTGAATACGCTGCGAATCTTGCTGAAGAACCCACTCTTCTTCTCAGCCTGAGGATCTGCCTCGTACGCTGGCACGTCGAAAGAGAGGGTGCTGTTAGTAAGAGCATATCCGCTCTTACCGTCATTAGGTTTGTAGGTTTTGAGGAGGGATACTAGTTCCTCTGCAGTCTCAGGCACTTCAACCTTGATAGTCGGGGAATAGCCCTTCTTCTCTGTGTACTGATGAACCATTTTGTCGAGCGTAAGGTCGCAGTATTCGTCAACCCAGTCGCCGAGGAAATAGAACCTGTCAGCAACGGTGCTTTGCGTCTTGAACACGCCGAAGAGGATAGGGTCCTTGTCGCGGCGCTCCTTCTCAACCTTGCGCTCCTCCTTTCCTGTGTAATCTGTGAATACCACATACAACTCGTCGAAAAGGGGCTTAACCTTCTCAATGGTATCCACGAGCTCATCTGGAATCTCTCGCATATAGCGGGAAAGCTCAACGATTTTAACCGTCTTGTCGGCTACATTCTCAATGTAGTCTTCAATGGTATCCTTGTAGACGAAGGTGTTGATACCCATTTCGATAAGCTTCTCCTCCTTGGCGAGCGTGTCGGCGAGGAAGCAGAGCTTCTTCATGGATTCAGTCTGTCCGAGTTTGTTGTACTTCTCTGCGAGGGTAACGAATACCTCGTAGGATTTCTTAAGGTCATCGGTTGTAATGGTGTTCTTTGCACCCTTGATAAAGTCAAAATACTGACTTGGGGTAATGGTTTTGTTTTCTTCTGCCATAGTTGTTAAATTTATTTGTTATCAAAGAAAATTTTCGTTTATAAGTCTTTTATTTACGGGAGTGTATCTTCCCCAACAATCGTATAGATAAATGTTCCCGTCAACTTCGTTATATGTAATATTATATTCAAGCCCGGCTATGAACAGCATATCGCCGTTCAATACGAAATCCTTAATACATGTTTTCTTCATCCTCTACTTCAATGAATAGTTTTTGCCCATCAGGGAGACTGTTCCAATATTCATAGTTTGAACTCTGTTCCATATATTCGAGCATCTGCAGTTCCTTGTCGGAAGCAGAGCCGTCAAGTTCGTGCTGTCCTGCCTCTTCAATTGTGACACGCATGTTCCAATAATCGTCACTTCGTTTTCCAAGCAAATGTCTTCCCGATTCATTGTCGCAATTAATTTCATCAATTAAATTGCATTCTTCTTCCGTAAGAAGAAGGTTTTCTCTGTTCTTCAACATAGTCTATTCAAAATAACTGTAACTGTCAATAACCTTATACGGAGTAGTGGTGTACGCGTCGGGAATAGGGGTGATTTTATCCAAGTTCTTTATATCCACAGGAGTATCGTGCTCATAGTCTATGAGGCTGTCATTACCAAACAATTCTTCCCAATGGGCGAGCAAATCCTCGGGGCTTTCCGCTCCGACAATCCTGTAGTCCATTGCGTAAGTCATTGTACAAACGTCAACGCTAAAAAGGGGATAATACTTCTTTTCCATATTTTATTTATCTAACTGTTCGTCGATAAAATCCCTTAACCAATCAATGAAATCAAAGCAATCATTGCAGCCATCATTCATTTCATACTTAATCTTTTCCAGAATTTCGTATTTGTTCATAATATTTGTCGTCTAGTCTGTTAATGTAATCGAGCGGGGATTCACCCACGCCAAGTGTATGTATCTTCTCAAAGCTGTTCTCCTTTGTGATAAGTGTTTCCTCAGGCTTTATGCTTCCCTTATATTTGGAACCGTATGATGCGGTTTCGAATGTTTTCGTAGCAGGGTTATAGTCACCCCAAACGGTTCTTTCCTTATCGTCTATCGTCTCTACGTAATAGGTTCTGCCCGTCCTTATGGACTTGACAATGAACCTACCAGTATCGTCTGTGTTCGTGAGGAACTTCTTTATGAATTCTTTATTCATTACAGTAATGCTTTGAGTTCGGTAATAATCGCTGTCATTTCCTCTCCCCAGTAGCCGCTTCCCTGCGCCACATGATCTCGCACTGATTCAAGCAGGGAAATCTGACGTTCTTTAGGAACCCATCCGTGAACTCTCGTGAAAACCCGATTGCGAAGGTTTACAAGATATTTCATTCCATCTTCATCTGGCGGAACTCCCTGACGTGCGTCGTTTAGGATGTAATCAATCTGTTTAACGTCGTCTTCCGTCCAACCGTTATTCGCGATTGACTCGAGATACTTTATACATTCGTTTGTGTCATCGCAGGGTTCGCCTTCCTTCTTACAAATCCTGGCGTATTGTTCAACAATCGAGATTGTTTTCTTTCTTGCCTTTTCTTCAGATGTTTCCTTGAGTGAAGGGAACATGGTTTCCAACATCTCGTCGATGGTTTTGGACATGTTTCCGTGAATGTTCTTAGCAAAGTTGAAAGCTCTTGTGTAGTCTTTTTTGTAATCCATATTATTGACAATTATAAAATGGGCATAAACCGGGGGCGTCATAATAGTCGCAGGTTCGTGTGCAGCCTCCACAATGTAGTAGTGGCTTCTGTACCACTTTCCTGCTTGGGTCGTATTCCTTAGCTCTCCAACTTGGTAAGTAAGTCGCCCAATACGGTTCACCGCCGTTTCTTCTGTTTTTACTCTTTTTCACCGCAAATATAGGAAATAAATTTCATTATTCAAAATTTACTTTATTCGTGATAGCTTTTATCTCGTTGTCATATCGGGCGTGTATATCATTGGTAATCTTCTCAATGCCTTTCATAGCGTCCCGGTATTTTTTATAAACACTGTCGAATTCCTTCTCGTTTTCCTTAACGGTGCCGACGACAAATTTCACAGCAGTCTTTTTCTCCGTATTGTCATAGTATTCCATTGCGCAGCATTTCTCAGGAAAGTGGGAATCTGTAGATACGGAGTCGTGCAAATCCTTGTCATTGATTTCCCTGAAGAAGTAAACGTCAGTTATCGGAACACGGTATTTGTGCGGGCCGCTGAGAACCCACTTGCCAATCTTCTTGTCCGTATATTGGTGAGAAGGGTCGTAGTAGTTGAATATGACATAGAAACTTGTCTCGAAATTCAACCATGAGAACATTTGTGTATCCATATTACTTCTCCGTTTTTTATCTGTTATAAGGTTTAATTTCGTAATATAAATCGAGCCAATCTGCGTCAGCTTCCTTTACCTTGATATGCTTTGCTCTCTTGGCTTCAGCGTGGCTTGGATAGCTGCTAACAAATTGCCCGTTCTCATACAACGCCCACCATTTAGGCTCGTACAATTTTCGCTTTTCCTCTTTTGTCATTTTTTTCTTATATTCAGCGATCAAATCAACCAATTTCGCCGCCTGCTTATATATCTCAGTCTGTTCGAATGGTTGACTTCCATTTGCGAATCTAAAATATTCCTTACCAATTACAAGCACCGGATCTCCGTCGGGTAGTCTATATCCGTCAAGTTCAACGCAAGGCTCGTCGCCACTTAATATTTTATCCATTATTTAGCCAATGTCTTTGAAATTTTATCTATATCTGAACGGAAGTGATTCATATCTTCTTCGGAATTAAAGCATACAAACCCATCCATAATTTTATCGTGATAATGCACAATTCCAGCTTCTGTTAGAACTTTATCGTTCTCTTTAATCTGCTCTTCAGGGCATTCATAAGTCCAAAGAGCAACGCTGTAATTTCCTTCAAGATGTTTCTTGATATGTGCTACAATGTCGCCGTCAGGTATTCCGAAGTATCTTGTTTCTCCTTCGTTGACAGGTCCAAGGTATTCGTTCAGGCGTTCCTCGTAAGTCGTTCCGTTAGTAGTTTTTTCCATGCTTGTATCCACGTGTCCTATTGTATATAAGTTTCAGCGCGATATGCTTTTCAATGTCGATATTGAGATATCCGCATAAGTCGAACAGGCGAATGAATGTGTCGGCAATTTCGTCCTCGAAGGTATCCTTCACCTTTTCCTTGAACTTCTCGACGTCAAGTTCTCCCTCTGGCGTAAGGGCATACTCCACAATGGAGCAGTGTTTGTTCTTCCTGTCCGCTTCAAGCGCTTCCGACAACTCAGATACCACGAGCATAAGAAGCGTACCAATCTGTCGGGGATCGTCATAAAACCCACTTTCAACAACATCCTTATGGATTGATGTTGACAGTTCATTCAATGAAACCTTATTCTTCGTCATAGTCAAATTCTGCATATTTGTAGTTGTTATCATTCTCCGAAATTTTCTTATCAAGTTCACTCAGGGAAGATTCCTTCGTGATGCTAAGAATCTTATTCGTTGCAGTTTCTTCGTCAAGGACTTCGTACCTGTCATAGCAGTCGTTATCGTATGGATCAAGAACGTGTAAGGAAATATCCTCCTTATATGCCCGACGGACGAAACAACGCCAATATGAAAGGTTCTCGTCGTCCCATAAGTCGTAGCCGGACTCAGCTCTGATTTCAAATCGTTTTGTCTCCCTTATGTAAACAACGTCAGTTACATTCAGAAGGTACACATTGGTAAGCGGGAAATATACGCACTTTCCAACGAGTTTTTCCTTAAGCTGTGTGGTATCACCGTCAAAGGTTTCGTACAGGAGCCAAATTTTTTGGTTGATTTCATTCCGCTCCTTAAATAACGGGCGAAGTTTTGCAATATCGTTTTCCATATATTAAAAGTCCTGAAAATAAATTTTCTGATCGTTCGAAGTCAATGCATCTGTCGGATTTTTAATCTGCATGCTCTGAGGATTAAGGTCAATGCACGCTAAACCACGACGCCCAGCCTCTTCAATTGCAAGGTTGTACATATCCTCAGCAAGAGCGTCAATGTAGATATCTGTTACACACTGCTTCCCGAACTTGTCTTCGAACAGTTTCTTCAGTTTCTCCTGAAACCTGTTGAGCTTTACCTCAATATAACCGTCTACCATTAAATCCCACTTGGAATTGTGTCCTGAGCCCATATTGGATATAAGCTTGCCGCTCTGAGAATACCTCTGAATGGCTTCTCCGCCGAGAGAGGTTCCAACCATTGCGATAATGTCGTCCTCCCTGCCGTAGTTCTTTGCGTCCCAACATACAATTCTTGCAGAACGTCCGTCCCTTGTGAAAAGGGTGTATTCTCCACTTTCCAACTGCGGGCGATATTTCATATTAAATGGAACCCTTGTTCTTAGTTTTTCTGTATCTGCCATATATTTAAATGTTAAAATTAATCAATTGGTTTAGGAGCTAATCTCGCTAATTTTGAGCGTAGCTCATTGTAAATGGGTTTATATTCTGCCTTATATTCGTCCCAAGTCAGGTCTTTCGAATAAATCTTCCACCAATAGTCATTTGCTTCCTCGAAATTTACAATCCATCCGTATTCGCAAAGCTGATTTGCAAACATAAGGATACGGAGGGAATGGAAAAGGGACTTCTGTCCGCGATAGATATCCAAGTCCTTCTCAACCGTCATTTTCTTGTGCGCCTTTGCCCAAGAATTTGATGCCGTAGCCGAGAACCGTTGTCTGATTTTCCATTTATCAAGCGGCAGTTTAATGTTATGATCATGAATTGTACTGTTAATAAATTACATGTTTGGAAGGCGTACAAATAGTTTCCATACCCAAAACAGTGCATTCTTCAACTTGTTTATGAAAATTACTTTCAGAAATATATTCCCAATCCTTGTCCTTTGATAGAAACTTTGTATCTAAATCATTCTGACGCAGGATTCCGTTTTCGTGCTGTGATAGGAACTCCTCATATCTATCAGGAACAATTGCAAGAATGTCTCTGTCTGACATTGAACTCGTGCAACCATACACAACAGAACCGCGCTCGACAATCAAGCCGGCGTTTTCCCTCATTTCTAAAATTATCTCGTCAATATTCATATTATGCTTCGTCATCTTTTTCACCTTTCTCAATCCACCTTACAAAATGCTCCACAGTCCAAATAATTCCGCGAAGCAATCCTGCAAATGTGGCAAGATAAAGAATACCCGTACCGATATATAAGATGAACTTCGGTAACTCAGTTTCCTTCAAGCATATCCACAGGCTCATTAAGAGTATGGATATGGCAAATACCAATACAAGATATGCAGCGGCTTTCCTCATTAGTCGATGAACTGGTTTTCGAACTCAATGTTAATCCTTTTATAGTCGTCGAACGTAGGCTCGATTCCGTTCCACAAACTCATATCGCTAATGGCGGCATCAATAACCTTTCCTGTCATATCCTTCGTTATTCCATGGAACACGAAAAGGGTTACAGCGGTGTCATTACCCTTTCTCCTGAGGCAGAAAGTGCCCCAATTCTTCTTATTCTCGTCCACCTTAAGTCCGTTCTCTTTCCAATAGGCGTTAGCCATACTGTCAATTTCCTTGAGAGAAGAAGCGAAAGGGACGGTTATGATTCCAAGAACTGCCTCCTTGAACGAGAATTCCTTGTAGTTCCTATTTGTGAAATTAAATGTGTATATCATATTGCTATAAGTTTCCCTTATCTTGATCCTTGAAAGGATTATGTTGTAATTACCAACAATGCAAATATAACAAATTTATTCCGATTTTACAAAGAAAAAAACCCCTCAACTGACAGTCAGCGAGGGGATTAAATTGTTTGTAGTTTGTTAGTTACTTTACTTTCGTAAGAACCATTACGCCGGTTGATTTCATTGAGGCTGTTGGATTGACGAGAAGAACGGTAATTGGCACATTCAGGACATTTCCAATGAGTTCTCCGGTGCTGAAATTAACGCCTAGTTTTTCTTTATCGTTTTCAATAACGACATCTTCAAAACTCACCGTGTATCCTTTGGTTGAGCCGGTGGTGTTGAATGTCTCTGCGTTGAACAGTTTCACGGAGCTGGTGCCAGCCTTGGTAATAAGCGCAGGCTCGTCGATAGTTTTGGTTTCTCCGTTGTCATAGACGAATTTAACCGTATACTCTCCAACAAACTTGTTGGCAGAATCCTCGAACACGTCCTCAATGTAGGCGCAGGACGTAAGGGCGAAAATCGCCGCGATAAGAATGAAAATTTTCTTCATAAATGCTAAATTATTTTGTGTTTGAGTTTGTCTTTTGCCTCTTCCCGGCGCTCCTTCGTCATATAAGTTCCGTTATGCCCGATATGCCACTTATCGCACTTGGAGCACTTGTAGGCAACCATTTTAAAGGCATTGTTACCGTAGGCGTTGATAATCCTTGCGGCGCTAAGAGCGTCAGCCTCAGTATTGTACGATTTCTTCGGTATCCTGATAACGTTCTCGCCATCAACATACTGATTCCAATGACTGCGTGTTGTTCTCTTGTTTTCCACGTTGCAAAGATAGCGCAAAAAATTGAAATATGCAAATATTACATATATTCACCGATTTCGTAACGATAGGGAAACTCATCGATTTCCCCATTCTTACGCTTTCTACGCTGCGCACGGATACCATCGATGCGAATATAGGAGTCAGTGCAACATTGCCACGAGCCGTACTCTGCTGACTCTGCAAGGGAATCGGCATTGAATGATACGCTGTAAATATCAGTGAGCCCGTTCTTGTTGATGTAATCAATGCAAGTCTGCACGAGAATTTCCTGCAGTTCCTTGATATGATCAATCTTTGTGATGCCTGGAATTGGAGTGTCCTCGAGCCTTTCGACTACGGGGTTCTCCTCGTTCCTTTTTCTGATTCGCTCCATGATTTCGTCAATCACGGGGCTTCTCTTTCTGATGTGTGTCATATGTTATCCTATTCTATAAACTTCTGTCCATTTATTTTCTCTAAGAGCCATACACCTTACCTTGATGGTGTATGTGGAAAAGGCGAGTATTACTGCCGTGTCAATAAGTTCGTTGGCACTGTCGCAGTAAAGCCTTGCGATAGTTCCGTCGTTATGCAGACAGAGGGCGCAGTAATTTGTCTTGTCCCACCAGTGTTCTGGATTTCTGTGTAAAATATTATATATCTTCTTCCTTTTCGATATTACAAAAATAGGGATTTAATTTCTAAATCCCAAATTTTTCTTTAATTTCTTGAACAATTTCTCTCAACGCCTGTTCGTAGCCCTTTTCAAATCATTCCCTGAGGAAGTGCGTGTTGGCTGTCGCCACCGCAAGCGGATGCCTATCATCTGGATAGGCTTCAATCGCCTTCTGTCTTATCGTCTTTGTATCCATCTATTTCGTAAAAATGTTCAAATCCCTTATTTTCCCAATATTTTCTGAATACCGCCCACATGAAATCGGTATCAACCTCTGAATCTGTGAATTCGTGCCCGGTGTCCTCGCAACGATAGTATTTGGCTTTCACGGTTATATCCATTCCGCGATACTTAACCGTAGATTCCTTTTCTTCAATGAACACGTTTCCGCCTGTGAACGGAGACTTGAACGGAGCCAATTTATCCTCTTCCAAGGCAAGTTCATAACCTTCCTTGAATGCTTTTCTCAATTCCGAGTTCTCGTCGATTATCTCCCAATTATGTGCAAGCGACTTATTTTTAATCACGGAAGAATTCTTAATCGGATATACTTCCAATGCACGCTGTTCTGCCTTACTCATTGCACTTCTTGGCTTCTTTCTCCAATGCTTCAAGCTTGGACAGCTTGTCGTCAATTGAACCGCAACGCCTGTCGTAATACTTCTGAACCTTTAGCGGAAAATTCTTGAAGGATTCTCCGTAAACTCCTCTCTTTGATCTTCCTTTTTCCTTGTGCAATTTACTGTCACTCATAATCTTCTATTTTTTTATTGTTACCTTCATACCATGGGCAAGAAATACATATAGGATCAACTTGCACATTTACGTAGTTCATGTTTTGGGTTTTCTTTCCTGTACACCACATTGGGCAATCCCATGAAAAATGCTGTCCACAAGCCGTTTGTGCCATTACGCTTCCTCCATTGCCTTTTGGAAAAACTGTATAAGTTTAACTTTTGTACCCTCATACAGTTTACGAGTATCACAATAGTTCTTCAATACGCCGATAGCCCTATCAATGGCTTCCTTCTCAGCTGTCTTATAGCCAAGCTTAAACCCGAGGCGCAGTTCACAGTTCTTTACAGTACGCACAAGTCCTCCCTGCTCATTGACGCTTTCCTCAATGTCCTGAGGAAGTAACTTGTCGCATGCCCTTGTTGCTCTTAAATTACTCATATGTTAAAGATTCTTGCTTCTTTCATGAAGTCGTGCATAAAAGTTGGAAGATGTACTGTTCCGTCCTCATTTGTCCATGCATAATGGTGGGCAAATTCGTGAATGAAATCATACATTTCCTTTGCTCCGATTTCATATCCTTTAATGAATTCCGTGCAACTGCTGAGGTGCGCTTTGACCCATTCAGGTGTTGCGCCTTCATGTGTTGGATATTCCCGCAATGCGGCTTCTTCTGCCTTACTCATCGTCTTCCTCCATTTTACGTTTAAAATAGTTAATATACAAAGTGCCGGCGTCGGCGTACTTTAGCAAGTGGATTGCTCGTTCGATTGTCACTCTCTCAGCCTCTTCATATCCTTCTCTGTATCCGGTTCTTTCCGGATAATCATGGGGATAAGCGTTTAATGCGGCTTCTTCTGCCTTACTCATCGTCTTCCTCCTCATTGTCTTCGTACTCATCATCCTCGTCGTCATCGTAATCTTCGTAATAGGACGGGTCCTCATACCACTGGCTGCCAAAATTCTCCTCGCAATAATCGAGGAACGGCCATCCCCAATTGTCTTCTGGCGCACTTCCGTCCTCTTCTGGCTCAAAGACAAAATCAGAATATTTCTTAGTGTATGTAGTACGCTTCTCTCCGTCTCTACCGCATGAGATAATGTCGTATGTATATTCCCCGTCGGAAAGCAATTCGGGACAATTCTTCTCAACCCATTCCCTTGGCGCGGAAACAACATAGTTGAAACTCATATCAATACAGCCGTGCCTGATACAGAGCTTATTTTCCTTAGCCCAGGCGTCGTCCATAAATGTCTGCTTCAAGTCATCGCCAAGCCATTTCCTGAACGCTGGAGTGTCAGGATAGTCTCTTCCGCAAAACCAGTTGTCAACGGAAAAATAAATTACGTCATTGTTTTTCATAACATTTCCCAAAAATTATCGTTGATTATTTTTTGAATTTCAGGATCAATCGGTTTCATATCGCACAACTGATGACGGAATTCCGTCAGTGCGCGGCTTTCAACCTCAAGCTCTTTCCTGAATATGTCGCGAAGTTCTGCGACAAGTCCCTTCGCCTCCATGACGAGTTCCTCGGAAGTCAAATTTTCTCCATTAAGAAGATTCAACCTACGGTGGACAGCAATTTCGGCTTCTGATTTTAGTTCGCTCATTTTACTTCTTGAATTTTTCTTCCATGATTTGACGGACAGCGGCGTTAACCACCTTCTCGAAATCGGCTTCCTGAATTTGACGTAACTTTGTCTCAGTGGCGGCACGCAGTTCTTCCTCGAATTTAGGTACAATGTTGTTGACTACAGCATTTACGCGTTCATCAATCTTGTCGAGCCAAATCTGGTTGACGGCATTTTTAACGGCACGTTCATATTCAGGCCTAAGCGTATAGGTGGAGCCATAGCCATAACTGCTCGCTTTTTCGTCAAAAAATTTCTTTTTAATTTCATTCTCGGCGTTGCACTTAGCCTTCTTTACCGCCTCGTTCACGTCGTAACTGTTCTCTACGTTCTTGATAAGACGCTTTGTGAGACTGTCAATGATAGCATTGTGCGCACGCACCTCAACGTCCGGTGAGGAAGCGAGGATTTGTTCAATAAGTTCCTTACTCTGTAAGGTAATCGTTACTTTATCCATAATGCAAATATACTAAATTTGTTTTAATAGCCAATTTTCAAGCGTTCCCGCTTTCTTTTCTTCTTTCTTCCTGTTGGTATAGTCGGGGCAATACCCTTCCTCACTTGTTGGTACATAAGGTTTATCATTCCCATTATGCATATAACATTTGCCAAATCGCGTTTGTTTTATACCTAGCGATTTCCAATAATCCCACCACCAACAATTTTTACAATATCCGTGATTCATTACTATTCAAATTCAGCCATTGATTTATTGAGCATTTCTTCGGCGTATTTTATTGCATCCTTGCATGAGTTTTCTACAATTTTCCTTATGGATTCCTTGCTTGTGCCGATAATCCAATTACCACTTTCTTCTTCGTCGTCCCAAGTCAAGACGTGCACATTCTTCGCAAAATTTTCTGAATAGATTACATAGTAGTCTTTATTTCCGTCCTCAGTAATAAAAAGACGAATACAATAAGGCTTTTGGTCGGTGTGTATAATCCACTTGCTGCTATATGCGGGCAACGTTGCGGGTTTCACCCTTTCTACTCTATCTAACTGATATTCATATAATTTATTACCACGCCATACCCATATGGCGTCGCCCTTTCTTAATGTTGAAAATTTCTTTGCCATAAATTTAATTGTTAAGCGTTACTTCAAAGCTCGCCGGCCTTCTTCTTGAAGTCATATACAAGTCCCCAATGGTTGTCCTTGAGCCAGTACTTAACCTTAGGCGGGTTGTCTTTATTTCCGCACATTGCGTACCATACATCAAACCTGGGCTCCGTATCACCCTCTTCCTGAATACCAAACCATGCATAGCCCTTTATCAGGTGATCGTCGGTAAGGATAAAATATAATCCCTCCTCGGTAGGAAGTTCGTCGTCTACGTCTACCCACCGCGCCTTTACAAGCTCTTCTTTGTCCACTTCAACATGAATGTCCTTCCTGAGCGCTGCTGCTATCATCATGTCTCCGCTCTTTATTTCAGACGCGTCGATATGCTTCGGCTCCCGATGTTCACCACAGTACTTTTCATCCATATTGTCCACAATGGACTTCACGGCTTTCGTAACGTCAGCGGGCTCCGCATAATATTTGTTGAAGCGGCGCTCAATCACCCGGCACATATTCTTAATGAATTCGTCGGTTTTTTCACGAAGGTAATCAAATACCTCGTTCTTGTTTTTGAATTTACGATTAAACATATTCTAAAATTTTGATAGCCATTCTTTTGTATGCTCTTCAAGTTTCTTCTTGTCGGATTCGAGATTTTTCTCCAAACATTCTTTCACAGCCTCCTTGCTTGTGCCGAGGATCTTGTATTCGTGCCACCCATCTGAACCCCATATGAATGCTTCTCTGTCAATACAATGGTCAAACACATGATATGAAGCGCCACCCTTCAATACCATGATAAACTCTCCTGACGGCTCAACTTCCCTCTCTTCTCCATCAATGTGCATAAAAGTTCTTACTGGCACGATATCTTGTATGCCATATTCGTACAGTTCTTGGAACCACCATATCCATACGGAATCGCCCGCGTTCAGTTCTGAAAATTTCTTTGCCATATTATTTTTCAATTTCATCCAGTTCAAGGTATTCTTCCGTTACCCTAATAACATATTGTATTTTGAATCGTTCACAATGGTAATCATTTCTTGCTTTTAGGCTCTCGTAAAAGTCGTTCGCCCGTTTTAATTTTTCTTTGAACTCTTCCTCGCCTTCGCAGAGTACATATCCGTTTCCGTTGACAATCCTATATTTTACGACAGGGTAATCTTCTTTTGTACGTTTTTTCTTTGCCATATTAATAATATTCAATTCTATGCAATGTTAATTTCCCGTATTCTGTCTCATACATAACCTGTGCGGCTTTTGCTTCTTTATAATTAAAGCATTGATAGACAGGGAACTTGTTTTTGTCTTTTAATGTATACAAAAATTGTTTCTTTTCCTTTGCCATATTAGTTTTTGTATTCGTAGATATACTTACAATTTATATCTTGTGTTGATGTAGATTGCATCAACTCCATTCTTCTTTGCCTCTTGCATCCAATTAAAGAATGCTTTTTGATAATCTTTCAAAGGTGGAGGTGCAATCCTATTTCCATCCTTATCTTGAAGCCAAAGAACATTATTGTAGAAATACTCAAAATCTACTTTTGCTTCTTCAATGTCAATATTGTTGCCCATAGTTGTTTTTGTATTCATGGATATACTTAATTGCAGATCATTGCTTGTATGAAATCTTCAATCCAAAATTTCCTATCATCTTCTGAAAAATTGGCTAAATTACATTCAAGCCAAAAACGAGCCTTCTCCATAAAGTCTTTCTCAGCTTGCATATAACCCTTTATAAAGTTCGTCCGTGGCCAATAGTTATCATCCATTGTGAAAGCACCTGCTGTAGAACTGCTCGACACGGGAAATGCTTCCATAGATTTTTTTTCTGCTCTTGTCATAGTTGTATGTATGTTCTTAGATATACTAGTTATTGTGGCATGGGCAACTCTCGCTATGTATAACAGTTGGAGGGTGTGATGATGTTTTTGAACTGAAAATAAGGTATTCGTGTCCTTCAATTACCATCTTCTCGACAACGTGGAAGGATTCGCCAACATTGTATCTGATTGGCCAGATTACCTCTTCATCAACCTTTATAGCCTTTTCTTTTTCGGGACCAGGCTTTGAACAACAGCCCGAAAGCAATATAACAGCAAGTAATAATACAATCTTTTTCATATCATTAATGTATTCATTTGATAAACTTACTTTTTTATGTATGGTAATTTTACACCGAGCATATCTTCAATTTCGAAGGGCTGCAGGTAGGTTAAAGCACATTCAAGATTTCCTATGTTATGCCTACAGTTTTCACAGTTTATATTTGTTGGAAAGTATGGGCAATAAATTGGTGTATTCATCTTACTCTTGGATATGGCGTTCTTAATAAATCGTAATCTCTGATAAAGTTTTCACACCTTCTGAGGTGGGTAATTTTCCTGTTGTTAAGAAGTCTGTCTTCTTGTGTTGCTAAGTCCTCGCAGGGATTCTTCAGGCATTCCCACAAGTGTTCCCCGAGCGCGTCGTACCACAATAGGTTCTTACACCATATGCACTTAACCAACTTTGAAGGAACGGGCTTCATTGGGTGTTTTGAAAAATGCTCCCCTATGCACTTGAACTCTTCGTCGGTTAATTCGTCGAACGGTTTCTTTAATAGTGCCTTCGTAAATCTCATAATTCATCAATATCATCGATATCGGGCCATTCCTTCTCTTCGGCTATGAGCTTTTTTAATTCCTCCCTTCTCAGTGCATTAAGCTTGTCTATCTTTACCTGTTCTTCGGAAAGATAGTTGCACATATCGCCGTATGTCTTAACTTTCCGAGCAAGTTCATAATATTCCTTTTTGTCAAAAAGATAACACACGCCTTCTTTATGTGTGTACGAATGGTATACCTGTTTTGTCTGATTGAAGAACAATCTCTGCAGTAATGGGAGTTCCGACGGAACAATCCTATAATAGACTGTTCTGAAGTCGTCCCATGGGTTGTAATCCAATATAAGTTCGATCTTTGCGTTTCTATCGTATGTCATAATTTCCAAGGCTTAAATGTAAAGTTTGACTCGTAACTTTCACAGTAAGCGGGTTGGTCGTACAAAACAGTCCATCCCATTTCCTCATAGAAAGGCTCAATGTCGAGCCAATGATTCTTATAGATTTCGTCTATCGGAAGGTTAACCCTGTCAATGATTTCCTTCTGATAAATGATAATCTGCGATTTGTTACCGTGCCATTTCTCTACGAGCAGGGAATTGATAGCTTCGAATATTTCGCCGGGAATTTGGCTTGTCCATTTCTGCTGAACTTCATTTGGGCTCAGCGGGTGTTTCTCGTAATCCATATTAATTAAGGCTTCCACAGGTTTCGTTACTCATTGAATCACTCTCGGAGGTGATGTCGAACGGGTTCGTAGTTGAACCCACAGGGCGTAAATATACGTCATAGGTTTTCATTACATTCGGTGTCAAGCCGAGCTTACCACGATAGAATAGAGAAGGCTCCTCTGACGTACCGATAATAACCTCAACGCAGTCGTAGTCGCATAGGTGATTCACAAATGGCGTTCCGCTTTCTGAAATGGTGATCAAAGGAATTACCAACTTATTATCATCACTAGTAATATCGGTAGTGTATTCCCACTGTTCATTGACAAACTTGACAACCACCTTATCGTAGTCAAATCCTTCAACCTTATTATATTGGAACGTAATACCTGCGTTTGCGTGCTTGAGTTCAATAGAAATTTTCTCGTCGTTCTTCGGCTCGAAGTTCCAATCCTTATAGACATAGAAGTCGAACGGGGCGTGATAACATCGCCCATAGTCGTACGTATCGAAAGAACCACCCAAGCAGTATAAGGTATTCTCTGTATCGTATATAACGGAATTAAGTGGTATCTCTTCTGAAACCGGGATACTTGGATAACGGCAGAACGGAACTCCGTACTCAATGCCCTTCTTTTCCACAATGCTCTTTCCGTCGGGAAGATAAATCATAGTTAATAGGTAGTGATATCCTTTCCTGAACTTGATAGATAAATCGCTGATATTGTCGAGCAAGCCGTAGCAATACTCGTGGTATGTCCAGCAGTCATGGTCAAAGTCCTCGTACTCGTAGATTGAGAACCCGTACAAGTCAAAAGGGCTTGAAGCCTTCGTAAGCGGCTCTTCGCCGACAAGGACTACGCCCTCTGCGCCGACAGAGAAACTAACGGTAACGAATACGTCCTCCTGTACCTCAGGAACAAGGGGCTCAATCTCAATGCTCTCGCAAGAAAACATTGCGAATGAGCAAACGATAATGGAAATCAGATAAATTAACTTTTTCATTTCTTAAAATTTTTATAAACCTTACAATGCAAAGATAGGAAATATTTTACAATTTACAAAAAAAAGATGGATTATTCGTCCATCTTCATTTCGCGAAGTATTTTCAACAGTCGTTCAAGTTCAAAATTTCGATATGCTGTCATTGCGTAGGTGTGCGGTTTGCAGTGGTTGTAGCCATACCGCTCGATATAGTTCTTGCAGGCTCGCTTGGTAATGAACGCACCCGTGAACGGTGTAACTTGCCACTTCTTATCAATATAGATAACGTCGTACACATTGTCCCATTTCAGACGTTCCGTCATAAACTCGTAAATGTCGTCAGCCGATTCCTTGTCAACGTCCGTCCACTCACTTTGAATGTCTGGCTCGTACTCGTGCAGAACCTCTTCTACCTCTTGAACGGCTTCCTCCACACTCCACTTCCCGTCGTCAAATCTAATGTACGGCTCTCCTCCGTAGTCACCGTCGGTGCCCCTGAAGTCTTCAACCTCTTCCTCAACGCCCCAGAATACGGGCTGAGCGTTTCCGTCTGTTTCCTGCGTATTCAGTTCGTGCTGTAATTCTTTCAGGAATTCATAATCCTGCTCATTTAGTTCAATTTTCTTCATGCTTTAACTTGCGTATGCTAAACGTTATCCACTTATTTTCCACGTCCTGAGGTACTTCCATTTCAGGGTGCTCGTCGATATATTCGTAATAATCTAATTCGGTATCCACTCCGTCCTTATTGATATAGGAACCATTCTTATAGTACTTTTCATAGTCCATGTCCATGAACCCTACATTGACGAAGTAATCGTTCTCCTTATCTTCTACATACTTCTGAAGGTATTTTATGAGAGCGTCCTGCGTATCGCAATAACCGTAATCAGAGAATCCCTGTTCAATACCGCTATATTCCTCGAATACGCCAAATTTCAACCAGAAATCTTGGAACAGATAGACATAGATTTCCGTATTGTCAAAGTGCACAACCTTATTCAGAAGGTTGATAGTGTCCTTTCGGCTTTCAGGAGTGTCCCAATGTTCCTCAATTACTTTCTCGTTTATTTTTAAATGTGGTATCATAGTTATTCTTGATCATATAAGTCGCTACTATCAAGCCTATCGTCCCAGTAATGGAGTTTGTCAATCTGTTTACACGCAATGGCAATCTTCGCTGCGTCCTCACGGTTAACCCACCTTCCGTATGAGGTGTAGAATCCGTCTGTATGACGGTCAACCTCCTTTCCGAATATGTGGAGTATTTCCGCATGGTGGCGGGCAATCCTGCAGTTGTAGATATCGTCATAAAGCCCGAACTCTTCTCGTAGGCTCGGGTGCTTGTAGCCAAGGCTCTTCTTGCAAGCAAACTCTGGCTTAACCTTGTATGCGGCAGCTATGATTCGCTCCATAATTTCATTTTATGTTTGTGAGTTCTCTTGTGATATCGCGGGTTCTGTGAAAGAAATACTTTTCGATATCAAGCCATTCGCAAAATCCGTACTTTTTCCCGTACCTATCTTGGAATAAGTTGTAATAGCTCCACAGAACCTTGTTTCCCCATTCATTGACGATGGAACGTTCTATCTGACTTGTACATGAAGCCATAACCTTCTTAATATACGCAAACTTATCCATCATGCCGAATTCGTGATAGAAAAGATTGTACGCGATTTCTTCTCTACGCCTGTTCATCGCTGTATTTTTCTTTAAGTTTAACTACGAGTTCCTTGATTGTTCCCACCGCCTGCTCAACATCGTAGATATCCGTTGAAAGGCTTTCGATTGCGTTGTTTACTTCGTCTACCCTGTCACAGACGTCTTCCAAGTCGTACGTTATCTTGTACCCCTTTTCGCCAAGAAGGAATGCAAATGCTTCCTCCACAACGCCGTCAACTTCCCTGACGACAAACCTCTCATAGCCAGACTCCTCGTTGTTCTTCTTGATAACGTTAAGCACGTCCTCTTCTGTCTGAAGCGACTTGCTGCGTCCAATATGGCGTTCTACGGTTTCTACACGGAAAACTTCACCTGTTTCTTTACTGACACTTACTAAAATTTTCATATGTTCTAAATTTTATCCAAAATGTTGTTCAATATATGCGTTGTATTCAGCGGCGATTTCATTAAATTCATTCCTATCAATCAGGCGATTTATCGCGTTGAGAAGGTGTTGGTCAGACATTTCCTTAATTGGGATTTCCTTACCCTCTTTTGTCCGCCATACAATTTCGCCTGCGTTTCTGCAACGAAGCCATGCTTCTTTCTTTAAGTCGTCAAGTGTTGCGTATTTCATATTGCAAATATAGGGATAGTTTTTAAATTTGCCTATTTTCATATGTTGAAATTGCGTTCGGGATTATCCTCTTATACGAAGGATCCTTCAACAACGGAGACGTAAGAATCATATCTGCAGTCGTTCTGTTCGTAGCAAAGGCAATGTTATAAAGGGACGCCAAGCGGGTAAGCGCCGACACGTCGTTCTGGTGCCCTTGCTGTATGAGGTTGTCGCAGAAGAAAATGAGAACGTCAATCTCTCCGTTAGCAATCATAGCGCCTATCTCCTGATCACCTCCAAGTGGGCCTGAATGGAGACGTGTTACTTTATCAGCTAAAGGATATTCATAATATGTTTCCCAAATTTCTCCTTCACTATTACCGCCAACACATGCGCCACTGGCTTTCCCTTTTATCTCTCTTAACATTTTGCCGGTGGTACCCGTAGCATATAATTTATGGTTTTTTAATTCATTTAAATTATATGTTACCCATTCTCTTAATTCATATTTTCTACTGTCGTGCGCTACTAATGCTATGTTCATTTCTTATAGTCGAATAAATAATGTGATACTTCAAATGCTTTAAATCTTCCCTTATATCGTTCCTCAAGATATTCAATAAATTCAACCCTGCTGAGGTAATTGAAAATCCATCCGTCAAGAACGTTGTTTTTAGTTATCGGAGAATCAAGGTAATCGTCTTCTACGGCGTCCATTAAATCATAAACTTCCTTCCCCTTAAACTTTTCAAAGTATGGTTCAAAGTCAATCTTGTCGAGAGCATCGTATTGAACCTTCATTGTTTTTTCGTATTCGTCCATTATGATATTGTTCCAAACCTATTCTTTATTACCTTTGCACCCTTTACAATTGCGTCAAAATATCTGCTCAGGGTGAGTGTTCCGACGCCATCTTTAACCATTCTCTTTATCGGCGTAGACCTACGGTCCGTGCTCTTAAGATAAATTACACTGTCAACAAACAGGACGCGATATCTTGTTTTGTAAGAATCGTACGGCTCTGAGGGAAGTTGGTGCCCAAAGGCATCCGTCTCTATGAAACGATGGCTATAAAGAAGTTCCAACGCCGATTCGGGGCATTCTGAAATGTCCTTGATAACGACTGGTTCCAGCGTAAGGATTTCATTCTGACGCTTCAATATCTCGTTAAGTATCTCTTTGTCAATGGAATCGCTGAGTTCCTTAACCATTTTTTCAGTCTGCTCCTTCTCTTCCTTCTCATATGCAGCTATCTGCTCTTCTGTAAGAGGTTCCTTCGTGAACACCTCGGTTGCGCCGAATACGTACTTATGGTATCCCATTTCCACGAATCCGTCAGACAACGATTGAAAATTGAGAACACGGCAACTGCCGTCGTCACTAGGAGTAGATTTATCAAGAATAATTTTAAACGCGTCCTTCATTTTTATCTTTGATTTTATTAAACAATTCCGGGTTGTCAATAATGTTTCCGATAACTTCTATGTTAATCGGCTTTCCGTCGATATGCGTGCCAACCATCTCACCAAGCGGGCGGTAACTACTATTCCATTGAATAGGAATAACACTGCAGTCAATGAAGAAATACCCGTTGTCATGCCACCGCACAACGCCGAACGGCTCATTGGAAAATGCAGTTTTGAGGACATCGAATTCGTAAATTTCTTTTCCGTTGATATCCTTCAATCCTGTATATTGGCAAAGTGTGTTCTGATCAACATTATAGATATGGTCAAGGATTCTCTTATAAACCCACTCGCCACACATATCCTTATATTTGAATTTTATCTCTCTCATTTTTTAACTTTTACAACTGCATATCTTATTGGCATCCATTGGCCTTCAACTTTTTCCTCTACGTCAAACCCGTTCTCTCGGAGATAATCGAGAGTCTCAGGGAATACCACCCAATCATCAGGCAAGTCAGTCCAATCAAGAAATAACTCGCAAGAATCTTTTCCGCAGGAAAACGCCTCTTTTATCTGTTCGAGTGCTTCGTCAATGTTCTTCTGTTTTGCAGTCTTACCTTCAGGGTGAAACTGATTAAATAAATCTTCTGCTAAACTCATTTTTTTATTATCAAGTAAATCTTTGAATTCTTTACATTTACGCAATGCTTCATCAACGATCACATATGTAACTTCTGTATGGTTCCAATCATCCCTTCGCAAAAAAACCATTGCGACAAGTCTGTTATCAACTACAAGTTGTGCAATTTTATCGTCAGTAATATGGTTTTCAATTAAGTCATAATTGACAGCCCTATACCTTATCTCAACCTCAGGATAAGTCTCCGAAAGCTTATACTTTTGAGATAACTTCAATAGGAACTCATGAACCATCGTTCCCTCATTATCATCAACGTATCTGCACTGAGAGACAGTTCTCTTACTTAACATGGCGTTTTGAAAGAATATCCTTCAATTGTCTCGAATAGAACACAACGCCCTCGTCGGTAATGGAGCCGCCATCATTGAACGAATCAACAATTTCCTTAAGTTTCTCCTCGAACTCGTCAAATTTCCTTATAAGAACGAGATTGAGAAGTTCTCCGTTATGCGGCTTGGCGACGGTTCCGTCCTCGTGATACTTAAATGCCGTCGTGACAGATTCTCCCTCGAGTTGAATAAGCCCAACAATAGGACAGTAGCCGTCGGCATCCCAACAGATAATGCGAACCTTGTCGCCGTCAAGAGTTCTCACAAGCATTTTTCCGCTCTCAATTTCTGAACGGAACTTAATATTAAAAGGTATCTTATCTCTCACCATACAATACAAATATACCAACTTTATTCGAGAAAAGCAAAAGCCGTAGATTAACTCTGCGGCTCCTCTTCCTTATTCTTACCCGTTAAATCGAAGTTCTTCAGCGCTTCAAGTTCCTCGTCAATGGTTGCTTCAAGTTCGTCGATTGCCTCAAGTTCTCCCTGATAGTAATCGTAGTTGAAGTTGTGGATATCGTGCCCACGCTCATTGATAAGCCCCTGAATATAGGCACGCTTATCGTCAAATGCCGCTCTCATTTTATGGAGCTCGTGTACCTCAGCGTTCTTGTAAACGACTATCGCGCTTACAACTAAAAGAATGATTGTTAAAACAAAAAGCCACATATTTTAATATAATTTGTTATAACAAATATACATTTTTTCGGTATATTTATCTTATATGAAACTTATAAAATGTACATTCGATGATTTTTGTAAATGGTTTCAAGGTACGGACTTGGAGCCGAAGTTTCCGTTGATATCGAGGAAGTTCAGATCATACAAGAACGGGCAGATACAAGAAGTATACAGATTGGCTAAGGACGGAGTTACCGTAGGAATAACTTTTTGTGGCGAATCGCCCACAAATTTCTATCGGATACACTTGTTTGAAATCAATTCAGATTATCACAGGCAAGGTATAGGAACAGAATTCTATAAACTCGTGTCAGAACAAATAGGAAGCAGGGCAATAACGTTGGCATATGCCGGCGAAAAGGACGGAGAAGCGCATTCATTCTGGACTAAAATGGGCTTTGTTCAACGGTTCTCTGACGGACGTTCCCACGAAATGATAAACAAAGAATACGCGTCATTAAGTAGACGTTACGCAAGCACAAAGATAGGACACGCGAAAATCAGAACGGTTATTAAAGAAACTGAAAGAAAGGTTGAGATAATCAGAATAAATTTAGAAACTAATGAGCAAATCAGTTAAATGGAATACATTGGATACTCTCTTCGAGAATCTTCCTGAGAATGGATCAATCAATATAATCATTGCTGAGTTCGGAGAGGACGGAATTGAGACGATAGACTTCAACTCCTACGCACATAAGATATTGGACGGGAAAGGAATGCACGTTGACGTATCGGTGGTTGAATATCCTACGCATTGGATATTAAGGGATAAACTTGTTTCGTACCTTGAACAGCACCCTCACGAAAAATATAAATATGAGCAACTGAAGGAACCGCCAGTAACATATTGGTAAAAGAAAAAGCCGCAGGAGAACCTGCGGTTTAACTACACATAGAAAAGTTCAATTTCTGTGTCTGGACCACAATTTGCTTCATCAAAGTTGTAGTCTGGGTCTACGGTTGTTATCATCGCACCCGTGATATAATAGTCTTCCCCGTCAAGACGGAATTTAACTTGTGACTCTCTACTTTGATAGTCACCCTTTACTTCTGCAAGTTTCTGAAGTCTTGCAATAAGTTCCATCAGTGTTAGTGGCTCGCCTGTTGCTTTCATGTTATTTATTTTTTGAAAATCATTTTTAATTTTTTGAAAGCCCTTTTTAGTTTGAAGCAAATTGCCTGTTTTTTTGAAGGTGCCGGAATGTAATCTCCTTCTATTACCATTGAATCGGCGTCATTATAGAATCTATCACCTTTGTTGTATATTTCCGTGCAAGAACCTCTGTCGTATTTTTGTAAAAGTTTTTTACTTGTTACATAGAACCAAGGGCCATCGTATACGTCATATCTAAGCCCATCTTGGTTAAGCTTTATTGCTTTTTCAAATGAAACAATTTTATTTTTCATAAACAATTAATACTAATCTAGAATATCCGTTAATTTCTCTTCCATTATGATAATACGTTCTAATGGACTCGTTATTATATACCGCCACAATGGGCTCGTATTTTGCGCCGCTTTCAAACGATAGTATATCAATTTTTCCGCCATTTTGGGTTTCTATCCTATCTGGATACTGAAGGTGTTTTGCCTTTTCAAAATCAAATGGTAATATGTGGAAATTTTTACTCATATACTACTTTATTTTGTTCCACACGTAATTGGCGAACGCCCATGCTGTGTCAGTAAGTTCTTCCTTGTTCTCACCCTGGAATACATCATACCACTCGGCAAGTTCATTGTAAGTTGAATCGCTAAGCGTACTCCTCCAATCAGGATTCTCTTTTTCAAAAACAGAAAAAGCTAATTCAAACGCTTCGTTTTTTGGTACATTACAGTAGAATAGTGGGTGCCAGGGGAAGTTCTCTACCAACATTGCCACATGTTTGTTACTACCATTTGCCATACTGTCGAGCGACACCATTGTTAGTTTCAGGCGTTCTTTCCTGCTGTCAAATGATTTTCCCAAGACAATGGGGCAATCACAGCCAGCAATTTCCCTTAGCTCCTTGAGACGTTCTATGAGACCATCAAGTGTCATTAGTTTGTTATTCATAATATAATTTATTATATTCCAAATATATTCAGATACGTCGAGAATCTGTTGAGGTGCTCGGCGAGTATTTGATCCGTTTTATATTGCTCGATAGCAGCCTTCCTATCTTCCTCGTTCATATCACAGAACTCCTGCAGGCGACGGTTCCAATCCTCGTATTGGTCAACCTTATCCCTGAGGGCGATGTTCTCGTCAACCTTTTCACGGAGTTTCTTCTGTAACTCGTAGTTCTCGTTGGCAAGCTTTTCTAAACGTTCCTTATATGATGCAAGATCATCATTGAACTTCTTTTGCAGCTTATTACGCAGGGTTCCCTCGATTTCTTTTTTTGTTTGCTTCTTCATAACAAATTTATTTACAACGCAAAGATAGGAATAAAATTGATAAGATCAAAATTTTTCAATATCTTTGCAATATGAATACTTACAGTGGAAATATCACGCCGGCGGCTGACACTATCTTTGTGTTCGGCTCTAACCCCGAGGGGCGTCACGGAGCCGGCTCCGCATATGTTGCGGTTAAACAGTTCGGCGCCAAATATGGACAGGGAGAAGGACTGCAGGGTAGTGCATACGCACTTCCTACTACTGAACTTCGTTGGAACCTTCGCGGAAAGGAACATTCTATGGACGAGGACGTAATCGTAGAGAATATCAAGCGAATGTATTCCTGCGCCCGTCAGAATCCTGAGAAGAAATTCAAGGTAGCGTACCGCAATCAACCAAATGAGGTTACGCTTTGCGGATACTCCGGAAAGGAACTTATGACATTGTTCAAGGAAGCGGCTGGAGAAGAAGGCTATCCCGGCAATATCTATTTCTCGGAAGAGTGGGCTAACTCAGGTATCCTTTAACAATTAAACCCGCAGAAAACTGCGGGTTATTTGTTTGATATGTAATTTGTTAATGTTTTTGGCTGCGAGTGGAGAATGTATCCAGCCTCCTCTTTAATCATTTCATTGCAAACAGCCTCTATCTCAGAGCGTGGGTATCCTGTTAAAAACATATGGTGTGCCCTGTTTACTACTTTGTTTAATAGTGTTCCAACCTTCGTACTATATTCGCTCATTAACATAATTAGTCAATCGTTTCATATCACAGTCAGGTTCGTACTTCATAACCGCTTCAAGTATTTCCTTGAAAGTGTATCCTCTTCTGCTTAATTCTGCGATGTATTTTGTTATTTTATCATGGTTATTAAGATTCGCTATCATTACTTAATACCTCCTCAATCTTCTTAGCGGCGGCGAGGCAGCACTCGCGGTACACCCTTTCTTTATCCGTATCGGGGTTGATTTTTCCCATAGCGATAGAACACTCCCGCTCGGTATAAGTCTGACAGAAAGTATAGAATTTCTCTGCGTCAGTCAGTTCGTCAATGTATCCGTCAATGGATATCATTTCAAGAATGGCGAATACCATAACTGATGGGTTGTAATAACTGTTGATCACATCGGCATCTTCAAGATTATTCTCGATAATATAGTTACAAACGAATTGTACGTTCTTCAAGAATGCCGAGAATTGCTCTTCGTTCATTCCGTGACGTGAAGGGTATCCATGTTCCCTAAGATAATCTTCTGATGTTGCTAATTTAATATCTTCTGCTGTTGTCATATTTTGAAATATAGAACTTTCTAATTGAAAATGAACCAATTCTCCCGGCACTGAGGTTGCTTCAATTCCTACCTCGCCAACAGAATCCGGGTGCCCGACGAGCGCAGCATGAGCGTCTGGTGTAAAGCGTATGTTGTAATGCGCATACGAATCAACGTTTGTCGGAAATTTCATTAATAAATCTCTCATCTCTACCCGTTATATAGTAGATAAAGGCCCCTTTAATGGGCCTTTATCCTTTTTCTGTGAACAGTTTAAACCACTTACTGTGCAGAACCACTCTTTTTAGGAAGTTTGAGAGGCTCAAGTTCGCCGAGTTCCTTGCTACGCCACAGGCTGTACCAACCGCTGTCCCACTGTGAACGGTGCTTTGCAATTTTCTCGTTAATGTTGATTATCTTCTCTGTTACGTCGAATGTGTTACCGTAATCATCGCCACGTTCATAATCATCGATAAGTTCCTTCGTGAACTCATAGTCAGTCTTAAACGCGGCGAAATCTGCCTTAATGCCCGCTGTTGTCAATCCGACGATAAGAAGGATAAAAGCTCCGGTGAATCCGAGCCCACAGCCAAATCCCTCAGTATCTACTGTGTAACTGTTAGTGCCAATGATAAAAAGAACAAGCCCAAGTACAAAAAGTACGATTCCAATAATAAGCCAATACATAATTTTTAATTTTTAAGTGTTAAACGTTATTGTAATTTGATATTAAGTTGCGTAAGCGTAAAATCATCTATCGTTCCATCTTCATTAATTGTTCCATACCCCGCTGGCGAAATCGAAATCGGCGCCTCAGCGCGAATCAATTCTCCAAGAATTTTTCCATTAGGTGTCTGGATGGATTCTATTTTTCCGTACATATCATCGCCTTCCCTCCAAGTTTCCTTGATTATGCCGGCGGCATCTCCTAAACTAGACGATTCAGAGCCTTCAAACCGAACGATTTTATTGTTGCCGTTTTTGAGAAACTCATTAAAAACATCTTCGCTTATTTTCATCCCATTTCGGGATGCATTGTCTTTCGTAAATAATTTAACCGTTACTTCCATTATACCTTTGTGCTAATTGTTTTAATTCTGAAAACGCTGCTTCTTTCTCCTTGTCGTTCTCTTCATAGAAGTAGGTAACAAGCGCATTGAGAATGGGAGCCGCCTTCCTGTTTGCAAGCGAGGTTGCGAGGAATACGCCGTAGTTCATACAACCGCGTTCCGTGTGGTAGCTGTCGTTCTTCAAAATGTTGAAACGAGGTATCTTTCCACCGAGAACAGGTTCCGACGGATTATCTACGAAATCTTCCTTATCTATTAAATTCTTAGCTTTCATTTCGTTGCAAATATAAGACTTATTTCCCTATTTTCAAAATTGTGGGCGTTTCTTATCTTCAATGGTATATGTTTCAATAAACTTTCCTTTGTCTTTTACGATAAGTTCTCCGTGCTGTCTGAACTGATATTCATCCTTCACAAGGTTGCATTCGTCAATTATGAAGTAATCAATATCTCCGAAACCCCTGCATACGTTTGCATCGTGCCCGTCAAAGGTTTTAATCCTTGAACCATTGTAAAGCGTTATTCCCTCGAGGGCTCTCATTTTATATAGCGATTCCTTTGCCGGGCAGATAGCCAGTTCCTTTTGGAGTTGATCAATAAACATTCCTACGCGTTCAAGAATAAACTTGCGCGTCGATCCGTTAGGCGCAACGAATATTGTCTTCGTATTTCTCTTCAAATATGATTTTACGGCGATATAAGCCGCCAATACGCTTGTTATACCGTCGCACCTATACTTCGGGTACACGATACGTTCATTGTCTTCTATGAGCCGTATTATGTCCTTCTGTACGACGTTCGGTTCGAACGGAACGATAACATTCTCCGTCTGTTTATACGTGGGTATCCGCATGAGACTGCCTATTGTCTCAACAGGGTTAACCTGTAAGAATTTATTCGCCTTGAACCTCAGCAACAATTCCTTGAAGAATTCTTCTTCCGACGTATATACCGTTCCATCATTAACCTCTAATAACATTGCTTCATAAGTTTCCTTCACGAAAAGCATGTCCTGCCAAGAAAGGCAATCAAGGGATTTGAATATGTTTAATTTATCCATAATATATTAGTTTTAATACAACAAATATACAATAAATTAGGTATTTATATTATAAATGTGTGGCAGAATATGAACGTAACACCTCAAATGATAACAAGCCTTGGACCAGGTGAAATTTTCGTTTTCGGGAGCAATCTTAAGGGATTGCACGGAGGCGGCGCTGCTAAGGCTGCAATGAAGTTCGGCGCTGAATGGGGTAACGGCGTTGGGATCCAAGGACAGACATACGCAATACCTACGCTTTCTCTTCCCGGTGGGGCGCCTGAGCATATGCTTCCTGTCCCTGAGATTGGTAAATATGTGAATGAGTTTATCAGGTATGCTGCCCACCACCCCGAAAATCATTTCTACGTAACCCCAATTGGGTGTGGCATTGCGGGATTCACCCCTGCTCAGATTGCTCCTCTATTCAAGGACGCGCTTAAACTTGATAATGTATCATTACCTGAGGATTTCTTGAAGGTACTGCAGCCGTTAACAATGAGCAGATTCAAAAATCTTCTTGCAAATTCGATAAGAAAGATTCTTAAAGAAGAAGGGTATATTTGACATACTCCCACGAATGAATTCGTGGGATTCTTAGGATTTTACAAACACCGCGGCCCGCGAGGGTTGCGGATTTATTTTGCCACCTAATTCGTCGATGCCCCGACGAAGTATATTGCTAGCAGCAAGCAAGTCCCTGTCATGGTGTGCCCCGCACACGGGGCATATCCACTCCCTGTCCGTCAGCTTAAGTTCCTTGTTCACATGGCCGCATGTGCATGTCTTCGAAGACGGATAGTACCTGTCTATCTTGTGCACGGTACAGCCGTATTTGTCTGCGACATTCATAAGAATGCTTATGAATTCACCGTGCGCCATATCGTGCATTTTCCTTCCCAACCTACGGCACATTCCATCTAGACTCAAGTCCTCGATGAATATGTTGTCGTAGAGACAGCACACTTCGTGCGCGAGCTTCCACTGCCAATCCGTGCGCGAGTTGCACACCTTTTCGTAACAACGGTTGAGCTCCGCCTTGCGGCGCTTGCGGTTGTTCGAGCCATGCTGCGCCCGAGACAGTTTCCTCGAAGCCCTGCGAAGCGTTGCGAGGTTGTGCTTGAGGAACTCCGGGTTTTCCACGTGACTGCCGTCCGAAAGTGTCATATACGTCTTGAGCCCGAAATCTATGCCGACGGATGCACCATTGTGTGTCTTTCCGTAGCGTTTCGGTTCTGCGTCCGTGACTACCGTTATATAGTAGTCACCAATATGGCTTTTCTTTACGGACAGGCGCTTCACCTCGCCCCTGATGGGGCGGCTGAGCGAAAACCTGAACGTCTTGCCTATTTTGTTTATCTTAAAAGTGTTTCCCTTCAGCACGAAGCCACCCTGCTTGTAGACGATGCTAGAAAAGTCCTCGAATCTTTTGAACTTCGGCGGGCGTTTCGCCGTATGTTCGAAGAAACGCCTGTACGCCAAGTCAAGGCGTTCTATCACTTCCTGAACGCTTTGCGAATGCATACCGTTCATCTTATAGCGCTTTGCAAAGCGCGTCTTCATGCGGTTCCCGCTGACGTACTTATGAAACAGGGAGTAATAACGTTTCTGAAGGGCAAGGCAATGATTCCACACGAAGCACGCTTCGCGCAGTAGGGCGTCCAACTCTTTGGTACGCTTGCTCTTGTAGAGTTTGTACTTGTAGGTTATCATTGTCTTTTATTGTTATCTTATAACAATAAATACTTTTTGCTTTGCAAAAAAGTTGTATTTTTCAAAAAAAAATGTTTATATTTGCAAAAAACGGGATTCATCCCGACGGCTAAAGCCGTTGGTTTTCTCCCGAGTTTATCATAAAAACAATGGGTAGCAATTTGCTACCCATTATTCTTTTCCTTCACCTGTTCCATTAATTCGTCAAATACTTTCTGTAAGTCATTTAACTTCTCCTGAACCTGAGCGTACTGTTCTTCATTCAATAGTACGGGGTTGATACATTCAAGCCTTGTCTCCTGTTCCCGTACAGGGAGAATAACCATTTGAACCGATTCGTCTTTTATCCTCTCGAATGCATCAGTCACAGTTGAGAGATATTCATACGTGTCTTCAATTGGAATTCTGCTTACGTCAACGTAAAGCACGAGGAAAATTTTATCTTTTATTAGCATCTTCAAGAACAACTATATATCCAACATTATATTTAAAGTAAATTTTCTTCACAACCTTATCGGGCTGCTTATCCTCGCAAGACAAATCCCTCACGGTATCTCCAAGATACAATGGGCTACCAAACCCATCGCTATCCAACGACACAATAGTCTCGCCACGATTATGGGAATCATAATTTAGGTATACCGGCATCCAATCCTCTGCAGGGACGAAAAGCCATTCGCCATTTGTATCTGTTTCAACGAGCTTGTGCTCCTTGGTTTCGTCGTAAATGTTACGACGTATAATAATTTCTTTCATCGTACCTTTGCGTCTACTGCGGTTATTACATAAGTTGTATCGGTAACTGAACCGTGCCTGATAATAGTATCAATAGTCGGAGGCGTTTTTGTCTCGACGATAGTCACATCAACATTCTCTTGTCCATTCCTCTTTTCAATATTATGAATGAGAAGAACCGTATTAAGACAAAGTAATAACGCGCCAAGGATTCCGGTTCCTACCTGGTCAAAGATGAAGGCAATGATGAGCATGGCAATGCAAAAAACAATTCCAAGAATGTTAATAACAATCATATTTTTAAAATTTTAAATTACTACACAAATATAATAATAAATTTTTTGAAACGCAAATTTTATGAGCCGGAAGCAGGATTCGAACCTGCGTGCCACATAAGTGAGTCGGATTACGAAACCGATGGAGTCACCACTGTCCCATTCCGGCGCTATTTGTCGTATTTTTTTCTTCGATAATACTTATTTCATCGACGGGTATCCAATAAGCCTCGTCTTTCCCAAAGCTAACGAGAACCTTTCCGAATTCAACTTTCGAAATTGTGTATCCGACTTTTCCACGCGTATATTTTCCATCCTTATCGTTCTTTACGCAATAAACCTTTCTGGTTTCTGTGTTGATAAGATGGATTTTAATTTCTTCTTGCCTCTCGAATAATTTCAAAGAAGCAATTATAACGGAAATGATTAAAATAAGTAATAGTACTATCATATCTATTCAACAAGTTTAAGACCCTGAAACAGAAGCCCTGTATCTTCCTGAACGGCGATTGCGGTTACGGTTCCATTAAGATCCGGCTCATTGAAAGCGGTATAAGGAATTCCGAGTTCATCGAATTTCGCCATCCAATAATAAGTATCTGCCCACAAATAAATTAGATACTCATTATTCCACTTTTGATCGCCATTCTCCATGACGAACTTCGCTACGGCGTGCCCCGCCTGAACGCACCCGTAGATAGGATTAAGTCTCTTGTTAACAAGGACATAAAGCCTCTTTGAAATTTCGCTGTTATTATAATTTACAATTGTCTCCATATATTATTTCTTTTTAATTACTGTCTTGAATGTGTTATAGAAGTGATTTTTACTTTGCGTTCCATCCTTCTTTAGTTTTGCAACAATCGGAACAACGTTTCCGTATTCCATCCTGTTTCCAAGATAGATTCCTTCTTTAAATTTTCCATTTCCACATTGATCAAAAAGAATATGCTCGCCGATATCGAAGCGATTATCCCTTTCAAAAAGTTCTTTTTTCTTCTTTGAAATCAGAGATTCTATCTGTCTTTTCAGTTCGGTAAGCTCGTAAATCTCCTCTTCAAGGGTTGTTGTTAAGCCTTCAGCCTCCTTGCAGCAGGTGGCGACGTGCTCAATGAAATCCGCGTCCTCCATTTTGCCGTATTCTTTCATAATCGCACGAACGGCAACTAAGTAGCGATATAATTCATTATTCTTCATCTTCGTTTATTACATTAATTTGGCACATTTTCATAATCTCCAACGCAGCCTTATGTGTTTCTTTGGTAACACCGGCGCAGCAGGAGGCGTCAACCGTAATCTCAGCCTGTTCGTAGAACGCCGTCTTGATAAGCATTGCATTACTGACGACGCAAATGTCCGTGCAGAAGCCAACGATTTCAATATCACATTCTTCTAAGTGCCCGTACTCTTTTCCGTAACTGAACACCATCTGTTCTATTAATTCCAGACTTCCGAATGTTGGCTTCTGAAAAGAGAAAACAAGAATATTTCTGAGTTTTGCGTCTTCAAGCGCCGCCTTGACATTCGGCTCAAGTTCCCAACCTTCAGTTGCATACTGACAGTGAGGAACCGGAAGTTTATTTCCTTCCTTAGTATCAAGGTAGTCAGTACTATGGGTATCAAGCGTTACACAAATGCAATCACCCTTAAAGTTGCGAATCTTCTTGACGATATTCTGAACCTTTTTAATGGCTTCCTCGTTCCTGAGGGCGCCTGTAATGAAATCGTTCTGTACGTCAACGACGACTAATATTTTCTTTGCTTCACTCATAATACCTAATTTTAAATATACTATTTTTATTCGACTCGTTTGCCTGTCACTCGCATATGGAGCGTAGAGAAGTCCCCGTTGAACACAAGGGAACCCCACTTGAAGGCGTCTGTCATATCCTGTCCGACTTTAACTCTGTTGTAGAAATCCTTGGTAACAGGAAATTCAACCTCAATAGCATTCATGTCGTTCTTGATATGCTCAAAGATATCCAAGGTGAATGTACCCTGTTTGATCGTGAACTTCACGATATACCTTGGCTCGCGTCCGCTCTTAAGGACATTGCGCTCTTGCCTTAGGCTTGTAACCTCAGCACGAAGGTTGCTAATCTGCTGTGTCAACTCATACTTGCTGTTCTCGAGCTTGTGGCATTCGTTTGTGAGCGAAATAAGATTGTCCTCAGTATAGCAAGAAGTCATGAGGAACATTGCAGCCACGATAAATAAAGCCTTTTTCATACTGCAAAGATAGGAAATTTATTTCGAAGGTCCAAATAATTCGTCTTCAAATTTAAAGAAATTGAACTCTTGATTGTATTTCTGTATCTCGTGCGCAAGTGCCCGCACCATCCTGTTCTGGTGATACAAGTCCCTGTGCAGTTGTTCGTCTGACTTCCTCCTCTGTTCCTCCAACTCGTGATATGCCTTCCTGTAACCTTCAAGTTCATTCTCCAAGTCCTTGTAAACCCTCCCCTGTCCTTTCGCTTCAAGTTCGGCTTCAAGCTTCTCTCTCCAAAATTTCTTGTCTTCCCACGCTTTCTTGCACTTCCTACGCCAACTGTCCATGTTGTAGTAGAACTTCTCTCCGAAGTTGAGAGATTCGTCGGAATATTTCTCCTTATGCAGACATGGTGCGCTTTTCTTAATAGTCAGCCCCCCATATTCGTTAACGTAGATAAGTCCGGCGTATTCAGGAACATCCTCTACCGATATTAAGTCGGTAGGAACGGCATAGTAGAAGTAATTGGGGCGCTTATGTACACCTACAAGATATCTTTCACTATTATCAGCCCATTTGTGGAATGACTGCTCAGCCCACGCGCCAAGTTTCTTATTATCTTCGAGTAACTCATAGTATTTCGGGAGATATTTATCCCCGTATTTTTCTTCTCCCTCAAGGATTATATGTTTATCCTTCTTGTGTTTGAAGTCATTCTTGAAGTCTGCCTTCGAAATTTTTATCTCGAATTCATAGATATATCCTGATTTTGTTTCAAGAAGTTTATCGCTTTCCCACCCAAAAACGTAAAGCCCGTCAATGTTATATTTGACGGAATTATATGCGAAAAACGTATTTAGGGCTTCCTGTATGAAGCCCTCTGAAAATTTAAAATCGGAGCATTTCTTATTTGTCTTTCTGCTGCCCATTAGATTGTCCCTGTACATTCTGTATTGTTATCTTCTGATAGAAGAAGGTGCACGTCATCGCAGTTCTCCTTTGTGCATCCGTCACCACCGCCAAATGATACCCAATACAGCGGGTAGCCTACATAGTCGTAGATACCAAGTACTTCGGCGTCCTGATTGAACTCCTGCAGTTTTTCAATAAGTTCCTTTACTTTCATTTGTCCTTATGCTTAAAATATTCTATTACTTCTTCCTTTGAATGATATGCAGGGCGTTTTTCTACTGGAATCTTCTCATATAGGAGGTTAAACGCCTTCTTGCTTTTTCTCCTGTTGAAACTGCTGCCGATAAGTGTTCCCTCGTTCCATACGGAAGCCCTTTCATCGGCCATACTTAAAAGAACGGAACACACGCAAGTACTATCTTTGTCGTACAATTTAAATTTTGCGTAGCTATCGCCTGCATGGTCGAGTACAAATTCGTCAGAATGTTTGATAACGCCGTTCCATACCCTCCTATCTGACGTTGAATAGGCTACGCAGGGAAGAATGACTATCAACAACAGGAATACGCTGATTAAATAAAGCGGAAAATTGTCAATTTTGCCAATCGTTTTCATGTTTATCCTAATTTAATTTCAAAAATTGCACGAATGGTTCTACCCTCAGGAAAATACTTCGCCTTCGTAACGGTTTCAATCATAATGAGGGGGCAACTGAATCTCCACAAGCCTGCGTTCGGAGCGGCTTCCAATGTATTGATATCCCTGTCATAGTCATACACTGTTGTACAAGCCTCACGCTCTATACTCTTCTGTATTGAGTGGTCATTAATAAGCTCTTTCTTGGCGTCTTCATAATTTTCGAATGCGCTTGCAATTTCGCCACTTGGGTTTCCGTTTTCCCAATGCTCAATGACGTAAAGATATACCGTTTTATTTTTCATTGTCGTAGATACTAAGGTTGTCCGAAACTTCTCCTGTAAGTCTGCGTATCTCTAACTCGCGCAGGAACGCCTTTTTTACGTACCATTCAGCCTTCTTACGAAGTACTATGCTCTCTTTATACAGATTCTTGAAACAAACGTCGCCAAGGCGTATTGCTATTTCGTAATCAGCGTATAATGCGGCAGATTGTTCGAAAAAAGATATAGCTTGATCACGATAATATTCGCGTCTCTCAATTTTACGCTTTAGAAATTTTACTTTTAATGCATTCATGCTAATATGTATTTGGATTTCTTGCAGAGAAAAATTCTACTTCATACATTCCGTGACGATTATCTCTGATAAACCTGCAAAGCCCCGTCTCAATACCGCCATTACCTGTTCCATTGCAGTAGTAGTTGAACGGATACAACGATTTAGCCCACAGAAGAACACCTTTAAAATCTTCCTTTGTGTACTTATCTTTCACGGGGATAAGGATATCGCGATGAGGGTCGTAATAGCTAAAATACTTTTTATCAACAACCCGCTCTCCCATTATCTCATTAAGTTCCTTATTAAGCCAGCAATCCTGTTTAATATAGAACAGGCCCTTATTTCCCGTACATTGAATGGCAATGTCGTCAATCGTAAACGTATCATCGTCCTTCAACGGCTTTGCTCCAACCATAGTGGCTGCCGCGAGCGCACTGAACCCAAACAGGTTCTTTAGAAAGTTTCTTCGTTGCATATGCGTCTGAATATTTTAATCTCGTTATTGTGAACATAAACAGAATCACCTATTTCAGCCTTGTCGAACATCTCCTTCTTTACACCTACGCATCTTTTCCTACCATCTTTTCCAAATACGATTTTGCGCGTTTCAGGATGAGATAACGGAATAAGCATAATAGTCTTTCCATTGTATACCGGTTGATAAATAACGCGGGCTGGAGTATATACCTTACGGATCGCGTACCCGCTGTCTAATCTTTCTGCGCACGATACGAAAACGCAGAGAGCCAAAATAACTGATAATAAGGTGATAAATGTTGCTTTCATACTGCAAATATAATGAAAATTTCCCTATTATACAAAAAATGGGAACAGCTCACTATTCCACTAAGACTGTTCCCAAAAATTGCAATAAAGTTATAAAAGGATGTGTTATGTTTTTGTACAACCGCCAGGCGTCGAACCTGAAGCCCTACAAGCATAAGTACTTTAAGCTGTTTCCTTATGGATCCGAATCTAACGGCGCAGCGACGGGAGCTACCCGTAAGCCAATGTTCAGTTGTATGTGTCTGTTCGTTATTTGTGAACAATGGTAATTTAGTGAACAACTACCAATTGTCAACGTTCGTAATATCCTCTTCCGCCCCGCATCCGTGACATTTGCATTGAAAGATATTTCCAAGCCCCGTGCCCCTGACATTTATGGAAATTCCACCGCCAATCGCGCCAAATTTACCTCTTACGCATTTCAGGTGCCTCTCCTTGAAGTCGTCAAATCTCCAAGCCTCAATCTCGTCAAGCACTATAGTCATTGGCTTGGTTATAGTCAATTTATCGTCAGGAGGATACTCGTCATTTTTAATAACGGGCATTTTCTCCGGCTTCTTCTTGAATAAATTGAACATATGTTGTTTTAAAATTTTTGTCAGTTGAGCCGTTCTGTCGTGGGCGTGATGGCGCCCCACGGCTCATAGTCATATAATCACTATCTTCCATCATTGGCGTAAATAACTTCCCTTGCACAAAGGCGGACAAACGCCCCCAAGTCACAGTAACTCTTGCAAGTTCCCTCTTGATACTAAGCTTACTCTTGGCAACCCTTAGGACTAACGCCATCCCCAAGCGCCTTCGGCTGTTCTCTCACGCATGTCTCCCTACTCCTACCGATAAACTGCATTACGGTCTCACTCATAGGGCCCCGAGTGGGTTCGCATCACCATACGCTAATTCTGCAAACCTGTGCAATCGACTCCTCCGATTTCAGAATGTCGGGTTTCAATCCCGAAAAACCCCTCCTACCTTATGGGGCATTCCAATACGGTCAGTAACGCATCGCTTGCCTTGATGCGGAAAAGGTTTACGATACCCTTCCAAAACGATGAAATTGATTGAAACCTGAAACTTATTGCATCGTGGTTTACTATACTAGCCAACCTGCCCACGAATCTAAAGTACGGTACTTTGGATTAACACTCCTTATCTTATGATTGAGTTTAGTACCTTAATTCCCGTCCCTACAATAAAAGGTGAGGTTTAATCCTGTTTCAAAGAATTCATTAGTTCGTGATAGGGGATTCGAACCCACTGCCTACCCCCTTCACGGGGGCCGTGCTACCGCTACACCAATACGATTTTTCGAAGTATCGTCTCTACTCTTTACTTACCCTGCACGGCTTTCCATTTCGATATTGTCCAACGCCACCTACTAACATTGTGCAGACGCTTTTGGATTTTTTTGTTGAAGCGGCCCGGCTCGAACGGGCAACCCTCAGAACCAAAATCTGATGCTCTGCCAAATTGCGCTACGCTTCAATTACCATGTGCCACGGGTGGGACTCGAACCCACACGGGCCCTTCGGCCCAAGGGATTTTCATACCACTATAACTTTCGTTACCAAATAACATACGCCTATTAGCGTTCACTTTCACTTTTATTTATTTGTTTGTGGTCTGGACTGTATCTTAACCATATTGAAATCTTGCGCAAGTAAAATTGTTGAACATTATAGATGTAACGAAGCATTTTGCGAATGCTTGTTAATATCCTTCCACATCAACAATTCATTTCAACTTAGGTTCCTCCTGTATCTCGTCTCTACACACTGTCTAATAGATTACATTAACGATAAACGTTTCAATTAAGTTCACTTCTTAGGAACTGTTCTATTAGTGACATTGGCTCGGTATTAGCATATTTGGACTGTCTTCTTACACATAGATTCTAAACGACTGCTATCATTACTGAAATTCAGTTAACTATGTACTACTGTTGGCAATGCACCAACTAATTTAGACGATTATCCGATATATTCCTGTAAATCCAAACTATAGCTTTCACCGAATTAGGGAGGTTCTACATCCAAGGTTTCCCTTGGTGCACTCAAATTATAGGCGAACGCTTACCCGTATACAGGGTGTCTCAGTCTGTAATCCCCAAGTGTAAGTTATCAGTGTAAGTTCGTCTACCGTTAAAGTCCCTCGCGTCTACCTTTCCGCCACCATGGCAATATTTTCAATGAACTTATTTTTGTGGGCCCGATAGGACTTGAACCTATAACCTACTGATTATGAGTCAGTTGCTGCTAACCAATTGAGCTACGGGCCCTTTTGGGCTGATATTGTGACTCGAACACCGCACCGTCGTGCTCACGCTGTTCGCGCTATGGCTATCCTACCAATCAGCCTTTCGTTTGCAAATATAGCCATTTTATTTGAAATTTCCAAAAAACGGCTGATTTTTGCGAAAAAAATTACTCCGTCACTTCTGGATAATCGAATGACTTGTCGATCACAATAGTAATGCCAGTATTAGGCTCCTTAGCATAACCGTAAATATGCACATGATAGGAACCGCCTGCCTTTGCATCCTTGAGGCTTACAGAGAAGCCATCGTTGACAGCCGTTGCGAATGTCCTCACGTCCTTGTCCTCAGATGTAAGTGCTGCGCCAAGAAGGAGCTCACCATCAGCAAGCTCAGCAACAGCAGTGCTGTCGGCAAGAACGGAAGTGGTGTCTGTTACCACATTTGGATCAACAACCTCAACAACAGGGGTTGTATCAGTTTCATTGGAGTAGTGGAAGAGAAGGGCAGTATCGCCGTTAAGTTCCAAATCTCCGTTAGGGAATGTAACAACTACATCGCCGGAAGCATTTCCATCAATCGCGACGTTATAAACAACGCCGAGTTTGTCTTTGCATGATGTCATTGCCAACATAGCGATAGCCATCAAAAGAATCATAAATTTCTTCATAATGTTTAATTTTAAAAATTTTATTGAAGTTTATTATTTTTTCTCGTATAATTTCGTAAAATCTTTTCCGTATTTGTTTATCGCATATTTTAAATATGGTGTAATCTCTTTCAGATTTAAAACTTTTATGTCCTTATTTTGCTGTTCTTTAGCAAACCATTTCTTATTCTTATACACTTTTATTTCAATAATCTCTTTGCCTATACAAAAATCGGGATAATATTTATATGTTTTGCCTTCAAAAATATATGTTCTTCTTTCTTTACAACGCTGTATTGGAATATCATTGTCCATATGGTATAGAACAAAAGCTAATTCCCAAGAGCTATCACAATGAATTCCTTTATACCACCCGCTTTTGCCTTTGCCGTGTTGGTTTTTAGCATATACCTCTTCTTCCATACATTTCTCGCGACACGTATCTGAGCAAAAATTTCTTCCCTTTACTCCGTCATCTTTTATTGTAAATTCCTTTCCACAATATTTACATTTATATATTTTGTTTGGCGCGATGTAATGGTTTCCATTTCTCACCAACGATTCAGATATCTTCTTTTTTGTTTCAGCACTTACCTTGTGCCCATTTCTACACGACAAAGAACAATATTTGGTATATTTTCCTTTTTTAAACTCTTCATCCGTCAAGTTTAAAGTATATTCTTTATTACATTTTTTACAATGAAATATATGTGCGTTTTTCACATATTTTTCAGGGTGTTTTTCAATATAAGTGCGTCTACTTTGTTGGGAAACACTCTTATAAGTGGCAATATTTCGCTTTTTATTATCGTTACAAGCACAGTGGCTTACATGACCAGCTAACGCCCTTCTATTTTCAAAAACCTTTCCGCAATATTTACATTTATAACCCATTTCAAATCTGTTATATACTATAAATATTTAGTAGCGGCTAAATAAGTCGAACTTTCATAAATTATTTCAAAGAAAATGTTGTCGTGCCGACGGGACTCGAACCCGTAAAATCTTCGCCGTGAAAGGGCGATGTCCTAGCCAATTAGACGACGGCACGTTACTCTATTTTAAGTTGGGGTGTCAGGAATCGGACCCGAGTCTTCAGAGCCAGAATCTGACATACTACCTCTGTACTACACCCCAAGATTTGTCGCGCTGCGGAGATTCGAACTCCGATTTCGGCTGTGAGAGAGCCGCTACCTAGCCATTAGTAGACAGCGCGGAATAATTCTCTTGCAAATATACTTAAAAAAAAGACGATTTCCAAAGAAATCGCCCCAATTTTTAATTATGCCAAAATTTTGATCATACGAGAATGCAATGGGGCGAACTGCTTCTCCTCACTAACTGTTCTTCTTGTTGCTCTATGTTGTAGAAAAATTTCATATACGATTATAAATATACCATTTTGGAAAAAAGTATCAACATTTACTCATTAAGATTGTATTTATAGTGACATATTATTGCTGTAAATTGTTAGAATTATGGAAGAAATCACTGGTAGCACTGTGGTACAAGAAGAGTCTGGAATTACTACTGAGAAATTTGTATATCAAAGCGATATATATTATTTCAAGGGTTATTTGACGAGGTACCCGAACGGAAAGATTATAAGCCTTCGCGGAAACGGATTTAAATTTGGCGAAGGAGAGGAGAAGGTACGTATGGGTTCAATCCTTATCTATTATGTAATGAACGGGCATCCTTCATCCAATATCGTTCTTGAGAAGTCTGATGACTTCAAATATATGTTTGAACTCGCACAGAAGATTACCTCTGTTGTGAAGTAAAATATAAACAAACTTATTATCTTTATTATTATGGGCGACATTAACAATACAACTATAGAGAATTTCGTGTACGAAAACGGAAATTATAGTTTCGTAGGAAAATTGACAAAAGAGGACGGCGAAGTAAAAAACGTCGCCGGGGCTGCCTATGAGACACGGGAAGATGAAAGCAAGAGATTCGTCGGACAGATTGGAATAACGTTCAAGCAGTTAAGGAGCCAACTTAACCTTATAATGAACGACCTCAATGACATATCTGCTCTTTCTGATTTTTCTCAAAAGATAATTGCTGTAATAGAATAATTTAGAACATGGCGACAACTAAATTATTTTACCAACAGCCAATAGGCGGAGAAAACGTGTACGGGAAGGCTATGAATCAATGTATAACGCAAGAGGATGCATATACAACTATTGCGCCTGTTGAAGACGTCAACAACAATAATGGCGCATTATGGTTTAATGATCCTTCTAAGGAAGATAATAGGTACCTTTTATTTACTGATTTAGGCTCGTGTTCATACAAGGTTCAACTAACACCAACCGGTTCTGCTACGTTCTGGGTTGCAGGACAAAGCGCGAGTATTGTTAGAAAGATATACAATCCGTTCAATTATAAACTTAATTCTGCGGTGATTGGCGCAGCTTTTGTATTCACAAGTATTCCACCTACCTTTGATTTTACAATTCCGGCGACATCAAATATTGCGGCAAATTCAAGTACAACAAATACCACTATTAACATCACTGTTCCATCGCCTGAAATTATTTGGGGTACGGACTTAGCCAATGTTCCTACAGTTGTTTTTAGTGGTCAGGGTGGTACAAATGGCACATTAATTTCTTCTGGAAATACTGATTTAGGAAAGAATCTTGAAGCAATGCCGGTACCGTATTATGATACAAGCGGTCCCCTTGGACGTCCTATACTAATGCGCCCGTATGTCGAGATGACGAGAACCGGTAGCGGAAACGTGAACAGTGGAGCGACGGTTACTCTTACTTGTAAAGTGTATAACAGGAACGACGGAAAGACAAGCGCCTCTGGTGGTACGTACAGCCTTCAAAAAGTTAAGGTAAGGCTTACATTATCCGGAAGCGGCTTCTCTGGAAATGCAGGCACAATTGCTTGGGGCGGTTCTTCATCAACAAGTTATGTTGAGGCGACGGGAATAACGATTAGTAGAACAACTAATCAGAGCTCGCCATCGTATGCAACAGTTACGTTTACTTATACGGCGCCTAGTACTACTACGCAGGGAACTGTTACTATAACACCTTCTGTAACGGATTGGTATTATGGTAGCAATTATGGTTTCAGTAGTTATCCGGGAACCGGAAATACGGTTCAGATAACAGTAAATCCGTCTGTACAAATGCATTATTTTCCGTTTAGGATAGTAACTGAAAATGGAACTTACCTTACTCGTAGTAATATTGAAAACTATGCTGATGACCCATTTGGGCTTGTTTTTGATATACCTGACACAGAGGATGAAAACCATGATTATGTTCCATTTTCATATTGGGAAACACTTCCAGGATATGACACTGTATGGTATCTCCCTACAACATTTTATGATACTGTGTATCCAACAGCCGCTTCTTCATGTGATAGTATAGCATATGAGGACTGGGATAGTGAATATCCAATTCCTTCAACAATATCGTATTCCGCATTTGTTCAGGCAGGATTATATGATTTTCTCATTACGTCAAACGGTTGTGCGGCGGTAGGTTGCGGATTTGACGCTTATATATATTTTGACTGGGACAGCGTTACGATGTCATTCACCGCTGATCCAGAACTAGGAAATGCGATGCCTTTAGATAGTCAAAACAGACTTCAGCATTTATATTTTAAGATACAACTAGTTTATCAGAATAGTAGCTATAACTCAGGAAAATCACGTACAAGAACATTAGTTTATGATTTCTCAAAGATGGTTTACGATGCAAAAGGTGACGTATGGGAGACTGGAGTTATAGGCAATGTCTACTATTCTGATTATACGGCTTGTTCAACAGGACCGGGTGCAATATCAGATACATGGAATTTATACAACCTTACAGATGCTGATTTTATGTACGGAGACGGCTCTTCTAACTATGGATCTGCATATATATCATATATAGGTATTAGCACTAATAATTCTAATTATTACGATTTGTCATTAGAAGGAGTCTGCCAAACGTTATATAACAAATGTTGGGGAATAGGTGGCTACAGCGAGATATATGAAACATTTAACACAGATAACGCAGGCTCTACATACACACATACTTGGAATGAGCTTTGTGGCTCATTGGTTAATGTCTGCGGCGCCGCCGATATAGCTGTCGCATCAGACTAAATTGATTTGTAATGTGTGCGGAACTGTTTTCTGTAACTCTGAATATACTTGTTGCCCTACTTGCGGAGAATGTAAGGAACTTGAATTTACCGGAAACCCTTGTTAGATATAAGCAACGAAAAAAGCCGCGAGAAATCGCGGCTTTTATATTTTCTTCAATATGTTGTTAATATCCTTAATATCTTTCCTGACTTCCTTGAGTTCGGAGTTTGATTTACGTTTGGACTTCACAAAGTCGTTTGTCTTTTTCTCCATTTCCCGCTTTAGTGATAGTTCTTTCTTAGACAATATGGAAAGGCGTTTCTTGACAATTTCCAAGTCGCTTTGCGTATAATAACCCGCAGAAATTGCGGTTAAGGCATTTTTGAAAACAGTTTCATCCATACTGATGACGTTTTCATATAAATACCGGAATGGTTATTCTTCTGTCTCTTTTTCTTTATTGAAATCGTTCGACATATAGTCCTTTTCGAACTGTTCGGGAGGATATTCTTCCCTTATGCGTTGCATAATATCCTGCTTCATTTTCGAACGTGATAGGTAGCAAGCGATTCCCTCCCACCAGCTTTCGACTTTCCTCCCGTTCTTGTCGTGGAGGTGATAGTCTTTTTTCCAATGGGAACCGAAAACGTGACTGCTTCCGTTAATCTTTTTCTTTCGTCCGTACGGCTTCATAAGTTTCTCAGTTCTTCAAGCGTTATTTCTTGGTATGGTTGTCTCTTATCGGATATGTATATCTTCTTTCCTGTGCGGATTGCGGCATTGATAGCGTGTTCTTTTTGTTCAAGAGTGTACCATTCCGTATCTCTGTCAAGAATCTTTCCGTATTTTGTGCGCCCTGCGCCAATTCTAATTGTTACCATCTTCAAAATATTCTTCTAATATACCAAAATTTGTCTGTCCGAATATGCTCCATCCTTCCGGTAGGAACTGCGTCTGCCACTCGTCCTTCCTTCTGAGAGTTTCGTATTCGTCATTGATACGTTTCTTCCTGTTCTCTTCCTCTTGGCGCTTGCGCTCCTTTTCCTCGCGTTCCCGTTGACGTTTCATTTCCTCCTCTTTCTTCATTAACTCCTGCCAACGGCGTTCGCGTTCCATTTCCTCTCTGATTTCCTTATCGGATTTCTTTTCCCGATAGATAAAAATAGGAATTACTGTCATAAGCTGTGTTTAATTTTCAGATATTCGTCCATTTGATTTTCCTGCCCGACATAATCTGAAATTATCTTGCATGCGATAAACGCAGTGTTTTCCATGTGGCAAACCTGAGCGACTGCAGCAGCCTCCATATCAACAGCGCCTGCGAGGTAATCTATTTCAAGAATATCTTCCTCATACCACGGTTTATCTGCAAACTTGTCAGAAGTTGCGACGGAAAAGCCTTTCACTACGTTATACTCCTTAGAGAAGTGGTTGATAATAGCATCTGAAATTTCCTGATTGTCAACGCAAGGATAGAATAACGGGAATCCCTGTATCTGTCCGCAAATATTCGGTTCTCCGCACCAAGCGTCCCAATAAAACGCCTGTTTCGCTAATACTATAGTGTTACCTATATTAAGGAAATTTTGTCGCAGGCAGCCAGCCAATCCGAACGAAATCACATAATCAGGTTCATACTCCTTGATAGCCTTGTACGTAGCTATCGCGGCATTAACCTTACCGATTCCACACTTAGTAAGATATACCTCGAAATTTGCTTTCAATAGGGTATTCTTAAGCTCTTCGGCAAGTTTAATTTCTTCGTCAAGAGCAGATACTATAACTATTTTCTGCATATTAGTATTTCTGATTATATCCAAACATTTCTTGACAGAACACCTTGCGGAGTTCGGGATATTTCACGATATGCTCCGCATATTTGTCAGGGTTATCTGAATCGTCCATTGCAAAACCTTCGATGTGATTCTTTTCGCGGAAACGATAGTCATCGAAAAGCTTGTATGTTTGCCACAGGATTTCAAATCCGCTCATTACAGGACTGTAGCCACCCCAACTATCCTTCTCCATTTCACTATTTCCCTGTTCGGCATAGACTTTCCTGATTGCCTTAGCCACGTTATCCTTAGTGAGATTCTCCGCTTCCTTAGTGAAGTCAATGTCTTCGTACAGGTGAGAAAGGATATACATCGCAGTGTAGAACTTGTAATCGCTGTAGATACCAATGGAGAACTTGCGTTGCTTCACGTCAGGACGGTAACTGCAATGACACCATTCTTCCTTGAATCCCTCGAAATAGCAACTCGGGATCCTCTTTCCCTTGTATCCCTCGCTAATAATATCCTCAGGAATGATTTCAGCGTATGGTCTTTCCCTCGGAAGTGTCACACTAAGTTTCCACCCATAGAAGTTTTCTCGCGCAATAACCTTGATTCCGTTACGCATTGTGAAGCCGTAAACGGGTAGAGTAATTGACTTTGAACGGTGTAGTGATATCACGAACACCGGCATTTGGATAAGGGAACCGATTTGATCGCGGACAAATATCTCCTGATGACTCGCTGCTTTTTTCCAAAGCATTTTGTCATCAATTTCATCCTTACGCATCCAATATAATAATTGCTGTTTCATATATTAATTATTAATCTTTATACATATCTTCTGTTGCTTCAAGAGCAAGCCCCTTTTCTATAAGTCCACGATAATCAAAGTGGTGCTCATTGAGCCAATCAATAGATAAATGGCAGTCATATACTGATAGTGTCGCATCCGGTTTGAACTCGCAGTCATAATCAACATGGCTATATTTAAACCATTCTTTCTTTTCTTCATCAGTCATACTTGACAACTGACGAAGATAAGGCTTAACCTCTTCGAGTGGAACGGTATAGTTACATCCACGAGGCGTAACCTCACCATAATAATTGACGCCTTCCACATCAATTATCGCCAGTCCGCCGTATAATGCCTTCAGTCCGTAAGGCACTCGGGCGGACATGTCTACCTGTAGTACAAGAAACTCTTTATCAGTCATAATTATACAAATCTTTCTGGGTAAAGGAAACTAAATCCCATGTCCATAAAGAACCCGTGTTCTTTGTAAAAATTGTTCTCAATTTTGGCTTTCTCATTATAGAGATAAGAATAACACTCTTCTCTTGAATGTTTTCCCGAATGAAGCATATTATTGAACTTGTCAATGGCTTCAGAAATTTGCTCTGAATGTTTACTCATCTTCTTCCCACCTATAAACATACGAAATTTCGTAACGAAACGGAAGCTGGTCGTTCTCTCGGTAGCGCGGAATAACCTGAAGGGACATAATGTCCTTTCCGTCGTTGTTATTCTTGTAGATTGAGTTCAGTTCCTCGTCAACAGCCTCTTTGGTATAGAGGAACGCAACGTGCCGATATGCGTATTTATATGCCATATTATTATGTTTTTACTTTTTCTCCCAATAACCGTAGAGACTCTTGTCACCACAGTCCCAAATATCGTGATAATGCCCGCCGTAGGCGCCGACAACATGGTTGCTGACACGAAGTACGTATCTGTCCTTTGCGTGGCTCTTAGCGAACTCTGAGACGGTAGGGCGACTGCTTCCGCGTTTGGGCTTAATCGGAACCCAAGTGAACCCGTAATTCTTGAGGTATTCCTCAATACTCTCAGTACTTCCAAGGGGATAACGCATCTCCCTTGCAACCTTGTAGAGCCCGTCAAACACCTCGAGCCAATCCTGCCCCGTTGCGGCGCATACAGCCCTGATATGGCAGTCACCGCACTTGTGGATGTTCGGTTGAAAATATTGGAAATTATCGTGATATATATTAATTTTCTCACGTCCAACCTTTAATGTTCTGATCAATTTCATAATCTAATTTTTCTTACTTTGCAAAGATAGGGAGAAAAAATGAGATTTCCAAATAAACTAGTATTTATTATTAGAAAAGGGTACATGCTATGGGCGTATTAAAAAAGAAATGGCCGGAGCTTGATATAAGAACAAAGATTGCTTACATTACGGCGATTGCCGCATTCATATTAGGATGGGGTATGACGATAGCGGGATTCTGTGTTCCTCCAATCGGAGAAGTAACTGATTCTGTTCTATGGATTCTTGGACAGGGACTTGTTTACGCCGCTTCTGTGTTCGGCGTTGGTATGTACACCGTAGGCTCGATTAAGGGAATGAGACAAGAACTAAAAGAATTTATGCAAAAAGGAGTTGACAACGAAGAATAATAAGAAAGCCGCAGAAATCTGCGGCTTTTTCATTTATTCGGATATTGTCCAAAGTTCCAAGAAATTGTTTATCTCTCCCTCGGGAATGTATGTATATCCTCCGTCGGCATATGTCTTTCCCCAAGAGTTCCTGATTATAAATCCTTTCTCGTCGTATCCGACAATTGCAATGGCGTGATAGCCCAAGAGAGAATCCCCGTTGTTCTTTTTCCAGAAAGACTTGCTGTAGTTGTATACTGGAAGAGCGCCGAAGCAAGGTCCGTTCATAATAAGTGCAACCCTAAGTAGAATCGCACTGCCCACCTTTGAATATTCGTCAATTTTTAAAATGCCCGCCTTTGAGGAAACTCCGTTGTGACGAAGGTACTTGAATGCTTCCTTGAATGTCATTCCCTCGCCCTGAGAAGTCTTGCTTGCATAGATTTCAGCGTAGTTAACCTTGTTGTCCTTCTTGCTCCTCTTTGCCATATTCTCCCTCCAATTAAGGAATGTGGAAACAGAATAAGGAACGCAGTAAGGCTGTGAGCCCTGGTCTAGAACGCCCGGTAGATATCTCTTATATGAATAGTGCGCAGGTATTCGCTCCGTTATGGGTGCGCCCGCTCCGAACACATGTTCGGTTCCGTCTATCTTCGATAGTTTAAGTCCTAGTGTTTTCATTATTCAGCTTTGTTAATCTCAGTCATTCTTTTCACAACCTTGTAGAGCGTATCCTTTACGGTAGTAACGTATATCAATTCGTTATTCTCGTTCAACTCCTTAATATATGTGTATTTATACACTCTCGCATTTGTTTCGTAATCGTAGAATCCGGCATTTATCCAATCCTCCAACAGTGGAAGGTTATCTACGGTAATCATAGAATCAAGCTGACGCTCGTTAAGCATCATCGTAATCCCATACATTATGGCGTCGCCTTCATCGTTATTGTTCTCTTTCGGAACCTTTCTGAACAGGCAACAGTTCGCAACTAAAAGCATTGTTACGACAAACAGTAGTAAATTTTTAATCTTCATACATTTAGCCCTTTTAGAATAAATACGAAAAAAGGGGCTAAACTTGCCCCTATTTTACTTTAATGTCAACAATTATTTTATCAGTATCATCAAGAATGAGATTATTTTTAACTCTGTCAAGAAGCCCTTCCTCGTCATTGTCCTGCATCCATTTTAAGACACTTAAGGCGGGTGGAAGCTCTCCTTCTATAACATCGTAGCCTCCGACACAGGTTTCAAGCATTACCTTTAAGTCGTGTCTTATTGTAACCCAATAGAAATCGTCATACCCTTCGACGACTCCGAGAAGAAGTGCGTACTGTCCGCTTCCGTGCATTTTAACGAATTTTCCCCTGTCTCGTTTACCGTCCTCGGTAATGAGCACCCTATTCCTCTCGCTGGCTTGGATTAATTCCTCCCAACTTTCAAAAACTTTACCCATATTTATTTCAGTTATATCTTTAAATATACAAAAATCGTATTTATGGGTATGAGAAATGTAATTTCTGCAATCATAGAATTCTTGAAGAACCTTTTCTCGAAGAAAGAAGAACCCGTTGTTACCGAAATCCCTGATAGTGGCGAGACAGAAACGATTGAATCAGGAGAAACGGAAACGACGGATACGATAGATATTGCAGTAACATCTTCAACCGAAACAATAACTGCGCAAACACATTATAAGGATATGGTTATTTTATTGGACAACGGGCACGCAAAATCAACAGCCGGTAAGAGAAGCCCCGTCCTACCTGATGGCTCCCAATTTTTTGAATATGAATTTAACCGCGATATTGTGAACAGAATCGCGAATGAGCTTGAAAAGGAGGGTATTATGTATAAGATACTCGTTCCTGAAGTCGAGGAAGATATACGTCCTTCTGTTCGTGCTGCAAGGGCAAACAACTTCTGCAATGAATACGGTGCAAATAATTGCCTTCTTATCTCCGTACACGCAAACGCAGGAAGCAACGGTGAATGGCAGAGCGGGCGCGGATGGTCAATCTATACGACTAAGGGTGTAACCAAGAGCGACGAGTATGCTACTATATTTTTTGAAGAGGCAGAGAAAGTCCTACCAGAATACAATATGACACTCCGTTCTGAATGGAGCGACGGGGATCCTGACTATGAGGAAAATTTCACAATTATCTACATGTCAAAATGCCCGTCTGTATTAACCGAGAATCTATTCATGGATAATAAGACGGACGTTAAGTTCCTTATGAGCGAGGAGGGTAGGGAAGCTATCACAAAGATACACGTAAACGCAATCAAGAGGATTTGCGAGGCAGAATAACTCTCTCATAGAAATCGTCTCCTTGATTGTCTGACACAAATCCCATTATGAATTCCGTGTATTTGTTCTTTCCCTCAGTCCATTCACGGCACCATTCGTTATAATATTTCATATCGTTGGAATGGGTGTTCTTGAACCGTTCCTTGTATCCGTTCAATTCCATTTCTGTATTGAACATTACTGATATGGGTTCCCTTTGCGGAACGTCCCTGCAGTCTCTGCACACTATCTTCTCGCAAGAAAGTTTATAGAGATAACTTTCGTAGTAAACTCCTTCAACCATCATATCAAATTTTTAGGCGTTAATTTTAATCTGTCGCATAGTTTGGTGTTCCTATGCTTTGCGTTCACATTTCCGACGGCGCGTTGCACCATTTCGGTATCACCAATGATAACACAGATATTACGTGCTCTCGTAATGGCGGTATAGATAAGATTGCGCTGCATCATATTGTAGTGCCCGCGAACAATCGGTATTACGACGATAGGATATTCTGAACCTTGAGACTTATGGATAGTGGAGGCATAGGCAAGGACAATCTCGTCAAAATCTCCCTTTTCATAATCTATTATATTTCCATCAAAATCAACCGTAATTGATTTCATATCAAGGTTTACGTCAATAACTTTACCGGTTTCCCCATTGAATATACCCTTTTCGTAGTTGTTTTTAATCTGCATTACCTTGTCACCAAGTCTGAATATCGTAGAGCCGTAGGTAACTGACGGGCCGTTAGGGTTAAGCGCTTCCTGAAGTATAACGTTAAGATTAATGGAGCCAATCTCATTCTTTCTCATAGGCGATAGAACCTGTATATCGTACGGTTTTACCTTGAATGCACTTGGGAGCCTGTCTCGTACAAGTTCAGGTATCATTCGCTGAATACTGTCGTAGTTCGTTTCCTTAATAAAGAAGAAATCGGTGTTCGGCTTCGAATTCTTGACATTAGGCATTAATCCGTTGTTTACCCTATGGGCATTTACAACAATGTCACTATTCTCAGCCTGACGGTAAATTTTAGTAAGTCTTACGACAGGAATAACTCCCGAATTTATTATATCCAACAGGACGTTGCCGGGTCCGATAGCGGGTAGCTGGTCAACGTCGCCAACAAGAATTAACTTTGTGGAATATGACAGGGCATTCAGAAGAACAGCCATAAGCTGTATGTTCACCATAGAAACCTCGTCAATAATCACGACATCATACGCAAGATTGTTTTGTTCATTAAACTCATATCCCGTATCTGGATTGTAACTGAGAAGTCTATGGATAGTCTTAGCGTCAAGCCCCGTAACCTCAGCCATTCTCTTTGCAGCCTTACCGGTAGGAGCGGCGGCGGCAATTGTAAGACGCTGTTCCTGAAGTGCCTTGATTGCGCCGAGAAGTATCGTGGTCTTTCCCGTACCTGGTCCGCCCGTAATTACTGAAACGCCAGCTCCGAGCATTGTCCTGATACCGTTCCTCTGCACCTCGTCATATTCAACACCCGTAAGTGATTCTATATGTTCGATATTGCACTCAACCTTCGGTGCATTATAGAACGTCATTGAGGACAGTTTATTCGCAACGGATACTTCGTCTTGATATAAATTAGGTAAGTAGATTCCCTTATCTTCCTTTATAACATATCCCTCACAAATCATATCCCTGAGCGCTTCCTCAACGTATTCATTGTCTATCTCAAGAAGAATAGCAGTCAATTGAATAAGAGGCGTTTCCTCATAGTAAACGTGCCCGTCTGCGGACAATTCAAGTAGTTCGTACTTGATACCCGCCATACAGCGCTCCTTGCCAGTACGCTCATATCCCATTTTAAGAGCGAGCCTGTCAACACGGTTAAATCCTAATCCTTCAATGTCGTGAACAAGACGATATGGATTACTCTTAATGATTTCGATTGATTCGTCACCGTACCTATGATAGATTTTTACGATGAAGTTCATACTGATATCGAACTCGCGAAGGAAAGATACCAAGGATCTAATGTACCTGTGTTCCTCCCACGCAGCCCATATTGATTCGGCACGCTTCTTACCAACGCCCTTTACCTCGAAAATTCTGTCTGACTTGCTCTCAATAACTTCGAAGGTATCCTTTCCTAGTGTGTGAACAATCTGCTTTGCGAACGCCGGGCCAATACCTCTCACAAGTCCACTTGCAAGATACTTCTCGATGGCATCAACATCGGAAGGAAGAATCTCCTCATATGATTGAACGTCAAGCTTGTGCCCATACTTATCAAGTTTCCATTCGCCTGAGAAGTGATAGGTAGTGCCAATACGCGGTTCAAGCATTCCCTTACATACGACAGTATAGTTCTTTCCGACGTTTTCAAATGAAACGTCGAGAACCGAATATCCATTTTCCGCATTGTGGAAAATAACTCTATCTATTGTTCCGTTAACTTCAACCATATGAACAAATATACAAAAAATGCGGTGTTTAAACACCGCATTCAATGCTACCAGCTTCAAATTATGTATGATCAGTAAAATCACTGTTGCTCATTCCTCAATTATCTTAACAAATATGCCACAGCGGTAATAAAGGGTGTCCTGCAAGTCCTGTAGATTCTTGCAAGCGTACTTCTCGAGGTACCTGTCCAAATTCTCCTCATGGATTTCCATTAAACCGCCCTCGATGTTGATAACGTCGTCTCTTGTGCAAACGGCTTTCTTGATAGCCGAAGCATTTGCTTTAAACTCTTCAAGTGTCATGGCTTTTTTTGCTGTTTAATCCGGTATTTATATATAGAAATGATTTTGAATGGTAGGAAATATTTCTAATATATGATAAAAAATGATAAGGGGCTATTGTGTCCCTTATTTTCGTGATATCTCACAGGTTCGGAGAAAAGGGAATTTCGCTACACTTATTTTAAAGGACTGTGATTAGGGAGGCGGGCGTGATGAACCCGCCTTCCGCCTTTTTATCGTGCGAGCTTCACAAGGATATTCTTGCGCACGCTGTATGGAATCTTCGCCTCGTCGCCGATAAGGTTCATAACCTGACGGTATGCCTTCTCATAGAGGCTCTCGGGAGCGTCCTGAATGGCTTCTCCGCAGGCGAGGTTGCCTTTGCCGTTAAGACGGTAGCCGTAGATATTCAGATAGCCGTCCTGAATGTCGAGCTTGAGAGAGTGGATGCCATTGGCTCCGGGAGTGTTGCCCTTCCATGCGTTGTAATTGGCGAGGGAGATGGTACGAAGGCCACGAACCTTCATAATCTGCTTGATAGTACCGCGGTACTGTTCCTTCTGATAATTCAAATTTTTCATTTTTCTTCGGGTATTAAAGTTTAATAAATTTCCTAACAATTCAAAGATAGTCATTTTCTTCTTAACTTCCAAATTATTCGATTCCTTCATCACAATAATACAATAAAGTAGGATTATTTTTGTGAACCTGAAGCTCAGCCTCAGTATAATATTTTCTGAATTCCGCAAGATTGAACGGGGTTGTGATCAAATGGCAACCATTTTTTGTATTAAGCGCACAGACGAGTTTCCCGCCTGCAGGCTCGCACTTTGTATCAATCACGTCAAGAACCTCACGGATATACTTATCATCCTTGGTGTCAATATCAACAATCCAAGTCTTCTGATACTCCTTGCCTGCACCGTACTGCCCAGCGAGCCCGTCAATAACACTCTTGAGGCAAGGGTACTGCTCGTTCTCAATGAGCTTTGCGATTTCGCCAAGGGACTTCAGGCAACAAGTCTTCCAAGAAGAAGGGTTAAGACGAATGTATGCCCTTGCGTTGAAAACGCGGCACAGCTTCTTAATTTCCTCCTCGTGGGAATCGAAGTACTCCTCGGTGTTAACATAGTAGGAACGGATAACCCTTGTGCTTGGCTTACCCTCATTACCTGCGTCCTTTCCGCGCTGCATAATCTGAATTAGATAGAATGCGTCAGTACCGAATTTAAGCAATGGCTTAATGTACTCAAAATTATTAATTTCCATATTATAAAGTTTTTAATCTAGCCAAACAATCACACGTGCCTCATAATAATCATTCGTGAGTAAGTCGCAAATCTCGTTAACAGTTTGAACAAAAGAGTGGATATTGAAAATATCCCATATATCTTCTTCAAGAAGATAGTCGATAGTTTCATCGGCGGCGCCGATTTCTTCCTTATCTATTTTAACATTTTTCTCTTTCTTCTTGTCGCCCCCGACTTTCACGAGAACGTCATTCAGCAGGTTGAATATCTCGTCGCTCTTCTTATACAGAATCTCGTCCTTGAATTTCTTTTCAATTTGTTTTTTCAAATTGGCTTTCCATTTTTCGAGTTCACTTTCAAAGAGCTTTTCCAATTCAGCCATTGTTGCATAGGATTCACCCCACCACCATTTACCGCCAAACGGCTTCTCCATACCGTATTTCTCGCGGTACTCCTGTTGCTCCTTCTCAACCTTTGCCATCTTCTCGTCAAAAATAGCCTTCGCTCCTTCACTGATATCAACAGGAAGCCCACGGCTGTTGAGATGGGTGTCGTTAAAGTAACTATTGGAAAATATATCCCTGATAGAGCCCTGCCTCCATAGCCTGTTTGCCTTCGTAAGTTTCTCTCCGCTAGTGCAAACCAAGTCTGGCTCACTCACCTTTTTTACCCATTGCTCATTCTCATAATAACTTTCCTCCTTCTGCAAGAATGGGTAATAGCCGTCAAGCAAGCTCCACTTACTGTCAGATGTATCCTTTACTTCAATTAAAAAATTTGCGTAAGTTCCCATATTGTTAATCAATTAAATTTGCGTTCTTGAATAGTGCGCCGATTACCTCCCAGTCCACAACAATACGTCCGTTGTCCAATTTCTTCTTAGGACAACCGAGCGCGGAATCGTCAATATACAAATTTGCGTATACTTTCGGCGATTCTGTCCATAGCACCTGCGTCGGGTTCTCGTTGACACCGTATAACTCAATACCGTTATCTTTAAACCATTTCTCAGCCTCTGAAAGGGTGTCTCTTCCGTCGTTTTCCTTATGGCTTCTCATTGTATAGAGAATAAGCTTATGCCCGTTCTCTACTAATTTCCTTAGAACGTCCTCGGCGCCTATGGATTCTCCAACTTCCGGGTATTCGTGTGTTACGCACGTTCCGTCAAAATCTATTGCTATTATCATATCTTTTATAATTCAAGTGACTTTTTATACGAATCAAGTACGCTCAGGATATTGTCCCTTCCTGATGGATTTGAACTATGGCAGGCGTACCTTTCTGGCAGGCTCTCGCAGTTGTCCATACAATATTGAACCAACAGCTTTGCACAATCAAGCCCTGTATGCATGTCGGAATTGCCTAAATCGTGATCAAAGTGTATTTCATACGGTACGCCCAAATGCACGAGATAAAACTCGAACATATGGTAATCTTTTATCCATATGACGGTAAACTCCTCATAGAATTCCTTCGGGAAAAACCAATCGGGGCACCTCTCATCGTCAATCCAAAATACTATCTTCTTATTCATCCAATAAAATTTTCCTTGCATTGTCAATGTCTTCCTGAGTAAGCCCTGTCTTTGAATCTATCCTAATGAAATTATCTTTCTGCCCAAGAAGCATATCACAATCATCATCAAAAATTACATATGTATAGTCCTTATTCTTATACTCTTTTCCGAATTTTGTTCCGAGTCTACTGTCCGTATGTTCAACAATCCACTTCTCAATCTCATTTCCACGGCAAATAAAATCACTATGATAGTGGTCGGTATGCCCAATAATATGAAGCATTAGCCCCGTTTCATTAAGCAACTTATCTGCGTCTTCTCCCCACGAAGAACTTATTACAACCTCTGCACCGATATCATACAGTGAATTGAGAAGCGCTATGCATTTTGGATCTGCATCTCCGCACTCCCAATTCTTGTTAACCACTCGCTGTTCATAGTACCAGTTATCGTGATTAACAACACCGTCTATATCAAGAAATATTATTCTCTTCATAATTTTTGAACTTCCTGCATGCTTTCTCATCCGTCGTCACAAAATGCCCGTCAATCAAACAACCACCTAATACATTCGGCTCAGTGCGCTTCGAATTGTCAGACAGGTTCGATATGAACTTGCATAATCCGCAACATTTCTTTACAGTTTTTTTCATAGTACAAATATAACAATTTTTTCTTTTAAATACAAAAATTATCTCGCCACGTGGCGAGAAAAATGGCGAGAAAAAAGAAAAAACCGCAAAATTTGCGGTTTTAACAAATAGAAATATACCAAGTTATCCAAGGATATGGGGATGGGGTGTTTGGATAAAATGGTGGATATGTCGGCAATTGAGGAAATTGAGGAATATTTGTCTGTCTTGCAAGTTCTTTTGCCGCAAGAAGTCGAGCCAAATCCTCTTTCTCCATCTTCATAAAGAGATTATAGTAATCTTCAAATGAACAAAGTGGCTGTGTTTCAGGAATGTAGCCGTTTCCGTTAGTTGTTGTCTGTTCTACCATATTATTGTTGTACTTGTTGCTGTTGTTTATCTTCTGACTTACTCTTTGTCCAACCGTACCAAGGTATATCATAATAGTATTCACGCGCACTCATTTTGCGATATTCGTCTATACAATCCTCGCAGTACGGTGAGAACCATCCTGTTGTAAAGTATCTTGCTGGGCGCCCACACTCGATACACGTTCTTGCTGATATATATTCGTATTTGTTTACGATGTCATGCACGTCTCTTATTGGTGCGCCACAGTCATATATATTCAATGCGCCGAACTTCTCCTTTACGTCAATTATCCTATACTTTTTCAGATAGTTACAGCGCTTGAGCGCGTCTTTCAACTCTTTACATAGTTGAATTCCGAATGCTTTCCTCCAACCCTTCGGAATACATCCGTACCACGAGCCCCATTGAAGAAATTTATATGAAGGCTTATTATCCCATCCTCGAGATTTCAAGAATGGGAATCTGATACACAGATAAGTTGTGTATATTGCTTTCGGGAAGTTTTTAATCTTCCATATTATTTTCTCTATAAACCGCATCATATTGTCCTAAGTCTTTTAGACATTCTATATACCCCTCAAGATACCCGCTACGATATATTACGCATTCTGCGTTTTCATATGGACAGTTCTTAGCCGCCTTATCTAAAATTTCCTTACTTGTCATTATTTTCCCTCCGAAAGACGAATGAGATATTGTCCGTATTCGTTTTTAATCATAGACTTACCCGTCTCGGAAAGTTCTTCCTTAGTGAGCCATCCATTAGTGAATGCGATTTCTTCGGGACAGCAAACCATTGTGCCTGAACGCTTTTCAATTGTCTCTACGAATGCAGAAGCCTCATATAGACTATCGAATGTTCCCGTGTCAAGCCAAACTGCTCCACGCTGTAACTTATTGAGCCTTAGCTTACCTTCCTTCAAATACATTTGATTTATTGATGTAATTTCAAGTTCACCGCGTGCTGACGGTTTAACGTTGTGAGCCTTCTCCAAAATGTCGCCAGGATAGAAATAGAGTCCTGTAACGCAAATGTTTGATTTTGGCTCCTTCGGCTTCTCTTCAATACTAACGATATATTCACCATATCCGTCATCAGCAACCTCTACAATTCCATACCTTTCAGGATCCTTTACAGTAACGCCGAATATCGTAGCGAGCGGAACCTTTGTTGACTTGGCATATGCTGCTGCGTCTTCAAGTCCTTCTGAAAGCCCTGCACTATAAAATATATTGTCTCCAAGGATAAGTGCGCAAGGCTCACCGTCCTTTAAGAAGCCTTCTTCTTCTGCAATAAGGAATGCCTGCGCCAATCCCTCAGGACGTGGCTGCATTGCATAGCAAAGGCTTACGCCAAATTGCCTCCCGTCAAAAAGAAGCCTCTTGAACGAATCATTATCCTCAGGAGTAGTAATGATTAGGATATCCCTAATTCCTGCAAGCATAAGTGTTGACAGGGGATAATATACCATTGGCTTATCATAAACCGGTAATATTTGTTTACTGACTCCTTTTGTTATAGGAAAAAGTCTGCTTCCGCTACCGCCGCTCAAAATTATCGCACGCATTTCTAATTTCTGTTAATATTTCTTCTTTATTTATTATTATGTCGTTTGAGTATTTTTTATCAGAATAATTAGTTTTATCTTTTAGAAAAACCACCAAAAAGAAACATTCCTTTTATGCCTTTATTAGACTAATTACTTCTGTTAATATTTCGTTAATAACCTCGGATAGTGAATCTTCCCAAGATTTAAATTCTTCATTGAAAATTTCTGAGGTAAGGGACGTATCCATTACACTATACATTGGACGTTCAACACCTGAATTTGTTGTTTTCATTGGCTGAACCTTATCAACCTTGTCTCCAATCTTATCATAAATCGCACGTGCAAAGTCGTACCATGTAGCCTCTCCGCTATTGCAATAGTGATAGATTCCACTCTTGCTCAGGTACCTGTTGTCGGCGTTATTCTCAGTTATAATCCTATAAATGAATCTTGCCAAATCATTAGCATTTGTAGGGCAGCCGAATTGGTCATTCACAACAGTACAGGGCTCACCACCTATACATTTACCGGCAATCGTCTTCACAAAGTTCTTCCCGTACTGGGAATATAGCCAAGAAGTTCTAAAAATTAAGTATCTTCCTCCTTGCAGAACAATTACCTTTTCGCCATCACACTTACTTTTTCCATATGCATTTAGCGGATTAGTGGCGTCATCAACAAGATAAGGTAAACCTTTCTTTCCGTCGAAAACATAATCCGTTGATATATGAATAAGACCCGCGCCGTTTGCTTTAGAGGCAAACGCAAGATTTTCTGAGCCACAAACATTTACGGCATAAGCAGAATCGTAATCTACTTCTGCCTTAGCAACATTGGTATAGGCGGCGCAATTGACGATAACATTGATGTAATTTTTCTTTATGAAATCTACGACATCATCCAATTTTGTGATATCGAGTGTTTCTCTATCGGCAAATATCCAATAGTCCTTTTCTCCAACGTATGAATCAGGGTGTCCGTTTCCGTGTGCGTACACTAGTCGTTTAAGGCATTGCGCAAGTTGCCCATTAGCGCCTGTTACTAATATATTCATTTTCCTTCTTTTGTTAATTCAATTTCTTTTCCGTCAAGTTCACATATCTTTCCCTTATCATTGAGAATAAAAGCCCTTCTACAGTCCACACAAGCAAATTTATCAAAGATTATCGGATCCTTTACCAACTGAGTATGCCCGAAAATTTGATAATCTCCGAACAGATTCTTTCCCTTTCCATCTACATAATGGTCCAATATATCTGCCCAAATAACGGAGCCTAAGTTATCAAATCCACCACGTCTGAACGATATATCGTCCAATATAGATATAAAATGCCCGTCCTTTACTTCCCAAGCATTATTTACCCAATCGACAACGTTTATCTTATCCCAATCTATCCCTCTGAAAAGTAATTCGTGATTATTGAACTGCGTCCTTGAAAGCCCTGCGTGTGAGAATATGAAACGTTTACCGTCAATGGTCCTCTCTGTAGCGATTTTAAATGTTCCCTTATATGATTTGAACACTTTTCTTATTTCAGGAACGTGGAAGAAATCATATCTTGAACAGTGTTCTATTCCGCAAAGATAATGACAGTCATGATTTCCTAATAATAAAGTGACGTTATAACGAGAGTTTGCGAATTCGATTATCTCCTTGAAGTTTTCTTTTGCCTTGTTGTATCCAATGCATTCATCGTCATACGGGTCCATGTAGTCACCACAAAAAATTATAGGATTATTTTCCCTTCCTTTCACAGCATCTTTCCAAAAAGTTCTACCATGTATATCGGGAATTAATACAATTTCTGCCTCATTCATAAATTAAATTTAATAATTTCTTTTTACTTCTTACAATATTTTTTTGAAAGATTTTTTTGCATGAAGAATATAAAATAACCTTCATTCCATGTTGTTCACAAATTTCTTTTTTTATTGAATCTCTCTTTATTATATCTTCAAATGCACATTTACCGCCAAAAAATTCTACAGGTTCAAAATGTTGCTGCCCTTGGCATTCTATTACAACGTTGTAATCTGGTAAATGAAAATCGACTTTTAAATTTGATTTATAGACTAACCATTCCCAAGTTTTTTGCTGCTCGAAATTAATATTGTTGTCAATTAAAAGTTGCTTGATATCTGTTTCCATTTTACTTTGTTTACAAACTGGGCAGCCATGCCCTTGTAGATGATTTGTTGGAGTGACCCAAAAATCTCCATGCTTCGGGCAAGTTATGCATACTTTCTTGGTTGTTCCATTATAAATAACTTTACTATAGTCATATTGGTTCCCATTAATTTTTACAGCTTCATTTATAAATTTTTCTGTCGTCCATTTTTGTTGAATATGTGTTCTCTCACAAGCGCATTTTGGACAGCCAGAACCATGAAGGTGGTTATCTGGTCTGACATAGAACTCACCATGTTTTTCGCAAATTATACAAATTTTTTCTTTATTGTTTTTATAGTTAACTTTTGAATAATTATACTTATTCCCGTGAACTTTATTAGCTTTCTTAATAAACTCTTCATCATTGGACGAATAACTTTGGTGGCTACAAAATTTACAGCCTTGCTTCAAGTTTATATGATTTCTAGGCGTCATCCAAAAATCTCCATGCTCTGGACAAGTTATACATAATTTAGTGTCAGAGTCTACATATTCTGATTTATTATAGTCATACTTATTGCCATGTATTTTATTAGCTATGTTAATAAAGTCTTCTCTTGTTCGTTTTTTTGGCATAATATAATATTTTCTTTATTTATAAATACTTTCTAAACTCTAAATAATCGCCTAATAAAACTAACAATTATAACTTTTTCTTTTATAACCATAATTTGTAGGAAATATACAAAAAATAACAAAAAAATAAACCTATAATAACATTATAGGTTTATTTTTTAGAAATTTGCTATCGAAACTACTTACTCAGTTTATCAACCAAGTCAGTCATTTGTTTGAGGGCAATTACGTCCATAGCCGTATTATTTCCTGAATTTCCGCCCATAACAACAGTAGGCCATTTAGTCTTAGCTAATGCTTCAGCCACACCAATTTTTGTTTCCTTATCAATTTTGGCTCGTTCAAGTGGAGTAAGTCCTGCAGCAACAAGTGCGCGATTAGCGGCAGCCTCAGCCTCACCCTCGGCAATAATACGCTTCTTATCAAATTCAGCCTTCTCAGCGGCGAGACGAGCAACTTCACGCTCCTGCTCAGCCTTGGTAACTTCGGTAGCCTTAACGCGTTCCTGTTCCCACTTAGCCTTTGCGGCGGCAGCCTTACCCTCAGCCTCAGCCTTGATAGCGTCCTGCTGTGCAGCGAGAGCCTCGGCTTTCTTAGTCTGAATGGACATATTAGCCTGTTGCTGGGTTTGAATTTGTTGGTTCACTTTCTCATCATAGGTAATTTCGGTAATAGAAACCTGGTCGATTGTTACGCCGTAGCTTGTAAATGGAGACTTCTCGGAACGGACATACCCATTAGGCGCATTCTCATTTGCAACAAGAGAAGCAACCTTCACCTTCTTAACCTCACCGGTAAATGTATCAACAGACTCTTCTTCACGAATAGCTGTCTTATAAACTCCGTTAGTAAGCTGATCGGTAATGTAAAACACCATATCGTTTTTCTTCTCAGCATAAGATTCGAATGCTGACATAAGAGGGCCCGATGCGTAGATAACCTTAACAACATTCTGCGCAACCAAGTCATTCATAAGTCTATCCATACCTGTATATGCTGTCTGAATAAGCTTTAGGTGCTCAACATCGGTAGGAAGAACAACGCGGAGAGAGCCGTAAATGTAGCCAACGGAAGCGTCGTTGAAAATAACCTTGATAGGCGTTCCGTGAGATTCTCCCTCAACGTCTTTACCTCCGAACCAGAACTGCTGAGTCTTGTAGTACTTGGTGGTACGTCCGAACCACTGCCACTTTAAACCCGCATCAGTCCAATAAGCCATGTTACCCGTAATGGGATACTGGTTGACGACAATCTGCTCGTTTTTAACGTCCTCGGCGACGCTACCCATAAGGCAAAGAACGACAAGTGTAAACACGCCAAAAATAATGGCAGTAACTTTTTTCTTAGTAAGATTAATCATTTTTTTTAAAAGTTTTAAATTAAAAATTTTTTATTGTTTTTAAAGATGATACTTTTTACCCTTAGGTTCTTTTTGAACCTTTTTCGTAGGCTGTTCTACTTCCTTGTCCTTCTTAAAAAGATAGTAAAATGGAATGAACATCTGTGGCATTTCTACCTTTGTGTTTTTCTCTGTAAATTTAATCACTTCGAAAATTTCCAAGAAGCAGAAAATGTAATAAATGAATGTGGCTAAAACCAATAGCCCAATGATAAGTTTGTAAATCATATATCCTAAAAAATTAGTCTTCCTGATTTTTACGGATAACGGAGTCAATCACACCTTCGCGGACGGCTTCCTCGGGGGTGAGCCAGTGGTCGCGGTCGCAAATGGTACGAATATAGTCGATATCCTTACCCATGTCGTCTGCAAGCACGCGGTAAAGCATTTCCTCGCACTTCTCCATCTCCTTTGCTGCAATCCTGAAGTCAGGGGCAGTGGTACGCCCGGTGGCGGTAGAAGGAGCGTGAAGCATAATCTGACTGTGAGGAAGGGCGTTACGAAGTCCCTTGTCACCTGAGGCAAGCAGAACTGCTGCCATAGAAGCGGCGGTGCCACAGCAAGTAGTCCCAATAGGACAGGAAATATACTTGGCGACGTCATAGATACTCATTCCGTCATAAACAGAACCGCCGGGGGAGTTGATATACATAGTGACGGGCTTGCTCGGGTTCTCAGTCTGAAGGTACAGAAGCTGAGAGTTGACGATATTAGCTACGTCGCTGTCAATGGCGGTGCCGACAAAAAGAATACGCTCCATAAACAGACGGCTGAAAACGCTAATCTGCGTAGCATTAAGCCGACGTTCCTCGATAATGGTAGGCTCAATGTAGGAGTCCATCATTCTGGTATATCCTTCAAGTGTTGTGGTAGGAACCTTGTGATCTCTTGCGAACAAGGTAAAATCTCTTTCAAATTTGTTATTCATTACAATCTGTGTTTGTTTTATTGTGCAAATGTAGAGGAAAATTTTTACTTCTCCAAATTATAAAACTCCTCAAGAGCTTTTTTCTGTTTTTCTGTTAACGGTTTGCTTGGAATATCATATTCAATACGGATAACGAAATCACCTCTATCCTGCCCAAATGGAGTGTTTACAATGAATCCTCTTCCGCGAACTACGAAATTTTTGCCTGACTTTGTAAGCGGTGGAATCTGAACGCCGACACTCGTGCCGTCAAGGGCAAGAACAGTTTTCTTACATCCAACCCACGCATCGATCAAATTAACCTTGAGCGTGTATACAATGTTCGCGTCTTCGCGTGAATATCCATCCTCTGAGATAACGTTAACCTTGACGAACAAATCTCCATTAGGGCCGCCATATTCTTCTGATTCACAGCCTGCACCCTTCACTACGAGTGTTGCCCCGTCAAAAATGCCTGCAGGGATATCTACGTAGTTTGTCTCTGGCGCATATTCAACACCTGTTCCGTGGCAGTGTTGGCAAGGTTCCTTAATATCCTTACCTGTACCACCACAGTACGGACACGTACGAGTTGATTCAAATGTAGCGTTTCCGAACCTCTGAACCTGCCTATGTACGCCCGTTCCATTACAATGAGGGCACTTGTGCTCCTTACCGTCGGCGGCGCCTGTTCCATTACAGTAGTGGCAAGGCCTCGGTTTATTCACCGTTACGTTCTTTCCGACACCGCTGAAAGCTTCCTTCATTGATATTGTAACCTCAGCCTGAACGTCAGCGCCCTTTCTTTTCTGTGGTGCTCCAAATGGATTCCACCCACTGCTTCTTCTTAACCTTTCAAATGGATCAAATTCATCATCGGCACTAGTACCCATATCAGCGTTTCCGAACAAGTCGTAGCTTTGCTTTTTCTTCGGGTCGGAGAGAACACTGTTCGCCTCATTAATCTCCTTGAATTTATCCTCGGCTTCTTTCTTTTCAGCGTCTGTTGCGTTCGCCCACCTATCCGGATGATACTTGAGGCATAATTTCTTATATGCCTTTTTAATATCGTCTGCGGACGCGTTTCTGTCTACACCGAGTATTGAATAATAATCTTTCTGTGCCATAGAAATAAGTTAAAAATTCCCGGGAAGTGTTTCCCGGGGTATTGACTATTTGAACGATTAGAACGGCAAATCGTCAGGATTATCGCCGTCTTCCTCATTGACGGGCTCGGGAGCAGGTGCGGGAGCGGTTGCCTTGCTACTGCGGCTTCTCTTCGGAACCGTCACCTCTGCATCGGCAGGAACCTCCTCATCGGCGGGCTTTGCGGTAGCCTTTGACTGGTCGGCGGGAGCGGACTCAGAAGAAGAGTTGCTCTGGGTATTGCCGGAAGAACCGTTGGAATTGAATTCGATAGAATCAGCGGTAACGGAGCGACGGCAGCGCTTCACGCCATCACGACCCTCATCGATGTCGGCATCAAGCTCACCGACGACAACCACGCTGGAACCCTTGGTGAGATACTGTACCATGTTCTTATAGCGCTCATAATTGAAAGTGGAAACCTCATACCAAGAAGTCTTCTCAACGCCACGATAGCGGCCGTTGCAAGCTACGGTAAAGGATACTACCTTGCCACCATCCTGAGTTTCGCGGATAGCAGCGTCACGCCCGAGGCGTCCAATAAGTGTAATCTTTTGCATATCAAATTTTGTGTTAAATTTTCTTGTACAAATATACTGTTTTTTAAATGAATTTCCTAAAAATGTTAGCAACTACGCCACCATTTGCGGTAGGATATTTTTCCTTCACCGCACCTTGAATGGTTTTCATGTCCCTCATAGATACAGCGTAACCCTCAGGGAACGTGGCAATGGCTTCCTTGATTGCCGCCTCGAGTTCATCCTCTGTTGGCTCCTTGGGAATCAATGCCGAAAGAACCTCAGCTTCCTTCTCTTCTTTCTCTGCAAGGTCAACACGTCCACCCTCTCTGAACTGAGAAGCGGAGTCCTTTCTCTGTGCAAGCATCTTACCAAGAATGTTAAGCTCAACGGCGTCGTTGAGCACATTCCCTGCCTTTGCAGTCTTATAATTGAGGAACTCAGCCTTGATACTCCTCCAAACTGCAAGATTAACTGCATCATTCCCCTTTAAGAACTTTGCAATATTATGATCAACTACTTCAGAATACATATGTTTTATAGTTTTATAGTATTTATATTAAAAACAAAATCGAAAATGGATATAGCAGAATTAAACGAAAAGCTAGATAAAATTCTCGAAGAAATAAACGACATCCACGAGGCTCTTGACGAGAAGGATTTTCAGATTCTTCATATCGAGCGTGCGATTGATGCAATCAAAGAGAAAATTAATTCCTAGTACACTCGTAGATAGTGAGCAACGTGTCGTCGGATAGCGGTGCGATGAACCTATCGTAAAAATCTGCTACCCACTGAAACTGTGGGATATTGTCTTCAAGTTCAATCCAACCCTTTTCTTCTGATACAAAGGCGTAGCCCCAGAAAGAATCACTTCCCTTAATATAGTTTTCCTTACTTCCGAAGCAACTTTGAAGATAGAACTTCCAAGGTGTCATATTCCGTTTTATCTCCTCTTCTGTCTTGTTTTTCGGAGCCTTATTGTCCACCACCGTATCCCAAGCAACCTCATACTTCCAAGTGTTACCAAGGTGTGTCTTATTCCAATCTACGTCTTTCTTCCTTGCCGAATACGCTTTCGCGCCGTTCTTCAAAATTAACGGCGTACAATGTACCGGTGATGTCTTATAAGAACTGAATTTTCCATCAAGATTCTTATCTGTAATGGCATTACCGTTTTCGTCTATCTCATATCCAGCTGTCATTTCAAGGTAAAAGTCATTCGGAGACAATTTCTTCCAATAGTCTACCTCACCTTGAAAATATTCTTTTTCAGCATCGCCAAGTTTATCGCTCTTCAATAGTTCCTCGTAGACGGAAATTTGTTTTTTCTGATATTCTTCCGCCTTATCAAACTCATATATAATATGTTTATCCCCCTTGTTGGTGGAGTTATACTTGGAGATAATCTTTTTTGGCTTATCCCCTGCTATGACGACACTGAAAAAGTTGTTTCCTTCCATATCAGAACCTGATGACTATAGCCCAAAACAGAGCCATTATTAAAGAGAGGTAATTCTTAAGGACGGTACGCTTATTGTCAGATGCGTCCGTTTCCTTGTATGGGTTCAACTTTGCTTCCAATATTTCAGCAATTGTGATATTGAGCCAAATAATTGTCGATAAAATCGCTATGAATAAACAGAATAACATATCTCAAATGTACAATTTTTATCGAAGACAACGCATATTTGCTGTCTTGAAGTCAGCAAAATACCAATCTTCGGGAACTGAAATTTTCATAAGACGCCCTTCTTCCTTACATTCATAAAGAATACGGTATCTCATTACAGGAGTTGATGAACGTACAATGCAGATTTTATTACGTGTTTCGTCACTATCATCATACGATTTATTTCCCTCACTCAGTAATATACTATCGTAATATATAAACGCATTCTCCCACTTCCCATTGTTCAGGTATTCAAATCCAAACAAGTCTGCGGGCTGCGCCGTATCAGGAATATCATATCCGCTACATACGTCAATCGAATACCCTGACGGCTCCTTCCAATATGTAGAAAGAAATCCGTATTTCCTAGAACGATAAAGCGTCTCTGCCATAGTCTTTGCGTAATTTGCCTTATCAAGAGCAGTATGTCCTAAGAAAGCGATTGCCAATGGATCATTCATTGCACAATACGCTGAATAATAATACCCCAAAATCAGGTTTATCTCGTGTTTCTCTCTTATGCGTGTTGTATTCGATAACAACCTTTCAATCTCTTGAATGTTCACGAAATATTCTTCATTTCTATCGAGGACATATTTTACCTTATTTATATATCGGTAGTAATGTCCGTTAATAACCTCGCAATTGGAGACAGAAACCAAGTTAATAGAGGAAGAAACGGAAGAAATCTTGTCATATTCTTCCTTAATCTTACCACGCCTCTCCGATACACTATATGTCTGCTCACTGCTTATACTAACCTGAACGGATTTCGATAGGGAGATAAGCGCCTCGTCATCGGTTTCCCCAACCCCGTATATGTATTCGGAGTTATTCAGAAAAACTTGGGAGTGACAGATTACAGTCGCCCCAAGCATTATGACGAGTAAAAGGATTTTTTTCATTAGTAGAGATTGTCTGGTGAAACCTTAACGACAACAGTGCATACCCATCCAGATCGAGACTTCCGATACTTTGCATCAATAACCAAGTCGGAGGCGTTAACCTTTGACTTTGCAGTGCTTGTCTCGCTGAACACAAGTGATTCATTGCCATTACGGCGTGCTGCCTCGTTGCTATTGTACTCTCGATAGGAATCAGCAACTACGACTACGTTAGCCTTCTCGGCGATTTTCACAACGGCACTGTGATATGCCTTATCATAGGCAATATCCCTATCCGTAGATACACCGTATCCCTCAGCCTCGTAAGGATTGTTAGAAACCTTGGACGCTGTAGAACAACTGTCTGCGGCAATCATAGCCGCGATGATCAAAATGATACTAAAAATCTTTTTCATATTTGTTGAAATTTTGTTTACCAACGCAAAGATAAGGAGAAAGATTTATTTTTCCAAAAGTTTGTATATATTTTTATATATGAGTAAGAGAAAATTCGTCAAATCAGGAAAGCGCGTAAGTGTTAACGGGAAAGTGTGGTACTACTATCCTAAAAGACATCATGGGCGCCGTAAAAAATCAGGACCGAAGAAGAAACCGAAGCCACCGAAAGAAAGGGTATACCCTCCTTGGGACTACATCATAATAATTTCCAACGAAAACAAACAAGCAAAATATATAGGAAGGTACCATACTTCTGCAGATGCATTTGCTAAGAAAGACGAATTACTAGCTAAGAACTCATCGGTAATATTCCCTATTGAGAATGCCAATAACGGAAGGAAAGACGCTGAAATTTTCGAAAGGAAACCTGAATACCTTATATTAAAAAAGAACTACAAGAGAGAAGAACCATCCAAACTCAGAAACGAATATGGAAAACTCGTTGATCATGAGGTGGTTGGCGGAAAGTGGATTATTGTCGATAAATTTCCATGCCTCAAAGAAGAAACATTCTGGGTTTACGGATATGATAATAAGAAGGAAAGGAAAACGTTCTCGTGGATATTTAACGAGTTTATTATCAATAAAATAGAAAATCATCAAACGATAGTATTTGTTTACGTTTATAATAATAAGGTAATATTCAAATACGACGATGAGGAATTTGACTTCGTTATATGTAAATGTATCCGTGATTCTATAAGAATGTACAATCTAATAGAGGAAAAGACTAAAAAATTCAGGAAGCGTGTCATTCTCAGGGGCGCCACAGGTGGGCACGGAGAACGCGGTGGTGAGCTAATCGAAATGATACGACAGAAAACCGGGTGGAAGAATAAGAAAATTTGGGAGCGTTCTACAAGGCATTAAACGTTATACTTAACGTCATAAACGTGCCAAGGTAACTGAACAGAGTTCGCCTCAAGTGACTTATTTCCACCACTCATAAGGAACGCGCATAAACAACGCTCGATAAGATATCCTACCATACGCGCCTGCATCTTCACGTCATAATACTTATGATTCTCCCTCACATATTCGTCCTTATGCGCTTCAACGTACTTGATATAGTCGTCGTTCGTTTGACAACCCATTCTATAATTAAATTCTTCAGTTACGTCGAAGATATACTGCATATAGTCGTTGAAAAGACGCTTCGGCATGATAAAGATAGAACTTGGATAAATGTGTGTGGATTCAGCCATCTTGTCCCAACCATCCGCATATTCAGGATATAGTTCCTTAACGATTTTACCCATTAAGTCAAAATCCTTCACATTATGCCACTCAGCATAGAAATCCCTGTTGTTGGCTGGTTTTCCTTCAATCTGAAGCGGGAACTTATTATTAAGTATAATCTTATGCCCCTTGAACAGTTCGTTGATATTGGGAACGTTGTCAAGGAAGTCGTAATATCTACGATAGTGGTTAACGCCGATATAGTCCTTCAATTCCCAATTGTTCCAGATCCAAAACAACCCCGTGTATTCATTGTATACAAGGTTGTTGTCTGATATGTTCAGTCCTTCGTAGTCCCTGTAGATAGGAAGCGTTGTATGAAAATCTTCCTCCTTATCGTGGGAATTAACCAATATCTTATAGACAGGATTAGACACAAGAGGAGTGAATGCCTTCACTCCATATATGAAAATATCAACGTTTTTATTCAGTATCTTTTTCATTTGCAATATCGAACATTCGTTGTAACTTATTCATATGCTTATCTGAAGTATAATAATATTGTACGATATTAATTACCTTCTTGATAATCTCTATGCCCTGAATCTGGGCAATTTGTGCTTTTGTAGCCGGATTAAATTCCATACTTATTCTGCAGTAACCTTGTTAGCTAAGTTTATAATTTCATATGCTTGACGAATCACAAGGGATAACGGGCTCGAGAAGAACTTCGTATAGTTGTCATCTACCGAAAGATTGTCAATTGCACGCATAGCCTCATATTCAACCTCGGAAAACACAACACCCGCATTTGAAGCGATAAGTGTTGAGCGTTCACCCGTACGAAGTGCACCGCTAAGTGTTTCAAACTTATAAAGGATACCACGATTAATTATCTCGTAGTTGTTGTCATTCTCCTTGAACATTTGAACCTTCGCAATCTGAGAAAGCATGCACACCTTATTAATAGAGGTAACATTTGCCCTGATTTCTTCAGGTAATACATTGTTCAATTCGTTCGCCGTCTTTGTCAAGCGAACCACGTTCTTAATGAAGGCGCCGTTGTATGCAGCGCCACTGTCCTTTGAATTGGCGTAGGTTGCATTTGATACCTTCTCTTCTCCACCAAGGGCTTCTATAATCCTTTCTGCAATCTCCTCACCGAAGAGCTTTATCAATCCGCCCTTGTACGTCTTAAAATTCTTAACGATAGTACTTTCTGACATATTGTTTCTTAAATTTAGGTAAAGATAGTAAATTTTCTATTTCTCTACAATTTTCGTGTAACCGTCCTGTTCCATTTCCTCGCACTTGTCAAGCAACTCATAGTATTTGAACTCCTTTGACTTGAACTTTTCTTCTTTTTTGAAAACAAGGAATTGTGAAGTATAACTCCTTGAATGAAGCTGTCCGTTCTTATATTTCGCATTGGAAATTAAACGAGCCTTCGCTTCCAAAATAAATTTGTCAATCATTTTAAACCCGACTTTTTCGCCCGCCATGAAACTGAATTCGTCGGTATTGTGACGAATACCACCACTAATAACACTCTGCTCCTTGAACACAAGGATACCACCTTCCCTAAGAACGCGATAGCATTCTTTAATCCAATGGTAGTAACTGTAATACAGGTTATCTACAGGATAATATGCTGCAAAGCGTCTGGCTATAAGTTGAGAACCCTCGTTCGGATTCTTTGCTGACGGAGAATTTGCGGGAGAAATTACAAACGGCAAATCAACGACAACGCTGTCAATGCTGTTGTCTTCCAACGGAACAGCACCCCACTTCTCGAGTTTCTTAACCCTCTCGTCTTGTGGAAAAACGTCAAATAGGAGCCTTGGAAGCGGAATATCATATTTACCACCACGTCCACGACCTTCATAGAATTTTAACTCACTCGCTGTAATATCACAATCGAATGCCTTTCCGTTATTGTAGAGCTTCATGATATTGTATAGTATCTCACTTTGATCGAATGAGATGTTCTTAATGATATTATCATTATTGAGAAGCCCCTTGTCGTTCTCCGGCTCTTCCGTAGCTTTGAAATCGAATCCGAATGAGCAACGTATTCCGTCAGAATTTTCTTCTAACTCATAATCATCCTCACTAAACACGTCCGCTAAATTTTCGTTCATATTGACAGCATCTTCCTCTGTTTCCAAGAATTCAGGGAATACAGACAAGTCACATAGAACCTCAGGTATTATTCTAAGTTTAAATGCCATTTGTAAAAATCTTATAATTCAACTTCTACAAATATACAAAAGCCGCGGAAATTCTTCCACGGCTATAAGTAATTATTTTAACCCCTACCCTTACAAGGACTGCAATCTGCGTCATCGTCTTCATAATGAGCCTTTTTCTTTGCAGGCTTCTGTGTACCAAAGCCGATTTCAGATTTCTTGTTGACACTCGTAATATTTCTCAGCCTATCGTTTCCGTCAACCATTGCTTCAATCGTGGCGAACGACTCTTCCTCAGTATGGTCAAAGACAAAGTACAGGAGGATAAGTTCATTGATATGGTCAATCGTGAAGCCTTCTGTCCTGTCAACCCAGTAGTTGATATCAATTTTTTCCAAATCCTCAGGACGAACCGTCTTCTCAATGAATATCTTACGACTCTCCCTATTAGGAAGAGGGAACTCGACAACCCTGTCAAAACGGCTCGGACGATTCTTGTAGCGTCCCGCAATCTTGTCAATATAGTTGGTGGTTGCAATAGTTACGATACCGCCCGCCTTGAGATTACCGTCAAGAATATTAAGAAGGTGGCTATCAACAGACGACCTGTCATATTCATTTGCTGCAATGAAGTTATCAATATCCTCGATAATGGTGATAATCTTCCTGTCAGGCTCAATTGCTCTGATACGTCTTACAGCGTCAGGATACATACGGATATCGCTTTCACAGGTAAGGCTGAACACGATTCCGTTATACTTCTCGATAAGTTCTTGGCACATAAGGTTGATCAAACTCGTCTTTCCTGTGCCGGGTGCAGAATAAAGAAGGTAGTTACGCCTGAATACGCGATTATATTTCTTGTAGGTTTCCTCGAGCGTCCAGAACTTGCTGATATCATTGAGAATAATGTCCGTCGCGCTGTTCGGTAGCCTGTAAAGCTTGTTGAGTTCAACCTTCTCATGAACAAAATACATTCCGATATTCGGAGAGCTTCCAAGTGAATAGTAGCCCGGCTTAAGCGTGCTGAACGTATTGGATACGGCGATAATAGCGTTCTCACCAACAACCGACCATTGGGATACCTTTAAATCCTGCGGTTTCGGGGCGGACTCATCTTCATCTTTTACGCCTTCGTATTCAACGTCATCGCAAGGCTCAATTGGATTTTCATCCACACAGGCGTTGCACTGCTCAGTGTAACCGCCGTCAAATTCAAGTTTAACTTTATCCATATTTAAAAAAATTGTTTTCACAAACATACAAAAAAAATTCAATAAATCCGCAATGTAGCGCCTTAGGACCCAGGTCCTTGTAACTTTTCAATATTTTAACTTCAAAATTTATTTTTCTTTTTTTTCAAATCTTCAAAATCATGGTGCCTAGGTACTCTGGTCCTCGGGCGCTGGCGGGCGCCCCATCGCGTGCGCGTTAATATAAGGTAAATTATATAATATAGCAAATTTCAAGATCAGCGCGAAAATGCCTTGAAAAATTGATTCTAAAATTGTATGTTTGTGTCAGAATTAAAAATTTCAATTGTTTATGGGAAAATATTCACGTGATCTCGACGAGAGATTGGAAAAGAAAGTAAAAGAATTAGCATCCGCAATCGGATTCCGCGAAATGGGCATTACCATTGAGGCTGTAAGGCTTAAGAAGTCAAAGACATATGGAGAGGTTGTAAAGGGCAACGACCTTGTGACGCTCTTCACCAATGACCCTTACCTTGTGTGCGTTGCGCTCTATGAGGATTTGTTCATTGACCCTAAGACGGGAGAGAACCGAGTTGACGACGAAACACAGAACTATTGGATTGAAGCTCTTCTTAATCAAATTTCATACGACAGCGAAAAGGATAAGGTTGTCCTTACCAAGCCTGAATTGAACGTTTCAATCGGTATGTACCATAAGTATAAGAACGTTTCCATTCAGAAGGAAGAACTCGCTATCCTTACAATTCAGCAAATGGCTGACTTGAAGAAGAAGGAGAAGGAAGAGAAGAAAGCGGAGCGTGAAGCAAAGAAGAAAAATAAGAAGTATTAATATATAATAAGGTATGGATACAGTTATTAATGTTGCAGGTATCTTTTCGGACGCTTTTTGGTATATCGCTCCGGTTATTGTTGCCGTAACCACAGCCGTCGCCGGCTTTATCAATCAGCTTTTCAATGTGCAGAAGAATAGCGTTAAGCAGGCTATTGCGTGGGGCGTAGCTGCAGTTCTGTCCGTTCTGTCTTGGCTCGTTGGGCTGATTTCATTCGGAACCCCCACTTGGGTTGGCGTAGTTGCGCTTTGCGTAGTTACAGGACTGTCAAGTAATGGTTTCTATGATATTGAAGCTGTCAAGAAATTCGTAAAAACTTGGTTTCCAAGTAAAGTGGGTAAACTTTCTGAAAGTTAGCAGTATTTATTATTAGCGAAATTTCCGAAAATTTTAAATCTGAGTCCCACTAACCTCTGAAAATATTCAAGTTAGTGGGTTTAGTTTTAAAAATGCTTCCGTAGTTCAACGGATAGAACGAGGGTTTCCATACGGAGTAGCCCACCGAAACGGGCTTCGGTAATATGGGAGAATGCAGAACTGTATACGTCCGAAGCGTAAAATACCGACTAAACCCTAAATCTGTGTTCGATTCACAGCGGGAGTACAAAAAAATTTGGATGTTTGATCTATTTTTATTATATTTGCAAAAAGTTCATTGAAAATTAAGACTGTGGAAGGCTGTCTGTCCATGCCCGTTTGACACGCACGAGGACCCGCTTAATTCTAGATAATATCGGGCAACCTGAACGAACCGCCTTAGTACCTCACTGTGCGTAGGTAAGCTTAAATCTAAGGGCAGTCTTGAGATATTGATTTCACCTGTGTCGGAAATTCAATGGTGGTTACATTTGGTTCTTGAGAAATCAAGCCGACTATGTTACGGAATAAGCGTGCCGCGTGCAGGGACGGTACGAGCGCTGATGGGGAGCGTAATAACGGCGTGTGTGGCGCGAAGATGCCCCATTCCACACAAGTTGAAAAAGTTCATTGAAAATATATAGAGAAAAGTCAAATCCGACTAACGGCCTCACCGTAGGAGGGAACTTCACAGATTGAGACAATGTGAAGAAGCCACGGTTAAATGTTGCAATGAGTATTCGTAGGATGGCGTCATTAACTCAAATATAGGACACGTAAAGTAGCGAAAAGGGGTTGCAAAAGGGGTTAGAAACTGCACGTATAAAAAAAGTTATACACCTAGTGCATTGCGAATGACACACAAGCGCGTTAGTCTTAGGTGATTAAAAAGGGAACGTAGCTCAGCTGGTTTAGAGCACCTGCCTTCTACAGAATTATCCACTGTGACGGATATTTGGTAAAACGGGAGAAAGTGAATTGCAAATCAATTGTTGCATCAATTTACGTCCGAAGCGTAATTTACCAGCACAAGCAGGGGGTCCACAGTTCGAATCTGTGCGTTCCCACGAAAAAAAATGGAATTAATAAAGTAAACAGACCCGCTCTTTTTGGTGTAGCGTAATAAGAGAACCATCGGTTTTGGCAGTGGTGCGTTGACAAATTGCCTATATACTATACCATGGATAGTTGATAAAGTCGGTTTTTCGTAGGTGTGAAGGAGCCACATAATAGTTTGAAGACGGTAAATGTAAACTATTGGGAAGTCTGAGGGCATTTCGTTTACGTGCCTGTAAAATTTGGGGATATCGTATAAAGGCTATTACTGCGGACTGTTAATCCGTCTATCATGGTTCGAATCCATGTGTCCCCGCAAGTTCTTTGAAAATAATCTCCGAGGGAGCGTATAATAGGTGAAAAATCCGACTTATATTTTTGCTCATGTGGATAGGAAACCCTTTATACAAGACGGACTGTGAGTGCCATAGTATAACGGTAAGGTGCCAAGGGTGATGGACGATTTGGTCCGGCATGCCCACCCGAAGCTAACAGGAGATAACTTATAAACGGTGCGCATCATTACTGTACAGAGAGAGTTTCGGCTCCGCATAATGAGTCACCGCCGTATGATTGGCTGCTGACGGGCAGAACGTAACACCGTATACTACTATCGTTGCGGGTTGAATCGTAAGTCAAGCGTGTCTACCGTGCGCGTGAACGGTTAAAATGGTCATTTAGGCTAGCGGTAAACTTCCGGCTTGTCACGCCGGAGTCAGGGGTTCAACTCCCCTAATGACCGCCATACATCTTTGAAATATTTGATCAAATCAACGGACAAGGCTTGGGCGTATGAGCAACAGTGTATCTGTCCCTGTCGGTGGCGCTGGAACGGCGTAAGCGAACAGTACACGGGTACTTCCGATGTGGGAGCCTATTTAAGAAACAAATCCCGGCGGGGAAATGTTTTGGGCGTTATACCAATGAGAAAGAAAGCAACAGGACGGTGGGACGCGAGTGGTTAAAATTTGATCATTTTTTCGAAAAAAAAAATCAAAAAAATTTGGTTTTTAAGAAAAAAAGGTGTATATTTGCATTGTTCGATTGAGACAGCAAGTCTGCGTCGAGCAAAAAAGTGAAAGTTCTTTGAGAAATTTTAGAAAAATAAGTGCACTTTTGGAAACAACGGTGTATTTATAAATCGCCTCGGTTTCGTGAACAGATATTTTCGAAAATTCGAACGACTTCACACCTTGGCAGGATTTGCGGCAAAAAATGCCCGGGCCATCTACCCGAAAACTCGGAATTAGTTAGCGCCCCTTGGCACGGCCGCAGCGGACTTTGGTTGGCAGTCCGAATATGAATATGCCGGCAGCCCCGACAGCGAAAACCGCTGCCCTTGGCTCCCCGGCTCCCCCAAAGCCAACTCACTCCCCGGTGTGACAAGCCGGGCGTGCCGCCCCCGACGCGTGAAAACGGCGCGACTCCTTTGGGCGGCGAATTTCCACGACGGTTGTCAGCCGTCACGCCGCAAAAAGCGGCAAGCAGTCCAGCAGCGGACGCAAGCGCTGCGAAGTTCTTTGAAAAGAAGAGATGGCGGGCTTCCCGTCAACAGAATAACCAGTGAATCCATAAGCTGGGAAAGTCGAAGGCTCTGTATGCAAATGCATCCATCGGCGGTGATTTACTCCTCTACGGAGGGTATTTCACTTCACGTGAAAGCCATACTCTAAACGCTTCAACGGTTTGTAGGCTCGGGCAGAGCCGATAGTTGGGCGCGGCGGCGCAGCACTGGCGTCGTCTTGGGAGGTAACTCCGACATATAGGGTATGCATAGACTAAAAAAGATTGCCAGTCTTATGGAGTCTATGAAGAAGATCTTCTTCCTATGTCGTAGCCAATGCAACGGCTGCGTGTGGCAACGCGGCTCAGAAATGGTAGGAAGGATAGGTTGTATAGTTAGTAGCCTTGGCAGGTGAAAGCAGGAAGGCGTATATGCCTACTCCACTCAAAAGGTGGAATGGTATAAAGCGCAACCACGTCTTCCAAACTCGGTGTATTTGCGCAAAACGATGAAAAGCACGTTTTTATGGTTATGTGTAAATCAAAAAATTCAGCAAAAGTGTTGCGCACGTGATGCAACAATGCAGTTATCCACCTGTAATATGGTGGCTGCGAGAGTACCGCAAGGAAATCGTAGAAACGAAACAAGTATGCAACTTGTAGGAGGGTAGCGCTTCCGTATCTCGCAAGGAGCAAGGGCAGAACGAAGTACTTTATATAACATCACGTAGTAGTTGCGGAACTTAGAATCCGTCTGCATCCCACCTATCTTTGGAAACAAGGATGTGTTCTAGGCCTGAAAGGGACGAAAACGGTGTGGCGAGAGGGTCACGACTCAGCCCGACTCACAGGTAGAAGACGTTGCGAAATTTCTTCTAACCACAAAGAGGAAACGTGCCGAAAGGCGCGTTTTTTTCGTATATAGACGTTAACAAATATATTATGACAATAGAAGAAGCGAAAAAGAATTGTAAAAAGGGGTGGATACTAAATCCAAATGAGAAAATTGTGAACGGAATTATTAAGGCAATAAACCGCAATGACGGAAACTGCCCTTGCGATAATGATTCGGAAGACAAGAAATGCGCTTGTTCAAATTACAGATTAAAAAATAAATGTTGCTGTAAACTATATGTAAAGGAGCAGTAAAAAAGCCGAAGGGAAAATCCTACGGCTTTATTTGTTTAATGAAATTTGTTTTTTTAAAAAATTTTCCGTATATTTGCAAAGTGATATTGAAACTTTTTGAAAGTTTCGTATATTTATTTACGAATAGAATTTTTTGATCAATTAAAAAGTCAGAGACATGACGGCATTGTGTTCATATTATTTTTCAAGTATTGCACCCAAGGCGCTTCTCAAAGCCCGCTTTGGATGGCCGTCGTATGGAGGTAGGAATAATAAGATATAATAGGGTAAAGCCGAACCCACAACCGCTAAGCGGTACAACATATATCAAACTCTCCAACCTCCAAGTCCAAAAGACATTCGGAGGTTTTTTTTGGACAAAGGCTTTCCCAAAAATTAAATAGTGATAAATGTCGAGGTGGTGAAGTGGTCTAACACGCTAGTCTGCAAAACTAGCATTCATCGGTTCGAATCCGATTCTCGACTCGAAATTTGAAATATTAATTGGGGCGGTAGCTCAGTAGGTAGAGCGCGGGCCTGAAGAGCCCGGCGTCGGTGGTTCGAATCCACCCCGCCCCGCAAAAGATTTAAAGTTATGATAAAACGAAAGCAAATACGAAAACGGATATAAACGTCTGCTAACCGACTGACTCGGGGCAGATGGGTAGGAATACAACATGGCCTTGTAGCTCAGTTGGCAGAGCACCTCACTTTTAATGAGGGGGTCGCGGATTCGAGTTCCGCCGGGGCCACCGAAATGCTCCCTTGGTGTAATGGAAAGCACGAAACACTACGGATGTTTTAGTGAGGGTTCGAATCCTTCAGGGAGCACTTGGATTGCTCTTGTAGGTCAATGGTAGACTAGGCGGCCTTTAACCGTCGGATCCGGGTTCGAGCCCCGTCGGGAGCACAGGAAAAGCTCTTGTAGGCTAATGGTAGACTAGCGGACTCTTAATCCGCGGCTTCGGGTCCGATTCCCGACGGGAGCACAAAAGATTGAAATATATGGGGTCGCATGATCCAAGGTGGCGAGATTGCCTTGCAAGCAGACTGTGGTGGGTTCAATTCCCATCGGCTCCACAAAGAAAAATTTGGATTATTAAAATATAATCCATATATTTGCAAAAGTTCATTGAAAATGGGGATGTTTTGGCTTTGACTTCATTGAAGGGAGAGTGCAAGCATGCAGGGCGTCGGAAATTTGCCCTTTGATCTCAGTTTCCAAACAATAGTTGGCAACAACACTTTCAGAATGGCTGCTTAATCTACAGAGTAGATTTGCTTAACCCATTTCCGCCAAGGCAGCGGGAGGGCCATTATCCGTGACGGATTTCTGAACCGAGGTGGGTTCGTCAATACGGATATCATCGACACTGAGGTACTTTCTGAGGATTTCCATTTGTCCAAAGAATAAGATTCCAAAATGGATGTAGAATGGATAAGGTTCTTCGCTACCGTACCGTTTAAAATTGACTAACAGTGAATAAGCATGTAGAAAGCATTTTTTCACATTGAAAGACACGCGTTCGAGTCGCGTCATCTCCACTTAATTGGGCCGTTAGTGATAGTGGTAGCACGTGGGCTTTGCAAGCCTATAGGAGGGGTTCGAGTCCCCTACGGTCCACAAGGCAGGCGAAGTTGCCTACGCGATAGGTTAATATAAACTTGCCCCACAACGTCAGAAGGTGATGCATACACGCTGACTTGTCGCCGTATGAGAGTGTTGGAGACGCACAGAAGTGGATACTGCATTCGGGAATAAGTTAATTTGCAACACGGCTTATTTTGCAGATTGCAAGTCTGCGGAGACACAAAACTCGCTCCCGGGGCAGGGAGAGGAAGTTGGTTCGATTCCAACATACGGTACAAAAAGGCATTGTAGAAGCTTTAAGAGAGAGAAGCCCTGGATTTTACCGGGAGACGATGGTGAGAGTCCATCCTACAGTTAAGTGCCTTAAATCTGAGCAGGTTTCACCGGGACTCCTGCGCTCGTTAAGTTAAAAAAATCGTACGGTGACACTCAGGATAGACTGAGATTATGGGAGAGCAGCGACGATGGTGGTGTCGTAACGGACTGTAAATCCGTTCCCACAGGGTAAACATTGGTGGTTCGAATCCACTCTCTCCCACTTTTTTCAAGTTTAAACCTTTACTTTTCCACCTTTTCTTATATTTATTAGAAAAGGGTAAAACAATGAAAAAATTTAATATTGAAATAAACAGTAAAGAAGATATAAAAAAATACTTTGAGCTTTTTGACTCTTTCAAGAGTAAGAAACAAATCTTTGAGTATTTTGGTGTATCTGATAATACTGAGCATAATAAGATTCTAAAGAAAGTTGGAGAACTTGTAGGGTTTGATTTTTCAGTATACAAAGAGAGGCAACATCCTTCTAAGTTTTGCACTTGCTGCGGAAAAAAGTTAAAAAAAGGGCAAGATAAATTTTGTTCAAAAAGCTGCGCTGCAAAGTTCAATAATAAAGAACGTGTAATTACAGTTGCGCATAGAGAAAAGACGTCTAAATCCCTTAAAGAATTTAACAAGAGTAATCCAAGAGAAAAGGTTCTATATCGCTACATTTGTGAGAACTGTGGAGAAGAATTTTTTTCTAGAAGGAAAGTAAAAGAAGGAAGAAATTGCCTTTGTAAGAAATGTAAAAAAAGCATAGGTAGAAAATATATTGATAAGGTTGAATCAATTTTGGAACTGCCAAAAACAACCATGATAAAAATTTTAAAAAAAGCAAATTGTAAATGTGCTATTTGTGGTTGGAATGAATCAACTTGCGATGTGCATCACATTGTACCCAAAAAAGATGGAGGCAGTGATGAAAATGGAAATTTAATAGTTGTGTGTCCAAATCATCATAGAATTTTACACACAAAAAAAGAACTTTATTCTTATGATTTCTTACGAAGCTTAAGTATAGAAAAAGAATATAAAGATTGGAAAAATTTTTATTATAAAGGAGAGTAATGCTGAACGGTGACAGCGGCAACCTGCTAAGTTGTGCGTCCATATTTTCGGATGTGGTTCGATCCCACTGCTCTCCGCTTGGCTAAAATAAAGAATTAAATTATGGACTATTGGTGGCGACATACTAATTTAGAAAGCAACATACGGGAGTGTGGTGTAACGGTTAGCATGGCGAACTCCAAACTCGTCCGGTAAGGGTCCAAATCCTTTCACTCCTGCAAAATAAAATTTGGAAATTATATTTTTTATTCCTATCTTTGCAAAAAGGAGGAAATATTATGAAAGAGATTAAAGACAAGTTCGTTCCGTCGAACATTTGGTATTTCGTTTGTGGCTATCTCAACGATACCCGATATGAGCCAATTTTCCGCCGTCATCTTGAACGTTACGACGATGAGGCAAAGGATATGTACGGAAACCCCACGCCTATGTATAAAATGGCATGGATGGATTTCGAGCTTTTCAAGGAACTCCTTCAAGAAGCATTTGAATATTATACTTCCAAATCAGAGGAGATGACGGAAGAGAATATTGAGAAATATTTGGAACGCTGATCAAAATTTATATATTTGTAAAAGTTCATTGAAATATATATCGCTCAAACCGTGGGCTTGGAAGTAGCCATCGGTTAAAGAGTTTACAAAAAACCCATATTAGCCTGAAGCCGAAAGGAGAAAACTAAGGAACATCAGTGAAGGCACCACATTAAAACCTATACATCCTTAGAAAGCCTTTCAATGGTATGGACTGTAATGGAAATTCGTTAATACGTGTGGCTGAGGGATCGATTGCGTCGGAACTGCCACCCGTGAATTTAAGATTGTGCGCAAAGCGGATTTGGTGTAATAACACATTGAGTGATATGATATGGGCAAGTAGCTCAGTTGGTCAGAGCACCGCCCTGATAAGGCGGGGGTCAGAGGTTCAAATCCTCTCTTGCCCACAAAGATAAATTGATATTATTTTGGCGAGATGGCGTAATTGGTAGCCGCGCCCGTCTCAAAAGCGGGTCCCGTAAGGGGTGTGGGTTCGAGTCCCACTCTCGCCACAAAGGAGTGAAGGGAACATCCAACCAACACTTCATATAGAGCAAAACAGAGTCTGATAATGATTCCTGCCGAAGGATAAGGCAAGGTGAAGATAGGGGCTCAATGAGGCTGAAACAAAGTGCACTTGGAGTAGGCAATATATAACGCTCGTCTAATGCGGCAGTGGCGGAATGGTAGACGCGCCACTTTGAGGGGGTGGTGGGAGCAATCCCGTGTGAGTTCGAGTCTCACCTGCCGCACAAAAAAAATTGTAAATTTTGATCAAAATCTGTATATTTGCAAAAATCTCTTTAAAAGCGCCTGTGGCGGAATTGGTAGACGCGCCAGACTTAGGATCTGGTCCCGTAAGGGGTGCAGGTTCGAGTCCTGCCAGGCGCACAAAAACGTTCTTTGAAAAATACAACGGCCAAGATGGGACGCCTATAGCATATCTGTCTGAAAATGGATGACGGAGAAGGGTGTGAAAATTGGATAAGGAAATGGTCACGGGTAAGGCTCGTCAATATGTAACTACGAGAGGTTTCCAAATATCGGTGACTACGGAAATCCGATAACCGTTGTTGAAATATATGGAGAGGTGGCAGAGTGGTCGATTGCGGCGGTCTTGTTAATTCGAGTGCTTTATCAGGAATGATAAAAGTAGAATCTCCCTAATTCGGTGAAGCCTTAACATGTAATGCTGATGGTAATACCGAGCCAATGTTTAAAGACAGTGTGTAGAGACTTTACAGGAGACGTCCAGAACGGACGAAGAGAAAGTCCAGACTACAATGTGAAAGCGATGTAGCAAGGAAAACCGTTGGCCTTCACGGGCCCGGGGGTTCGAATCCCTCCCTCTCCGCAAAACATTAAAATTTATGTATTCATTAAAAGAGTATCCTGAAGAATTTACCGGAAGCAAAGGAAAGCAATGGCTAAAATTCAGGAAGAAAATGAAAAAAATTTTTCACACAAGGCTCAGGCGGGGTAAATGTGATAAATTAAAGGTAAACGGGCAAGAAATTGCTTGGTAGAAGAAAACGCAACTGAACATTGGTTTACGGGTAGCTCCCGTCGCGGTGAGCGCGATACCATCTGCTTTTGCTAACAGCTTAATGGCAAAAGTACTACAGAAGGCTTTGGGTTCGACGCCCAACGGTTGCGCAAAAGTGTAATGGAAGCAGGATGGTCGAAACTGTATACCGAGCACTTAAAATATCGGTTCGCGTGCGGACTCGACGCGGTAAAACATTTGGAATACGTAATAGTAGATATCGCTATACAAAACCAAAAAGCGAGTCCACATATCGGGGTGTAGCTCAGTTGGTAGAGCGGGTGGTTTGGTTACAGTTAACCAATGGCTGAGAAATTGGTGAAGCGACACAATATTGGAAGTTTCGTAAGTTCGAATCTTACGTGTCGCTCGACCATCAGGCCGCAGGTCCGAGTCCTGTCACCCCGACAAAAAAACTTGGTTCGACTTGACATTTTTCGATTTATTGCTATATTTATAGTATATGGCAATTTTTATGGAAAATAAAACAAAACTAGACGAACTTTTGAAGTGTAAGACATTTACTGAATGCGCTAATATCATTTATGGTGTAAAATACACAAATGGTAACGTACAAAAGAAAATAATTGAATACTGCTCTCGTGAGTACAATATTGATATTGTAAATATAATACAACAAAACAAAGAGAAGCGCTGCCTTCAATGCGGTAAGGTAATACACGGGAATAGAAAATTTTGTAGTTCATCTTGTGCTGCTAAATACAACAACCGAAAGAGAACTTTATCAGAAGAGACAAAGCAAAAGATTTCTGAGGCGTTGCAACAACATTCATTACTGAAGAATGGACAAGTTGGTAAAAAAGAGTATGAGATAGTTTGCAAACATTGCGGAAAAGTATTTACCTCAGTAAATAAGAATGCCCAGTATTGTTGTCAACAATGTGCACATAACAGTGAAGAAGTAAAAAATAAAATTAGAGAGAAGGCATACGAAAGGATAAAAGAAGGGACGTTTTCCGGATGGCAAACAAGAAACATTCACTCATACCCGGAGATATTTTGGGAAAAAGTTTTAATAAACAATAAAATACCTTTTATAAAAGAGGATTTTTCAACAAAAAAGTACTTTCTTGATTTTTTAATTGAAAGAAACGGGAAGAAGATAGATTTAGAAATTGACGGTAGACAGCATAAACGTAGACAAACGCATGACGCCGAAAGAGATTGTTTCCTTAGAGAACATGGGTACACAATTTATCGAATTGAATGGAATACAATAAATAACGATGCGGGACGACAGAAAATGCGGGAAAAGATAAACGAGTTTTTGACTTTTTATAATAACTTATTATGAAAACAAAACTTAAATTTTTCAAGCAAGACGGGCGTTGGTATGCCGACGTTCCCGAGCATAGTCTTGAAGATAATGAGATGGTTTTGGGTGCTGACGAAATGTGTGAATTGCTATCAAATGGAAAAGATTCTGTTGAAGTTGAAATGGAAACGGGGTTTGTCCTAAGTATTGTCGAGCCGAAACAATATTTATTAAAGTTGACAATTCTTGATCATGACGATGACGGAGCAACATATTCATTAAATGGATTTTTATTCAATGAAATAATGGATAAGACTCTTAATGAAGATAGCAAATTTCCGTTAACCGTTTGGCTTTGCAATGTTACTCACACAGTTTTCGGGGAACACCCTGAGGTGATTTTTATAACGAAAGTTAGTTAAAAATACGGTCCCAATAAGGCGCCGGGAATCGTAACCCTGCATACTCCTATCGTTGCAGCGTAATCGTAGGTACGTACCGTTCTACAGGGTAGTGGCTGTAGATTTAACGCGGGAATAGCTCAGTTGATAGAGCGGGAGCCTTCCAAGCTCCAGGTCGCGGGTTTGAGCCCCGTTTCCCGCTCTAAAAAAAATAATTTTATGACGCCTTTATTCATTAATCAATTATTTAACACAGGGCAGCTTGATTTTTTTTATGTAAATTTGATCAGCGCAGATTCACTTGTTTCTATAGAAGCGTGCGAAAATAATGAAAGATTGTTAAATGGTTTCAAGGATGTATTGAAAGATACTGAACTTCCCGACAAGGAAAAATGGCTTGAACGTATCAATGATGGGTTAAAAATAGTTAAGCGGGAGAAGACGTTAAAAGAAGGAGATTAGCCCGTACCGCGGCGGGAACGAAGATGGGAAAGGCCTCTCTCGAAGAAGCATACTATTCCTCCAAATCGTAGGTTGGCACAGTTCTATACTTCTCTGGGGTTAGTATAAAAGAAGTATTATGCGGTAGTATATCAATGGTAGATAGTCTGCTTGCCATGCAGAAGGTTGGGAGTTCGAGCCTCCTCTACCGCTCAAGACAACGCTACAAGTCGGAGAAGCGTGTTCAAGTCTGCAGAGTCCGAATAAGGAGATAGTTTATGAGAGTAAAACACCGACTGTAAAATTTGCGGAAGTGCGCATTACCACATTGAGCGTTGAGACATATGCAGTAAAAAGATTGGCAGACGAATGCCGTGGTTGCAAATGAAAGTTATCCTCCCACGGCGTCCATGTAAAGTGGCGGTTATCTAGGCATGTAAGCCCCGTATGGGCGTTCGACAGAAATGTTCCAATCATTCAGGGAGTAAGGCAACAATAAGGGCACTGAACTGCAGGTAATTGACCGACTGAAACCCAGCCGAAAAGGCTTTTCAAAAGGGGGTAAAAGCATAGCAAAATTCAGTCATATGTGCTATGACGGCTCATGGACAAGCCGCGAAACGAATAGGAACCCATGCGTGGGCCCACGACAGACGGGCAGCATACGTATAACTGAAAGTCTGTTTATATGGTGAGTATGCCCGAATGGTTTAGGGGCCACACTGTGGATGTGGTTTATGTCAGTTCGAACCTGACTACTCACCCTAAGAAAAAATGTACGTTCGGCTTGATTTTTTCTCCCTTTTATATATTTATTAATAAAAGGGAAAAATATGAAAGAAAAAAATAGCATAACAACTGCGGAGATATTAAAAGCATTTGAACAATGTAATTCAGAACTTGAAGTAATAAGATATTTTGGCAGAAAGAATAATGGTGCATCTTGGCGTTTCATAGAAAAGATTAAAAAACAAGCCGGAATAGACGGAAAGTATTATAAAAATAGGATTACAAGAGAAGAGTACGAAAAAAAACCGAGATATTGCGAGACGTGTGGTAAAAAACTTACGTATGAACAAAGGTTTAATAAATTTTGTTCTTCTTCTTGCGCCGCGAAATATAACAATGTAATACGAGGGCCGCGTTCTTTAGAAACAAGAATAAAAATATCTAAGTCCCTTGGCGGAAACCTTATTGAAGAAGAAATCAATAAAAAATGCGCTAATTGCGGGAAACCAATAAAACGTGGACAATTTTGTAGTAATACTTGCCATATAGAATATGAAAGAAAAAAGAAAATTGAACGATGGCTGCAAGGAGAAAATTTTACAAGAGGAGCAGGAGGGCAATTACCTGAGTTTATAAAAAAATATCTTCTAAAAATACATAATAACAAATGTGAAAAATGCGGGTGGGGAAAAAAGAATGAAACTACAGGAAAAATACCTTTAGAAGTACACCATATAGACGGTGATTGCACAAACAACAAACTTGAAAATCTGCAATTACTTTGCCCGAATTGCCATAGTTTAACACCTAATTTTGGCTCATTAAATAAAGATAGTAAAAGGTTTCACCGTAAAAAACTTACTATCAATGACATAAAAAATAATTAACGCTTTTCCAAAGGAAATTTAACTGAAAATATACACTTTTCCAAAGGAGATTTGTAAATTTGAAATATAATTGTTCGGGGAGCACGCCCGTCATAATAAACGGGAGGTTGTTATGCACAGATAAGCTTTATCGCTTCGGCGGTACGACATCCAACTGCGGAAAGTGCGATAGTGCAATGTCTGAACAGTTTTCAACAAGTACGACGTCTTGTAAAAACGTCCCGCTTCATCCTTTCCTTGAGGAAGGAACTTGCCAAGTAGTAGCGAGGCAATCCCTGACAAGGGTATGAAACCAACGGCGCCAATAATTAGTGTTGGGTTGCTCGTGAGTCTTGTACTGAGCCGCGTGTCGGCTAATGTGGATATAATTCATAAACCACCAGAGAAGCGTCTTGCCAACAGGAGGGTAAAACCTTGTAAAGAATCTTAGGATTCCAAAGGTAGTGTAATCTACGTACAGAGTCTTGTCTTGGGGGACAAGATGCTCCGAACAACCGTAGTTCCCCAGTCGCAGCGATGCAATAAGCGGCAAAAAAATGCCCGTTAGGTTCCCACCTGGCGGGTTTTTTGCATTTTTTTAGTATATTTGAATAGAATGTTCATAAATTATTACTATGATACGGTTATTTGAGAAATTGGAAGAGCATCGTGAAAGAACAATTGATAAAAATAAGTTCAAAGCCGCAAAGAAAAAAACTAAATTCGCCGCAACGATGCTATTTTGTGAATTTTTAAAAAGAAAACAACACAATGCAACATCTAATTTTACGCTGTAAGCACTGTCAGAGGGAATACACCTATTGCACCTACGGAAATGGTCCTGAGTATGGCACTGAGGAAGGGTGCAGCATGGATTACTGTGCTGAATGTCAGAAAGCAATAGATAAGGCTCTCAATAAGATACCTGTAAAATTTAAAGGTAAATTTCAAGAAATTAATGAGCCTCGTCTGATTCCGCTTTTTGATAAGATCAAGGCAGCCTGCGATGAGAAGAGAAAAACTCCTGACGGGATAGAATGGCCCGCAATGACGCAAATGTTCTGTTGTGGAAATTACGATAATTTAGATAAGTACACTCATGAAGGTATTACATACCGCGTAGAATATAACGACGACACTCCTGACGAAAAGCATATATTCGTCGAAATGGAGTACGATATCAAGAACAAAAAATTCACAGGAAACCTATGGAAAGGGGAATATAAGGATAGTTATTTACATGGACGGAACACTTCGAGGGATTGGGTTCGTAAAATCGGCAAGCTTACAAAAATAGAACCGTGCCCGTTATCACCGCCGTTGGGAAAATTATTCTTTATGGATTTTGACCATGAAATTGATGATTTTGAATGGGAAGTAGTGACAAATAAGCAAATTCCGAAGAAGAAAAAGGAACACGTGCTTCGTTCATATACCATCGTTAGAGATGGCGGTCAAATTAAATCCGATATAGAGCACGGATACGCCTGTGATAGAAGTACGGTTGTTCTCGTTGGATTTACAAGCGACAGCCTCATTGACTTCATTAAGTACGAAGTTACTGTTGAAAGTTACGAAGACGAGAATATAGTTTATTTTAAGGATATACATTGTGTCTAATGCCAAAGATTGAAATTACATATTATAAGGGATATAAGATAGAGCATAGAAGGCTGTTCAAGGTTATAAACCTGAGCGACGGTCCTCATTTATTCCATAGTATCCTCGAGGCAAAAGATTGGATAAACGAAAGAATTTTGGAAAAGAAAGAAAAATAATTATATTTGTATTATGTTAGTAAAGTTACACAAAAAGCGTCCGGGAGTTATTTCAAAGAATAAGACTTCAAAGAATTATGTGAAGCCCTATCGCGGACAGGGACGATAGAAAAATTTGCCCACGTAGCTCAGTTGGATAGAGCAACGGATTTCATACGGTATTGTTCACCGAGACGAACACGCGTATTATGGGAGAAAGCGGGGTTGAGTACATGCATGTAGCTCTGTTTACGTTCGAAGCGTAGTTTACGCGCTAATCCGTCGGTCACAGGTTCGAATCCTGTCGTGGGCACACTTCTAATTTTTATATTATGGGTAAAAACAATAAGGACGTTGATGGCAGTAAGAAGAGACTCCATCATGGGAAGCTCGGGCAGAAGCTCAGCAAGAGAGTAAGTGATAAAGAAAAGGGCCCTGAGGTAGTCGATAGGTATGACTTCGAAAGATATTGTGTTAATTGTGACAATTTCAGAAACCCTGAAACATGCCCATTTTACCCAACCTCAGAAGATACTATGTGGAAAGAGGAATTAGATTGTAAAAATTTTTGGGATTAATGAGAATTATAGTAATATCTGATTTACACGGGCATTTGCCTGAGTTGCCCGATTTCGACTTATTGATTATCGGAGGGGACGTATGCCCTGTTACTAATCACAATAGGCATTTTCAGGAAGATTGGCTTAACGGCACATTTTCAACGTGGATAAATTCGCTTCCATGCAGAAATGTGTTCAGTCGTGTCGTTATGATTGCGGGTAATCATGACGGCTATTTTGAGGGCATTTCAAAAACAAGAAAACAGGAGTGGCTTTCTCATATAAAGGATAATCGTCTCGTTTATCTTGATAATGAAGAATACACTTTCGAATATTTTGAAGTAAATGAAATGAAGTCAATAAAGATATTTGGCTGTCCGTATTGCAAGGTGTTCGGAAGTTGGGCTTTTATGAGGGAGAATCTTGAAAAGTATTATTCGGTAATACCCGAGGGCATTGATATCTTAGTCACTCATGACGCCGCGGACATTAACAATCTCGGACTAATCCAAATGGGTTGGTACAAGGGAGAAAACGCAGGAAATGTGGCACTTGCGCAGCACCTTAAGCGTGTAAAGCCAAAGTACTATTTCTGTGGGCATATCCATAGCGGAAACCACAATCTTGAAGAGGTAGACGGAATTAAAATGGCAAATGTCTCTATAATGGACGAGGATTATAATCCAACTCACGAGCCATTGATTATCGAGGATTACGGATATCGCCCTGACGTTTGTTATCCCCTTATCGGAAATTACGAAATGGTAATTGATGATGGACACGATACCACGGAAGGAAGTGAGTTAATCGGAGTATTTGGTACATATGAGAAAGCACTCAAGACAAAACGTTTCTTAGAAAATCAATCCCCGCCCGAGGATGGCTACAAATATGCGTCCTTTGATATTCATGAGAATTTCATACTTTAAGCCGCGAAGAAATTCGCGGTTTTTTGTATATTTGGCTCGTATGAAAGATGTTAAAGAATTTTTAGGAAAATGTACTGACAAGGAAATTTTTGAAATTGTCTCAAATGTTGGTACTGAAATAAAGAACAGGCTTATTGGCTTGCTCAAGAAAACAGGGTGCACTAGCATATATTTGGGCAGCAATGTTGACGCTCAAATAAGCGTGAACGATATATATGGGGCACATGGATGGACAGAGGGTGAAATATACCGCGTTGTTAAGATAGAAGAAATAGGATATACCGACATTTTTGAGGAAGGAAAGGTATTCAAAGATATTCTTTATATTATAACCGATAAAAGTGAGCAATACAGTGGTGATGAAATAAATGAAGATAGCCTTTGGGACTTATATAAAGACGTAAAAGACATTTTAGTAAAATGATAACAGTAAATGATGTAAAAGAGACACTGCACGAGCTTGAGCATGACGAAAGTGTAGTATTCGAGAACCCCGATTATGTTTCCGCGATAGTGGGAATGACAGAAGATGGCAGGGTTGTTTATTCATACGATAAAATGATCACGCACCTCGTAGAAACCGACGGCATGACGGAGGAGGATGCGATTGACTTTATTTCTTATAATACGGAGCGTGCCATTCCATACGCCGGGGCAATGGCGCCGATTATCCTTTATCCAATTCCCGGCATTACAGACGAATAATGAAAGATTTAATTTTCGGAATAGACTGCGACGGTGTTCTTCGAGATAGTTTGAAGGATATGGTTCGTATATACAATGCTGAGATTGGCGACAATAAAAGGGTGGAAGATATTAAAGACTTCAATGTCGACGTGTCTTTCCCGAGAATTTACACTGAAACAGGAATCCCTGCCGCCGAATGGTTTTTTGACTGTCATAGCGAAGAACTATTCAGGGATTCTAAGCCTATCAAAGGCGTGCAGTGGGCAATGCGAATTCTTAAGCAGTTTGGAAAGGTGGTTATTGTAACTTACCAAAGGAGCTGCGAGAACAAGCTGCATACGATTGAATGGCTTTGCCGAAATAAGCTAATGTGCGACGATGTTTGCTTCCTCAAGGACAAGGGGCTCTTCAGGTGCGATTATTTTGTTGACGATAATATCAGCAATTTCATGGGTTCACATTCAGAAAATGCGGTTCTCATTACTGCGCCATACAACATCGGTATAAAACAATACAACGAGAACGGAGAGGAAGTTAGTACAAGCGACGCTGCCCTTGACAAAATTCTTGAAATCTCTAACTGTAAAACTGCCACAAGATTTGATTCGCTAAAACAATTTGCAGAATATATAAAGAGCTAAATATGGCAAAATTTGACAATATTTCAACAATAAAAACTGTTACAAAGACAATTGACCCGCTAATTGGAGCTATTATCGGAGACGTTTGTGGAAGCGGTTATGAATGGCACAATGCTAAGACCAAGCAAGAAATTAAGCTGAGTTTCGATTCTCCGAGTCGATTTACTGACGATACCGTTCTTAGTTGCGCCATTGCAGAATGGCTTGTTGACGGAAAGAACGGAACGACGGAAGATCAAGAACAGATTTTAAAAGACAGGCTCGACAAATACGGAAAGGCTCATCCAAACGCAGGATATGGGCACATTTTCCGTGAGTGGCTTGCTATGAAGAACAAGGAACCAATGAATTCATTCGGAAATGGCGCGGCAATGCGTTGCAGTGCTTGCGCTTGTGTTGCCGAAAGTTACGATGAGCTCATGGAGTTGGCTAAACAGTCTGCGGCGGTTACACACAATCACCCAGAGGGTATAAAGGGTGCACAGGCATTATGCTATGCAATTTGGAGCACACTTTGCGGATACCCCGACAAAGAATATCTCAAGCAAGACATAGAGCGTAATTTTGGCTATGATTTGAGCAAGACTGTGGACGAAATTCACGGCTCTCATAAGTTCGATGCAACCTGTCAGGTTACGGTTCCTGAGGCAATAATCGCATTCCTTGAAGGGGATTCATTCGACGATGTATTCAAAAAGGCTATTTGGATTGGCGGAGATAGCGATACTATTGCCGATATGGCTTGCGCCCTTGCCGCCGCATATTACGGCATTCCTGATGGATACAGAGAAAAGGTACAAAGCCTACTAACAGAGGACTTGAACACAACAATTTCAAAATTTGAAAATTATATTAGTAATGGCGAAAAGTAAACTTACACAGGTTGGTTATGAGCTTGAAAGTATTCACATTATTCAGGCTCCCGTTTCAGACATTGAGCACAGGGCTGAATGCGACCCTATGATTGACTTCTACGGTAAAAAGGCTTACCCAGTAATAGTTTCTCCGATGGGGGCTGTCACCAATGAAGAAAACTACAAGGTATGGCTTGACAACAATTTCCTTTGTGTTGTACCAAGGACTGTAGATTATCAAACGCGAATCAAAATTAGCGAAGAGACGTTTGCCTCATTTTCGTTGGCTGAGGCTCGTTATCTTGCCGACCATCTCGATATGAAGAAAGATAAACGTCATTTCATTTGTATCGACATCGCACACGGAACAATGCAGTGTCTTTATTCAGTGTGTAAAAATCTCAAGGCGATATTCGGCGACAATATCGTTATCATGACAGGAAATGTCGCAAATCCGTTCGCATATGCATTCTACGAAAACTACGAGATAGACTTTATGCGTGCCTGTGTTGGAACGGGAAGCCGTTGTACTACGTCCTGTAATGTTGGCGTGCATTATCCAACTGCCACGCTCGTAGACAGGCTTCGTATGGAAAAGGAAGATTGGGATCAATCTCATGACAGAAAATCAAGAACAAATATCATAGTCGACGGAGGAATTTCAAATTTCGACGACATTCAGAAGTGTATTGCACTTGGCGCTTGGGCTGTTATGAGCGGTAGTATTTTTGCTAAGGCTCAGGAAGCATGTGAGCCAATTGTATTCCTTCACCCAGACAACCTCAATATGGCAGATGCGATTCCCGCAGAGGAATATGCAGAGAAGTTGGCGGAGCTCAAGGAGCGTAGCGACTTATATTGGGGTACTGACGATAACGAATATTGGGTTGCATACCGTAAACTATCGCAAAGAAAGCCATATCGCCTTTACTATGGAATGAGTACGAAGCTCGCACAGAAGAAAACGGGCGGAAAGGGCGACGTTACGGCTGAAGGAATTGCACGTCCAATTCCTGTGGAATACCCTATCGCTAAGTGGGCGGACAATATGGCTTCTTATATGAGAAGTTGCATGTCGTATACTGGCTGCAGGACAATAGAAGAAATGAGAGAAAACACAGAACTGATTATCAACCTGTCGGGAGATGGTTCGTTCAGAAAATAATACGGTAAAAACAAATTAAAAAATGAATTTCAGTGAAGCATTAGAGGCACTTAAACACGGAGAGAAAGTGCTACGAAGGGGTTGGAACGGTAAAGGCATGTTCCTATGGCTCAAGCCCGCGACGGTAATAAAGGAAGAATGGTGCAAGGATCCTATCCTTAAGGAAATTGCACACGAGAACGGAGGTGAAATAAAGGCACTCGGCACCATCTGCATGAAAACTGCCGACAATAAGATTCTAACAGGTTGGGTTGCAAGTCAGACTGATATGCTCAGCGACGATTGGGAGCTCATCAATTGGCAGGAGCAGAAATTTAAGGATTTTGACCTTCCTTGGCTTACTGAGGAGGAGAACGTTAATTGGGACGAGATTTCTGACGAGGAAAAAACAGACTATGCGGACGTAGAGGAGCTTTCTGACGATGCCGACGACAGGTGGAATGCAGCAATGGAGAAACTTGACAAGAAAGTGACTGATATCCTCAATCCAGACTACGACAAACCTGAGGATGCAATTTCGGATATTTTTGATTCTGATAATATAAAGGATAAACTTCAGCAAATCAGGGAAGAAATGAAAATTCCTGAGCCGGGAGAAGAGGTTAAAGAAGCAATCAAGGAAAAATACGGAGAATAATGGATTTTATTCTTTCAGCGTTAATGGGGATTATAACCGTATGTGCTTACATTGGGTATATTCCCCAAATTATTACGCTAATTAAGACAAAATATTCGAAAGATTTGAGCATTACCTCGTGGTCGATATGGCTGTTTTCAACGGCTTGCGGTACGGTTTATTCTATACTGTTGAAACGTCCCGAATTGTTTATCATGTATGTCTCTGAATTTATTTTGTCTGTTATAATTTTCGCATTAATAATAAAATATAGAAAGAATGCTAGAAATTAAAAATGTGAAGGTATATGACCTTCGTGAAAGTATAATTGCTTGCAGGAATGCAATGAGAACTGAAATGCCGGAGTATACTGATGAGGAGTTTGAGAAGGGGCTTGAGCGGGCAAAGAAGCTGGTTAAAACTTCCGCGGAAAGCCCGAACGTAAAATGCCACGACAACTTTCTTACGGGAATCCGTGTATCATTTGACTTAAAATACAGCCAATATATCACGAAGCAATTTCAACGTTATCATTGGTTCGACTACGTTTCAAGTAATTCTATGATGCACCGCCTCGTAAAGATGGACGCTGATAAAATTTGTAATAAGTATGTTTCCCAAGAATGCATTGACAGGCTTAATAAAGATATTGAGAGGTACAATAGCATTGCTGAATGGGAAGATTTTAAAGGGGCAACGTTTGTTCTTCGCGACGGAACGGAGCTAATAACCAGGAACAAGGGAGAGGCTCTTTACTGGGCTTATATGAAGTGTATCAGCGACTGTCCTATGGGCGCAGAGTTATTTGTAAGGGTATCAACAAATTACAAGCAACTGCAGACAATGTATTGGCAGAGAAAGACACACAAGCTTCGCGAAGATTGGGGTGAATTTTGTAAATTTGTACGCGAACTTCCTTATGCAAATGAACTTATTATCGGAAAAAATTTGGATTCTGAATAAAAGTGCTTATTTTTGCAAAAATTAGATACGTAAAATGAACATCAATTTTAAAGAGACAGAAAATTACGATTCGCAGAGAACCCTTGTTAAGATTCTTCAAAAGCACCCGTATTTCTTCAGCAAGGTTAACGAGTATGATAACTATTTGTTCACCTGCGTCATACGTTGCAACGTGAAGGATAGCTCTGTGGATGCGTTCTTGAATCTATTCAGAAAGAAGAAAGAGCACAAATACGTGGACGTTACAATGAGCCTGAGTGAATGCGGCCCTGACGGTGAGGCTCTTCTTGAGCCAATAGTCTTCGATAGGGACGAAATTGATCAAATCATCGGAGACGTCCCTGATACGTATATTGGAGAAAAGACACTATGATACCTTTTAAGATATTGGCCGCAGCGATTGCGACGTTTGTGTATATAGTAGGAAAATTATCTTCCGAGCTTAAATTTGATAATGAATTTCACGGCTCTCCATATTGGAGGGTTGTGATGGCTATCGTATCAGGTATTGCCGCGTATTTCTGGGTATCGGCGTTGTTCGGAATGGCTTCAAACCCGCCTATAGGCATCTTTTTCGGCATTTCAGCTTGTATCCTCTGCATTGCATACAACGTTAATAAGATTGAGTTTCCTGACGTGCCAACCACCACTGACAAAATGTCAGAACAAGTTAATTTTGTTGATAAAGAAGGCACGATTATCGACATAATTGAAGGAAAGCCTAAGGTTGATGGCGACATTTCGTGTGTTGGCGAGCTTTTTGAAAATAAGGAAACTGTAATCATTCACGTATGCGGTGATGTCAAAATCGGAGACAGATTCCGAATCGTGCAAAATGATGGACAAAAATTATATGCTATAACAGATTTATCATGAGTAAAGTTATTGGAATTGATTTGGGCTCAACATTGAGCGAAGTTTCCGTCATGGAAGGCGGAAAACCAACAATTATTGTAAATGAAGAAGGCGGAAGAACAACCCCGTCCGTAATATCGCTTAAGAACGGAGAAAGAAAAGTCGGAACCGCCGCTAAGAGACAGGCTGTTATCAACCCGAAAGAAACCATCGTCCTTATCAAACGATTCATGGGCGGAACTTACGACGAGGTGAAAGACAACATTTCACACGTTCAATATGAAGTGAAAAACGTAAACGGCTATCCTAAGGTGATTGTGGAAGGTAAGGAGTACACCCCTGAGGAACTGTCCGCTATGATTGTAGCTAAAATGAAGGCTTCTGCGGAGGCTTATCTTGGCGAGACTGTGAAAGACGCGATTATTACCGTTCCTGCGTTCTTCGGAAACGAGGCGCGTGAGGCTACGAAGAAAGCCGGCGAGATTGCAGGACTTAATGTGCTCCGAGTGATTTCCGAGCCTACTGCTGCAATCCTTGCTTCCGGCATTGACATGGAGAAGGAAGGTAAGTATATGGTAGTTGACTATGGTGGCGCTACGCTTGACTTCTCCGTTGCAGAGATTGCCGATAAGGTGGTTGAAATCAAGGCTTCATACGGTGACGTTTACTGCGGTGGTAGTGACTTGGATAAACTTGTATCCGATTGGATTGTATCAGAGTTCAAGGCAGAGAACGGCGTTGACTTATCCAAGGATCCTATGGCTATGTCGCGTGTTCTCGAGGCTGCTGAAAAGGCTAAGATTGAACTCTCCAACACTGCAACGGCAGAAATTAACCTCCCGTATATAACGGCGGTTGACAATCAGCCTATCCACCTCGTAAAATCGCTTTCTAAGGCGAAATTTGAGGCACTTATAGACAAGGAGATTACCAAGGTTATCAACTGCGGTAAAGAGGCTCTAAAACGTGCGAAATTAACGTCTAAGGATATTGACGGAATTCTCCTTGTCGGTGGTTCAACCCGTATCCCCTATGTTCAGGAGAGACTCGAGAAGGAGTTCGGCGTAACGCTTATCAAGACTGCCAATCCAGACGAGGCTGTTTCTCTCGGCGCCGCTGTTCAGGGCGGTATCCTTGCAGGCGAGAACACAGACTTGCTTCTCCTTGACGTTACACCGCTTAACCTCGGAATTGAGACTATGGGCGGCGTTATGACAACCGTTATCGAGGCTAACACTACTATCCCTGCCAAGAAAACGCAGATATTCTCTACGGCTGTTGACAATCAGCCGGGTGTTGAAATCAACGTCCTTCAGGGCAACCGTCCTATGGCTAAGGATAATAAACAGATTGGCATTTTCCACCTTGACGGAATTGCGCCTGCTCCTGCTCACATTCCTCAAATCGAGGTTACGTTCGACATTGACGCCAACGGTATTCTCTCCGTCTCCGCTAAGGATAAGGCTACTGAAAAAGAGCAGCATATCACGATTGAGGCTAAGGGCGGTTTAACCGACGCCGAGGTTGAACGAATGAAGAAAGAAGCTGAGGAATTTGCAGAGGCTGACAAGAAGGCAAAAGAAGAAGTTGATAAAATCAACGCAGCCGACTCGTTCGCTTTCCAGATTTCCAAGGCAATCGAATCATTCGGAGAAAAAGTTACTGAGGACGAAAAGAAGGAACTTGAACCCCTTATCGAAAACCTCAAGAAAGCCGCTGCGGAGAAGAAAATCGAGGATATTGACGCTGCGCAGAAGGCTCTTCAGGAAAAGTGGATTCCTATCGCAACAAGAATCTATCAGGAAAGCGCCCCACAGGGACAGCCAGAGGCAGAAGCAACTGCAGAGCCTGAGAAGTAATTTGTTTACCGTATGTTCAGGAAGCCAACTTTCAGAAATGAAGGTTGGTTTTTTGTTGGTAAAATTTTCCAAATTCAGGCACTAAACCGGGCAAAATTGTCTAAATTTGAACAAATCTACGGCTAATTTTGAAAAAAGCCGTAGATTTTTGTAGAAAAGTTGTAAAATAGAAAAATTATCGTTATATTTGCAATATGGAAAAGTATAAAGTGTGGTTCATATCAGATTTGCATTTCACACACGCAAATATCCTTTACTTCAAGCCGAAGCGGAGGAACCTTGCTGGAATATCACTTGAACACCTGCAGAAGGGGGACAAGAATCAATGTATGGATATCCATGACAAGTGGCTGATAAATCTATGGAACGAACAGGTAGAAAAACACGATGTGGTTTACATTCTTGGCGACTTTTGTCTTGGGAATAAGGAAAGAACCGAGAAAATATTACGTCAGCTTCACGGAAAAAAGTACCTAATAACTGGCAATCATGATAAGAGTTGCAAGGGGCTTGAAAACTACTTCGAATGGGTTGGTAGCATAAAGGAGGCAAAGTTTACTCACGAAATGTTTCCATTCATTGATCCAAGTGAGACTTTCTGTGTTGAAATGTGTCATTTTCCAATGATTGCTTGGAATAGGAGAACACACGGAACAACGCATCTACATGGACATGTTCACGGAACACTCGATTTAATAAACGAAAAAAGTGAGGAACTTCGTGTGGACGTCGGATTAGACGGAAACCTCGCAAATTATAGCCTCATTAGCCTTGATAAGGTTTACCGATATATGAAAGATAAGATTAAGGCTGCCGGGTGCAATACCTTCCAAGAATACATCGACAATTTAATGTTAAAACAAGGTTATAGAATTTAAAAATTAAACAAATGATTGGATTTATTTTACTTACCGTACTTATGGTTGCTCTTATCGCGGGGCTTTTGATTTCTATCAAAAAAGATAACGATGCCAGCATTGAACTCTTTGCACTTCCTCTCGCATTTGTTCTTACGGGATTCATCGTATCTGTCGTAATCATCGCATCAATTCCAAGCGATTCAAAGTATCTTTGCAACAGGAAAGCACGTTGCGAAAACTTAGTTCAAAGCATTAACGATAAGATGTCAACGGAAACAATTAGCTACATCATTTCCGACGCAATATCCATTAATAAAAAAATTGAAAATCATAGAGCCCACGTTGATAGTAAATTTTCAGGAATTTACTATAGCAAGAAGATTGCTGAACAAGAATTTATAGAGTTGCCTGAACTCACAATAACAATAACAAATAAAAATAACGAATAGATATGCATTTCGGAACACTTAAAGAAAAGAGCGAATATTTCAGGGGGCTTACTGATTATAGGCTTACCCCGAACAGTTACGTTATCGCTATGCTCGATGGGCACTGCTTCAGCCAAATGGTAAAGAAGAAATATAAACTTCCATTTGATGAGAATTTTATGAAATATATGAACGATACTGCCAGCTATCTTCTTCAGAACATTCAGGGCGCGAAGTTCGCATATGTACAATCTGACGAGATTTCAATCTTGATCACCGACTTTGACACTCCTGAGACTGACGCATGCTTCAGTTATCGTCTATGTAAAATGCAGTCGCTTTTTGCGTCAATGGCTGCAGGAAAGTTTAACCAACTTGTAGCAATTGATTTGCTTAAAAAGAACGATGGAAAATTTGACGATTCCAACGTTGTTTCAGATATGAAGCCGGCTGCGTTTGATTGCAAGGTTTGGAGTGTTCCTTCCTACAATGAGGCTTTCGGGTGGTTCCTGTATCGTCAGCACGACTGCACAAGGAACAGCAAACAGCAGGCAGCACAGACGTACCTTTCTCACAAATCTCTTCTCAAACTCAGCGCAGACGAGCAAATTGAGAAGCTGAAATCGGAAAAGGGTATTGATTGGTACCAATATACCGACGGAGAAAAATACGGACGTCTTATCTATAAGGTAGGAACGAGAATGTCGAAGGAAATTGACGGAGAAACCATTGAGTACGACAGAAACGTATGGACTCCGTTCGGCGCCACTCCGTTCGACGAGGAAGACAACATCATAAGGACATTGATACCTAAGCGATAATGGAAGTAACAGCCACAAATAAATTTTTCGAGGATTTGAAGAACATTATGCACCCCTCTCTCTGTTCAAAGTTAAGAGAGGCGTGGTATTGGGTGCGTATGCATACTAAGAAACGTTTCCTGAGAGTTCTTAAGGCTACTCTTGCGAGTTATCCGTATGATAGCTCGTTCATGATTGACATTGAGAAGGCTAAAATCATCGAAATGGCTGATTATCTTGAGGCGAACGATAGATTTGTCGGTGTTGAATTCGCGGTTCGCGATTTGCGAATCTGTGCAAAATTGATCGACATATTCAACGGTGACGAAACAAAACTATACCACCATAACGGCGATATCGAATTCGTTAAAAGCGACGTAAATGACGAAGACGGCGATGATACATATGAAATGAGGCCCACGGACGATTTTGAATATGTTTGTGACGTTAATGTGAATATGAGAAACATGGGCAGGTTTGTCTTTAACGAGCATGAAAAGGAATATTTCACAAAATATCCACACGAGTTATATAAAAGAAAGGCCAGGTATCTTTATCATAAAATTCGCCTCGAAAAAGAGGAACTATGGTGGGATTAAATTTGGAAAATTGAAGAATAATTCCTATATTTGCTGAGAACGATAAAAATAACGATTATGCTCAGCAAAGAAACACGCAGAAGAATCGCAAGGCAATATCTTGAAAAGAATTTCGGAAAATACGCTTTCAAGGTTACGAGACTTGGTGTAGAGCCAGATTTGAGCCGCCCATTTGAGCTTTGGGCTGAGGACGACGGAATTTCGTTCGAGGTTGTACACGCCCCGTATGTCTCCGGTAATCACAAGAGGATTATCGCTGTTTCAGATTCCAAGGAAGAGCTCAACAACTCTGTTCTTACAAATTTCCATAGGGAAAGTGTAATGACAGGATGCATTGAATACGAAAAATTTAAGGATTATTATATAGCATATGACTAAACTGTTTGAAAAATACATAACTGACGACTACAAGGTAAAGTGGGATTACGTAGAGACTGTTCCCGAGTTCGCAAAGCTCAAGCAGTGCGAGCAGAATCAGAAATGGCACGGAGAAGGAAACGCATGGCAGCATACAGTGAAATGCGTGGAGGCTGCGTACGACATGTTCGAGAAAAGATACGAGGGATTTACCGACTCACAAAAACGAGTTCTTCTTACGGCCGTTCTCTTCCACGATATCGGAAAGGGGACGACTACGGAGTTCACCAAGGGGAATTGGCACTCCTACGGCCATGAGGTTGCCGGAGAGCGTATCGCCCGAAGAATTCTATGGGACGAAGATTTCGGTGCAAGGGAGACTGTATGCACGCTTATCCGTTGGCATATGGACGTTCTTAGGGTAGCCGAATCAAGGGACTTCGCCACTAAGATGTTGAGAATGTCTTGCTATCAATTTTTCACTTGGCAGAGTGCTATTTTCGTCAAAACATGTGATTGCCTTGGAAGCCAGCCAGAGGACAAGAATCAGACGAATATCGACATGGCAAAACTCCAATTCCTCAGAAGGTTCTCTACAGAAATGAACTGTTATGATATAACCGTTTACAAGCGTTCATTTGATCGCAGAAAAATCTTCGGAAAAAATGTGAATTGGGAATCAACGGATCCTGATAAGGGAAAGACGCAGGCATTTATGTTCATTGGGCTTCCCGGCGCAGGAAAGAACACCGCCATTGATGATATGTTTAAGGACAGGAATATTAAGGTTCTTAGTCGCGACGACATTCGTGCGGAACTCGGATATTGCGGAAAAGACGACAAAATTATCGGAACACCCGAGCAGGAAAAGAAAGTTTCCGAAATATTCAACAATAGATTGTCCGAATATGCCAAGAATGGAGTTGATTTTGTCATTAATAACATTAATCTTAAAAAGAAGTACAGAGACGACTATCATACGATGGCAAACCACGCGTCTGTCAACAATATTGAGTGGATTTATGTTTATATTGAGGCTCCTACACTTCAATCAAATATCAACAGAAGGGAAGGGCAAATCAAGGCAAGCGCTTTCAATGATATGATTGAAAAATTTGATTGGCCCACTGCTGACGAATATGACGAGTTTTTCATTAAGAAACAACTTCAAGACTAATATGGTTTCCTGCATATCCTTAAATGCAGGTGGTGCGGAGAAAATAATTAACAATTAAAACTTTTAAAAAATGAAGCTAAACAAAAGCGCAAAAGCAAATGTAAATTATCTAGCGAAAATTGTTGAGATTAAGGATTTTACTCCACATTCGAATCCTGAAGTCACAAGACTTAAGGCGGCTCACGTAGATGGGTTCAGCATTCTCGTCGGTATTGACGAGAAGCCCGGAAAATTCGTCTACTTCCCTACCTCCTGCTGCATTAACCCGCAGTTCCTTTCATTTGCCAACCTCTATCGTCACGCAGAGAAGAATGCGAACCCAGAGGCTACGGGCATGTTCGAGGATAACGGACGCGTAAAGGCGATTAAGCTGAAGGGACAGGTTTCTGAGGGCTTCTTGCTCCCCCTGCAGATTCTTTGCAATTTCGTCGTTGATTCAACGAATGTTGCCTTTGATGAAAATGACTGCCCCGTTGGAACCGAATTCGACGAGGTTGAGCACAATGGCAAGTCTTTCTGGATTAACAAGAAATTTGTCGTCCATAATCAGCAGGGTAGCGGTGGTGGAGCAGGAAAGGGCCGCTACGATAAGCGTGTCAAACTGTTCGATAGGACAATTGAAGATCAGTTCAGATTCCACTATACAACTGTAATCTATCGTAAGGAGCCTCAGTTCATTGAACCGGATGACTTGATTCACATTTCTGATAAGTGGCACGGAACTAGTGCAATTTTTGCATATGTTCTCTGCAAGCATCCTCTTACCTTCAAGGAGAAGATTGCAAAGTGGCTTACCGGTGAAGAGTTCAATCGTTACGAGTATCTTTACGCTTCTCGCTCTGTCGTAAAGAACGGAAAGATTCGTAAAGAAGAGAACGCACACCCCGGCTTCTATGGAGAGGGTAACGATGTGTGGAAAGAGGCTTTCGAGTATGTAAAGCCGTTCCTTGTGAAGGGTATGACTATCTACGCCGAAATCGTAGGCTACCTTCCAAATGGGGGGTACATTCAAAAAAACTACGATTATGGCTGTGTTCCACCAAAACCGGGCGAGAAGTACACTCCCGAAAAGCACTATAAGGTTCGCGTATACCGTATTACACTTACTAATGTGGACGGAATTGCTCACGAGTTCTCAACATTGGAGGTTCAGCAGTGGTGCAAGTACAACGGGCTAACCCCTGTTATCGAACGCTACTACGGAAAGGCAAAGGATTTGTATCCGAACCTTAACACAGAACTGCATTGGAACGAAAACTTCATTGAGGCACTTGCTTCCGATAAGAGATTCTATATGGAACTGAATTCTCCCGATTGTGAAAACAAAGTGCCACACGAAGGGATTGTTCTAAAGAAAGAAGATATGATTCCACGCGCAGTCAAGCTTAAGTGTTTTGCCTTCCTCAATAAGGAACAGGCTGAGCTTGACAAGGGAGAGGAAAATATCGAAGATTTAGCTTAGAAAGGTTCCGCAGAAATGCGGAACTTTTTTTTGCTTTTTTGTTATTTTTTCACTATTTTTTAGTATATTTTAAAAAATGAAAGTATTTATAATGAAAAGAGAACTGATATGAACTTTAACAATAGAATTTATGAATCTTATTTAGCAGGTAATACGTCTTTAACTGATATGATAAAAGAATTTCATACCACTGAGTATGAGTTGAAACTATATTTTAAAGAACACAATTTAAAATATAGAAGGCAATATCTTTATGATACAACCGTTCACACTTTTTTCGACACAATTGATAGTGAAATAAAGGCATATTTACTTGGGTTTTATTTCGCCGACGGAGGAATATATAAAGGAATGCTTAAGATTTCTATCGGGGAAGAAGACAGAGAAATTATTGAATTATTCAAAAGTTTTATTTCACCAAATAGAAAAATTCGCAAAATAAATGAACAAACAAATAAAAAGACCGGCTATGTATCAAAACCAATGGTGGCGATAGATATAAAATCTGATTATCTATGTGAACGTCTTGAAAAATACGGAATGGGACACAGGAAGACATATGAAACAACGACTGCTCTTAATATGATTCCCGATGAGTTTATGATTGATTTTATAAGAGGATATTTTGACGGCGATGGAACGGTTTGCGTTACGTCTTCAAAGAAGCCATATAATAAAAAGAATGGAGAGACGACAACATTTAACTATCAAAACTATAATTGGTCAATTATTAGTAAACGTTCCGAGCATTTAAACATTATAAAATCATTTCTTAATAGGAAATACGATATTCATTCAAATATTATAAACGATAAAAAGGGAAATTTCCTTATTGAAATTAATAGAAAAAAAGATTTTAAAAAAATAATGGAAATTTTATACAAAGGAAAGAAATATTATTTGAAGCGCAAATTACAAAAATACTTATCATACAATATTAAGCCGGATAAACCGAAAATATTAAAATACTTTAATGGCTCAATAATATCGAGGTTTGATAGCTTGACCAATGCCGGAAAAGATGCAGGCATAACCCCTCAAGGAATAAAAGTAAGAATCAAAAAGAAATTGAACGTAAATGGATACACATGGGGCTACGAAATGTAGCCTTTTTTATTATCAGCCCACAATAAGTGGGCGTTTTTTGCTTTAGCAAACAGCCATTTCACCCTGAAAAAGTATTTATTTAAAAATACTATGCATTGAGCGAAATGGTTGAAAAAACTCAAATACAATTCCCAAGATATTTTGTCAATAAAGCGAAGAATGAAGCGATTGAGACATTGACTCAATATATTAACGACAATCTTTCGGACTTTATTGATGGGGAAGAGATAACATTACGATATAAAAATGCGAAGGACGGCACAATTTCCTCCGTAAATGCAATCGTAGACATTACTGAAGGCGTTGCTTCCTTAAGTGTTGAGATTGGGGAAAAAGATACAATAAAAATTGTTGAAAAAGATGGGCTTGAGCCCATTGAAGATGAAGAATCTCTTTGGCTTTCCGACAATTGGGATACAGAAGTGGCAAGTGCTTATCCTGCAAGCGATTTAAAGACTACCGTTAAATATATGGTAGCCGAAATACGCGTGTTAAAGGAAGAGCTTGCAAAGTGTAAGGAAGCTCTTACAAACACACTCGGAGGAGGCGACATCATTACCAATTCTTACAAATATTGGCTTGAAAATGAATATACGCCCGAAATGCCCGAAGATGGAACATCTCCTTATACAACGGGGGATACCGAAATTTACAAATGGGATATCTACATTGCGGATTCGCCTCTTACTGATTTTTCTGAAGGGGGTATCTATACAGAACAAAGGTACTATCCTTATCTTCGTGCATGGAACTCTACAGGTGAAGAAATTGAAATAACTACAGCTATTACAGTTGATTTATCCGTCGGCACAGGCACGGCAACGATTAGTTTTACGGGCGGCACGCTTTATGCCTTTACCACTGGTGATACTGAATTCAACGCCACTATCACTGATGATGAGCACAGTGGCTATACAAGTAGCAAACAATATTACATTGTTTTTGAAAAAAACGAAAAACCCGACTATGAATCTCAATATAATGTAAAGCACCTCATTACCAAGCATGCAGATAGTTTGGATATTCTGATGAACAATTCAGATTATCTTGCTGTTAATGAGTTCTGTTGGTGCATTGCTGAAAATGCCCTCTATTATAAGGCGCAGGCAGCTAACGGCACAATTCAACTCTTCAAGATTAACGGGGGCGGAAGTGTTACTCCTACGGGTAGCACCATTACTTATACTATCGATGACGATGGAACAATCACAGCAGTTGCTGAAGATGGTACCTCTGTTACTATTGACGAAGATGGAACAATTGTCCTTGTCGGAACAATAGATAATGATGGCATTATCAATATTGACGATACGGCGATAAACTAAAAAAGAATAAAGGAAAATAAAACAAAATAAAAATGGCAGAAGAAATAAAAAAAGCAAAGAAAATAAAAGTTAATGGCGTTTTTGCGGACGTTGACCTTTCTACAGTGGGGCATCTTACATCCCCTAACGGCTTAATAGAATATACTCTCAAAGTAGATAACGAGGGTAATCTTTATGCTGTCGATGAAAAAAGTATCCCTGGTCCTCTTACGCCTCCTAGTACTACGGGTAGCACATTGGCAAAACTGTATATCAATTCTTTCTATTGTGGCGGAAAAGATGCAAACGAACATACCCTTAATTATTGCTCCCATAACTTTGTAGAGCTTTCTAATCTCACCAATAATGATATTAACCTCAAGGGGATATCCCTTCAATATGCAATTAACGGAGCTGACTGGATTGTCTTACCTCTTAGTGGCGTTATTAAAGCGGGTTCAACATTCGTTATCCGTGGTGCACAATGCTCAATGCTCAACTCTCCAACCACAAGAATAAAAGTTGATAAGTATGACATTGAATGGCGGCTTGAAAATGGGGAACTTATTAAATTTGATAGCGAGACTTCTGCTAAATTTTACCTCGCATTCAACCTTAATAAGTACAATGGCGAACAGCCGTATGACAAAGACGCTAAAAACGCAAAAACCGACGCAATAGGATACGTTGATTTAATTGGCGTGAAAGGTACCGAAAGCCCCGGCGGATTTGAAAATGCTTTCTATGATGGGCTTTCTAATACTAAATTATTTAGAAAATACTACGCCATGGATCCTGTCAAGCAGGCAACCAAAGCAATTAACGCTCGTAATAATAGTAATGATTGGTGCTATGTTGATTTAACCAAGAAAGATGGGGAAATAATTCCTTGCGTCGAAGTTTACCGTCCTATGGCATCAGAAGAACATAAAAATATTTTCTACAATAAAACAAAGCTTTTTGATAACAAGCCATCTATCATTACCTGCTCATTTGGTAGACAGGCAACTGATAACGGAAATGGTGCCACAAGGTGTTTCAATTGGCTTACAAAGAGTATTGACAATAAGTATATTTGGATACGTCCTGCGGGTACTTCATCTTGGGGTAAGGCACACGAATCTTTCTGTGCTGGTGATGGAAGGTTAGTCTATAATACTCCTGCCGAAAGAACTGTATATGACAGGATAATGAAAGAATATACCAACGACACCGTTATTATTGTAAATAAGTATATACAGAGTGGATTTACCGCGGGAACTTACGAATATATAGCGGGTTCAATGAATGATGACGGCACTCCTAATCTTAACGAATGTACGCCTGTTTGTACTTTTACAGTAAGAACCGACACAGAGGTAAATACAGGCTTTAAATTTATTCAGACAAGTGACCAACAGGGCTTCAACTGGGAAGAATATCGCCTTTGGGAAGCTTCTTCAAAACTTATATCCAAAGAAACAAGAAGCAACGACGCACATTTCATGATTAACACAGGCGACATGACGCAGAATGGTAATCGTGTAAACGAATGGAAGGATTACTTTGATGCAAAGGGAGATTTCTTTAATAATATGGAAGAAATGGCAACCATAGGCAACAATGACCTTTCTCTCAACGTTCTTTATGAAATGGGTAACGGTGAAGATAACAATAAACTTTGGCACGAGAATTACACTTTCTTCTATACAGCCGAAATAGATCCAAACAATGCGCCTATTTTTACGGGATACGACGGAAATGATTATTACATTCCTTCCCTTTATTCATTCAACTATGGAAAGGCTCACTTCCTTTGCATGAACACTGAAATTAAAAAGACAACGGAGACTAACGCATACGGATATAACTTTGGCGGCGAAAACTGGGGTAATTTCTATCCTCAAATTTGGAATTGGTGTGAAAACGACATTGAACCTTATAGTGGAGATTCAAGCATTTGGAAAATTGTTTTTTGCCATGAGATGCCTTTTACCATTTTAACTCCAAAAGTAACTGAAACGGCTTCAGGTATGCTAAAAGTACGCACAGGCGGTAGTAATGCTAATCAAAATATCAAGGTTCCTGCAGAAAAAGGGACAGGAGATTTCTGGCTTAGTGAATTCTGCCAAACTCATAACGTTAAACTTTGTATTGGCGGGCATAAGCATACAGAAGCAAGTACATGGCAAATTCTTGAGAACGTTGCTTATGACGGCGAAGTAAGAAGCGTTGATTCTATGCATCCGATTATTGTTGTAAGCAAAGATACAAGTTCACCTTTCTACATCGGAAATTACCGAGTTTTAGGGCATGAGGGCGACGCTGGCGCCACTGATCTTACTTCATATGAGGGCTATCAGTATCCAAACACGTGGTTCAAAAATGACGGCACTCTTAAAGATGATTACTCAAGTGCGGTGCAAATGTGTACCTTCATGTTTGAAAATGATATTCATGCAGGTTCAACGCCTGTTCTTTATGCAATGTCGCAAGCAACTGCTTACAAGCATACATCCAACAAGGAGCTTCCTGGGCTAAATATTCCTTGGTTGAGGTATTATTTCCCCCGCGCAAGTTATGATGCTGACAAAGACAGCGCTACCGCCGCCGCGGCACAGAAATTCCCCTTCTACACTGTTTGGACTATAAATGCAAACACCATTACGGGCGAAGTAAGAAAAACTTACGGCGGATTTAATGGCAGTGGTAAATTTGATATCAATATTGATTGGCCATTTGTTAAAAAAGGGTATAGCGCCGTTGAAAAAGACTGGCAAACTACAATTCATTCAATCAATGGCATTACAAATATGGAAGTTCCTCAAGCAGAAACTGACACAAGAATTATTTCAATAAGCAAGTAAAAAAATAAAATAGCCAATGGCAAAATATCTTAAAAGATATAACAAGGAAACAAATCAATGGGAGTTGGTTTCAGCTCCAGATGTTTCTGTTGAACAAAGACTTGAAGACGGAAGTAATATAACCGATACCAATGTCTTCGTGACAAACGTAAATTATGCGAAAGAGAGCGGCGATACTACTCTCGACGAAACACTTACGGTTATCGGTGATGACATTTCAAGACTTCAACGCAACGTTTCTTGGCTTACCGAACACGGCGGAGCGGGTGGAAGCGGCGGTGGCGGTGGTACCGTAAAATCATTCGGTATTGAAGTTATCAGCCCTGCACTTGTCAACAACGCCGCATATGTTACAGGCAAGACATTTGACATTGAATTCATGATAACGGGTGGTTCTGAAGGAGACATCTGTACATATTCTTATGCCTATGATGGAACGCCTACGGACTATATCCCTATTGAAGTTAATAAGAGTGTTAAGGTGCACATTGACAATACTACCAGTACCAAAAAAGAACACTCAATGCTCATTAGGGCAATCAACCCTTATGGCACAAATATTACTGCAAAGAACTTTACAATTTACGAGTCTTCACTTTCCATTGCTTTTGACGTTGATACTGCAGGCGATGATTACAACAAGGCTACCGGCGTTTACAATATAAGGAAAAACAGTACTTACGGAAATATTCCACTCCTTATTACGAACGGCCTTATGAACTCGACTACAGTTCTTACCGGTGCCTACAACATGGAACGGAGTAACATTGAATTTGTTAATTCTACAACTAATCCACAAAAGGTGGCATTCTCTCTTTGGAATATACTTTCCGAACCAGCGCCGGGGCGTTACTATGTTGTAAGTTTCAGCGCGTCAGCCACACTTGGTACAAACACAATTTATTCTAATGAAATACTGGTCCGCGTATTTATTGTCAGCCCCACAGAAATGACAATCGTTCTTGGCGTAAACGGCACGAGCGGCGAAGATGTAGAAGCTCCCCTTAATTCATCACTCGCCTATAATTTCAAGACTTATGTCCCCGTGCTCAGTCCGCCTATTGACGCAACTTACTATGCGGCAAAAATTGTTAACGGGGCAAGTTCAACACTTATTCTTGGACAATACTATGATGAAAATACTCATGAGCCTGGGGCGACTTTCTCTGATAATCCTTCAGCATCTGTCGGTACGCTAATATCATCTCAATATGCACTCTCTGCTGCCCACGGTTTCCAAGAAGGGCAAACTGTTCAACTCTGCGTGCAAGTATGGGATGCATTGGGTACCCGTACGCAATCTGCCATGACAAATATTACAATTGTCGAAGAATCTAATGAAATTTTCCCAAGACAATCTAATTCAAGAAGCGGTATTGGTACGACGGGAGGAACTATATTTGCTTCATGGAACAAAGATGACGCATCTGAAGTTTCAAAGATGAAATGGACGTCCAATCAGACAGACTATGCTTTTATCAGTAATGAATTTACAGGTAATACGGTAACTTTGGACATTAATGTTCTTAATGGTAATGATGCAAGCGGTATTCATGTCGAAGATGGGGAGATTCCTACTCCATATATGAGGCTTCAAAACCACGCTTATGCCTATACTGATATGTCAAGGTATGCAGCGGAAATTGCTGCTCTTACTACGAATATCGATGATACCAATTATTATGGTTTCACAATTTCTTTCAGTATTAAAGCTGATTTGTTAAATGATAACGAGCATACGCTTCTCCTTTGGGGTGACAGTGGCGTTGACAATTCGCTTATCAATGGTATTAGAATTGATTCTGATAAGGTACGTTGGAGAGTTTGGGAAATAACAAAAGTGGGCAATCCACTTCCACATGATTTAATATGCCCTATTTCACCCGATGTGCGTACTACGGTTGATTTCTCATATGTTATCAATGACAGCAACAGCGCCACCGCTAGAATATATGTCAATGGTATCCTCAATGCGGCAGCTAATATATATAGAATGAGCCCGAGAGCGGCACATATCTTCCCTAATATTGCTTACTTCGGCGCAAACTACAGAAATGGCTCTATTGAAAGATATGCTGATTTAAATATATATGAGTTCAGCATCTATACGAGAAATTTGAACGACTTACAAATCATTGTAAACAGTAAGAATTCCCGTTTCTATACGCTTGCCGATTATAATCAGTGGAAAACAAAAAACTTCATTACTGCTAATGAGCTAAATCCTGCAATACCCGAATCTGTTTTTTTCAATAACGGTGACTATATTGAAGAGTTTAGTACTGCGCAAGTTTCTAATATTGCTTCCCGTAGCACAAACCCTACCTTATATATATATTTCTCACAAGATGCGGGCTTTAATAAGGATTGGTTCTATGCAAAGCACACTGCCGAAGAAACGGGTAGAACGTTTGACGGCGTAGCCACGTATTACGATCCTGACACACAGAGAACAGTTCAATTTGCGGTAAAAGTAACACTTCAAGGCACTAGTACCCTTGGATATCGTATTAAAAACCTTGAAATGTACGTAGATGAAACCTTTACAACCGAAACGGGCACTTATGTAAAACTGTTTCAGCCGAAAAAAGAATGGTTCCCCGAAAGCCAATTTACATTGAAGGCAGATGTCGTTGACTCCGCCCACGCTAACAACGCCGTGTTGGGTGAATGGATTAACAATTCTGGGGCATTTGAAAATAACCCCGCAATGGCAAATCTTGAAGGAAACAGGCCCTTGGATGTTGATGATGCGGGTAACGAACCCGTTCCCGGCGCTGTTCACGAAGATGTAACAATCAAGCATACACTTGAGGGTTTCCCTATCCTTATGTTCATTGCTTTTTCAGATAGCAACGCCTATACGTTCCTTGGAATCTACTCATTCAACCTTGGACGTTACTCATACTATAATATGGGTATGAAATTCTTGAAATCATTTTCAAGAAGAGACGCCGGAGGGCAGAAAGTGGCTTGTCCTAAACTTATCAATTACTACGAAGAAAAGGACACGCTTGGCGAAGTAAAAGCGGGCGATATATTCAGTTTTGAAATGGGCAATGCCGCTAACGAGCATATTGCTGAGCACCCCGTATGGTCACAATATAGAAATAGTGTTATTCAAACATACGGCGATTTTAAATATCCTTCTGTTGGTACCACTGATGATATATGGAACAAACTTTGTACTGCATTTGAATCAATAGCGAGATTTGAAATTACGTCATACTATACTGATTCTTACACGGGATATCAAAATATTCACGATTTTATTTATGATAAAATTGCGGGGAAATATATTGATACCGGTGATGAAATTGCTCAACAGAATCTTACCACTCAAGATATTGAAGACCATATAAACGTTCACAATGCGATAGCTTACTTTGTAATTGCCAATGCATTTGGTATGACAGACTCTCTCGGTAAGAACATGACATTAAGGACGTGGGATAATGGTGAAACATGGTACACCTGCTTCTACGATATGGATACTGCTCTTGCTCTTGCAAACGACGGCTCTGAAAGTAACCCCGTAACCGTTTCTATTGATAAGGTTACAATGGTTTCCGACCCTGAAACTCAAACATCAGTGCTTCGCACAACATATCATGATGAACAATCAAAATATGCTGCCTACCTTTCAAAGATTTGGGGCGTATTCAGGGATGACATGTTTATAAATAGACATAACAACCCTCAAGATAGGTACGAATACATTTGGAACTCAATGAGAAGCACAAATGGTAAACTTTCCCGTGCTTCCAATTTTACGGATATTATGGCAGACAGGGTTGATAAGTGCGGTGAAATGGTTTATGACTATGACTATAATACCAAATACATAGACGATACTAATACGCAGGATTCAGGTGTTACACCCGCCATTACTTTCTTGCACGGTACTCGTGTGGAATTTGTTAAGGACTGGCTTAGAAAGCACTTTTATTTCCTTGACGGTATGTTCGATGCAAATAGGCTCGGACAGGGTGTTTCATTCTCTTATGCCGATAGCCCTTACAACTCCGATATTTTCGATATTGTTGCATCATTCAGCAGTGCAATACCAATACTCGCGTTTACAGTTAAAGTAACAACGCCCACATTCTTAGGAATCAATGTAGGTAGTGATACTTTCAAGAAATATTATATTGATACAGAAAATACTGATACAAGGCTTTATTTTGTCAACGGCACATCTTCAAATGCACAGATTAACATTAAAGGCAGTACCTTAATATCTAAATTAGAAGGATTACAAGGCGGCTTCCAAGCAATTGGTAACAATGAGCCTGGCGTTGCTCGTGCTTTATCTGAATTTAATGTAGAATCATCCAACGGGCTTACCGAATCGCCTTTTACAAGTAGGGTATTTATTCTTGGAGGAAAATCTTCTCTTGAGACTATTAACCTTAGCAATACAAGAGGGCCTTCTCCACTCAATAACTACGTGGTTGACTTGGGCGATTTTGACAAACTCATCAATGTCAACATCTCCAACTCTGATGTGACGGCTCTTGGTTTACCTCGTACATCACTTCAAAGGCTTGATATCAGGTATTCTAATCTTGTAAGTTTCACTCTCGTTAATCAAAATATTCTTACAGGTATTAGCTTCGACGGATGCAGTAAATTACAAAGTATTCATATTGATAATTGCAATGCAATTACTGATTTGAACATAAGTGATAAGATAAATCTTTCAACAATATCTATCACTAACTGTGATTCTCTCAATTCTGTAACAATTTCAGGGAATACCAGTCTTACAACTATTGAACTTTCAAATAACCGGAATTTAAAGACGGTTAGAATAGTCAACTGTCGTTCCGCCAATCTGAAAATCAATATCAATGGTTCCGCATTACAGAATATTACTATCAACGAGGTTAACACCACCATTCCTGTCACTCTGCCGAGCCGTGCATTCTTATCGGGTGTTACGAGTATTAGCATTGATAATTGCTACTATTTCGGCGGGTTTAAATACGGAACTGAGGATATCGAGACATACGGAGAAGACAACAACTATGTTCTTGACTTAACTCCGTTTACTTCTTTGGAGGGAGAGAACATCTCTGCAAGGAATGTTCTTACTATGGTTTATATCAGGGTTCCTAATGATGCCGAACATCCTTTCGATTTAAGGCATGGGCTCATAGACGGTAGTAAAAATGTTCTTACAAGAATCTTCGGATGTTTTGCAATAACAGAAATAGAACAATTCTTCCAATTTGCTAAATTCTATGTAAGGGAACCGCTCGATTTGGAAGGCGGTAAGACTCCTTTTGATGATTCTTATTATCAGTGGGACAACAGTAGCAGCTACGGAACAAACGTGGTTATCAATCAAAGCGACATGAGCAGCGCGTTCCGTATGACGAGCTGCAGTATTAGTGATGTTTACTATATTTTTAAACAATGCAGACACGGTGTTGCTCTTACTGACATAGAATCAGGTGAAAGCATGTTTAGGGATTGTAAGAGTCTCCGTACGACAATGCAGGATAGCATTAACCCGGGTATTTTCAGCAATTTACCTGAATTGACTAATATTAACAATATTTTCAATGGTGCAAATATTGGCGGATACATAGATAATACAATTCTTATTCCGATTAAAGACAATATTGAAGAATTCGTCAACGTATTCGGAACCAATGAAACTAATATTGAAAAATATTATACAAAGGATGATGAATGTTTCTTCCCGAGTGGAAACAACATAACTGTTGTAGAAGGATTTAATCCGTTGCCTTACAATACGGAATATGAGGTTCCTAATCCTGTCTTCGATACGGAAATGCTCAAAACTCTTACAAAGGTAGAAATTATTGAAAATTCTTTCAACGATTGTAAGATAGATTTTACTAATGGTGAAGGGGACGTAAACTGTGACTTATTTAAGACAACCGTAAAATTAAAGAAAATTGGAAGGTCGTTCTTACGCGTTATTGGCACAGGTTCCTTAAAGAATATCTTTGGTGGCAACAGTTCTTCGCCATCAGAATTCCCCGAAGCATTGGAGGAAATAAGAGGTTCATTCTCATTCATTGAGGATCCTTATTGCGACCATGAATCCATTTCAGGTGAGTGCCCTATTAATCACGATACGGGGCACAAAGGAGTACTGATGCCTATTGGCAATAGTTTCTTTAAGAGAATAAAAGGTTCTATTAAAGCCATTGGTGGGAAAAGCCGTAGCTATTATGAAGAAAAGTGTTTTTTCTCTGAACGTAATTCTGTACGCGAAACCAACGCTATTAGAAAATACATTGACTTGGACGATTGCGATGGCGAAAATTTCTGCTACAAAATATTCAACGGCTGCGATAATCTTGAAGAAGTTCCTTACTTCTTTGAGGGTATGGATTTCAACGTTATCGGAGGGCCTTCATCTATTTCTCTTCTTTTTGATGGAAATGGAAATAGCATGTTCAAGGGCTTAACGAAATTGAAAAATATTACGGGGCTCTTCAGCACAATGAAAAATGTTAAGTACACTCTTTCATCAGGGTGTGCATTTGAGGATTGTGCTATTGAAAGTGCATCTAACTTATTTAAGGAAAGCAATGCCGCCAATTCTGCCAAAAGAATAGGAATGGTGCCTTATAAACTTTTCTATCAAGGTGATGTTGAAAATACCATTTCCGATAGCAAGCTTGGTATCACCGAGAAAACTGCGGATAGCATGGGTATCTTGGCAGATTTCGAACATTATATTGAAGATTTGTCAGGTAATCCTGAAGAATACCGCTATGTTGGTACTGATACTGCAGATAAGATTTCCCTTAACTTTACTTATAAGTTACCAAAGTGCATTATTAACAATCTATCAAGTGTCTTTGAATTCTCGGATTCTACGGAACTCGTACAATTCTCAAGTTTAGACATGCCTTACGAGGAATGGATTGAAGATAATGAAAACTATAATCCTATAATGTTCTATACTTCACAGGATGAAAGCGGTAATACTGTCTACTCATATAACATGAGTTATAATCCTTATAAGAAGAAATGGAACAAATTTGTATATGATGGCACAAAAGCATTTACACAAATGGTTGAAGCGTCAGTACAATATCAAACACTATTGAGAGTATACGCAGGCGAAATCATTCCTGAATATATGGATGATTACGGAAACCCGATTCTTGATAAAGATTTTCCCGACGGCTTCAGAGATTACGATGACTACTTTGATTTGTCCGCATTGTCTGACAAAGATACGGGTATTGAAAAAGATACTGACACCTATCCTATCTATAACCCGGGCACAGGTTTGTTTAGCATCCAAAATTACTTTGTTCCTCAGGACATCTTTAGATACTGTGCGAATAACCGAAGCACGATGGTAAACAGTGCGTTTGAGAATGAGTGTCCTACGATTACCCATACCGCCGACATGTGGAGCTGCGGCGTAAAAGGTAGAATACCCCCTTATATATTCGAACCTATACGCAATGCCATCACCCTGTCAAGGGTATTCTATAATTGTAAGGGGTTGCTTCCTCATAGGTGGGCTACGTATATATCAGGTGTACCCTACTCAGCAGGAACGGCTTATCCTTCAACGTTGATAAGTGGCATGACAAATCTCAGCACTTTCAGTACAATGTTCTCCAACTGTACCATGTGGGGCAGAGTAACAGTTCCGGAAAGCTTCTTCTCAACCAATACGGAATTAGCTGATATATCAAGTATATGGAACGGTATGAAGTGGGTGGAAGATACTGTGACAGAGCAATTCCCGATTACATTGTTTGTAAATAATTCTAAACTATCGAATCTATCGGGATTATTTGCATACGAAGGGCCTTATCGTATGAGCAGCAACTTATTCAATGAGAGAAACAACCCGAATATTAAGAATACGTCAAGCTTCTTATTCAGATGCGTTCATCTCATGAATACTTCAAGGGTTCCTACGTTCTGGGATGAAACAAAATGGATTGTTCCTTCATTTGAGAATACATTTGCCGGAATTTCACTAGAAATTATTGATGCACAGGGTATACCGCCAGCATGGTACACAGAAATGTAAAAAGAAAGCCGCAGGATTTACTCCTGCGGTTTTTGTTTATTTTATAATCAAACAATCCATCGGCTTCAAATCTTCAGGATTTATTTCCTTATAAACGTCACTTTCTTTTATCTCTTCATTCCAAACAGGGTCTTCGCCAATAAGTTCAAGAATGCGTTCATGAATTGGTACCTCGTATTTCCACTTCAAGAGTATATTGGTACGTGCAATCTCGTTCAAGCGACTACCCGTTGCGGTGTCACCGCGCCCATTAGCCCGAGATTCGCCCTGATTCTGAATATAAAGGACTTTATCAACCTTTGCAATTTTCCCTTTAAGGAATGTTCTTATTACAACATCCATATCATCCAATACGGACAATTCAGGATAGTGCCCACCAATTTGATGATAGAATTCCTTCTTCCAAGTTCTAATATGATTAGGTAACGCATAAATGCCCCTAATGCTTTTTACGTTGATGTTCCTGCACGTTATAGCAACGTTCTTATATTCTACGCCTTCTACAGTTTCATCGCGGTAATAGCCCTGCCCAAATGAAAAGTTGTCTCCGTACCATATGGGGGCGCCGTCAATAATTTCAAGGCAATCCGAATACACGAAGTCAGCGTCAGATTGTTCATAGCATTCAAGCAATTTTTCAAGGCAGTCGGACGTCAATTCATCGTCGTGATCCACTTCTACAAGATAATCCCCATTGCAAAGCATTGCGATTGAATGTTTATTGAAGCCAATATTACCATGATTAGTAAAATTTCTAAAAACGGTTATCCTTGGGTCATGCAATTTTTCAATATACTCTGCAGTGGTAGGGGATTTACTATCATCAAGTATCCACCAATTCCAATTCCTGTAAGTTTGTCTTTTTAGTGACTCATAGAGTCTTAATATAACCGATTTGGGGGTATTGAATGTGCAGGTAAAGATTGAGAACAATTTATCGTCGCCCTCACGCCCATTATTCAAAAGGAATGTGTTTATAATTAAATCAGAGAGTTTTTTCTCATTAAATTCCTCTACATGGCACCATTTTCTACGAATTTCATACGGAAGGGCATTTAATTCATCAAAATTGCCAATATCGCCCACGGTTATGATGCAATCAAACCCACGGTTAATGTTTAATTTAGAAAGAATATTATCCGCATTATCATACACAGCAATATCATATTTACGCTCTACCCATTCAGGAAGATAATAAGTTATGACTTTGTCATAATCGTGCTCGCTTTTTTTCTTGTCTATAATAACTGCTGATATTTTGTTTCTCATATTTCAATTGTTTTTAGCATTTCAGCTCTAAAATTATAATAATCATCCTTGGTATCATCATCAAGAAAATCCTCAATAAATGCCTCAGCGTATTTATACCAATTTAAAAACAAGACGTCCGAACTTGCAACATAGTGAAAACATTTATGAGAACCGGCCTCTGCATTATTAAATTTAAATATATTACCACAAAATGTTTCAGCACAATATCTGTTGTTGAGCGGTGGTAATTCTATTTCATTTTTTTTCATAAATGCAGCGGTGCGTTGCCCATTTATCCAGAAAAAGGTGCCCGAATACAGCCATGAGTATTTGTTTTCTATATTTTCCCATTTGCACTTAAGGGAGCCATAAGTATTAAAACTTGGGCTTGTTATAAGATACCATATTACTTCATCCATGTAAAACAAGCTAAAAAAATAAACGGCAATTATCCAGTTATACACCTGCCATATATCAATATTTGGATTAAACTCGTTACTCGCGCCCTTTATATGTCCAAAGAATGTAACACCGTCCAAACTCTCAAGTTTTTTTGCTATTTGTTCATAAAATGTTGAAGCTTCACGAAAATCATTATTTTTTTCAACAATGAATTTAATATCTCGTATCGGAATATTCTTTAAAAGTGTTTTCTCTGCTGTTTTAATTAAATCCCGATTATCCGTGTCGTCTATTGCGAGCACAAAAATTGCCTGATCAAAAATTTTCGCAAAATACGCCAAGCATGCCAAATGTAATTTATATACATTCGAATCGAAACACCCGTCATATAGAAAAAGGTGGTATACTAATCGTTTAAAGGTATGCATAATATATTATATACGTCTTCCACAAAACAATCATATGTAAAATAGCTATCGTTTTCTTCCAAAATAAAAACGCTTGAACTATTTGAATTTTCATTCATAATTGAGATATCAGATGTTATATACCTGTCATCCCAAGAGCTAATTAACGAGTAATCCATGGGCAATATAGATGGAAGAAATTCCTCATCAAATGTTTTGCTTTCCAAGTTAGGTAAAGAAATATTATTTTCTTCCATATACTTGTACAATTTCTTGGTGTTTATCCATTGAAAACCGCCATAATAGTACCACTTGTTCTTCGTGGGTACAGAATCGCCAAAAAATGCAAATGCGCCGTAGCATACTCCATTTTGCTTCTTTAACAGGGCAAATCTAACAAAATCCGGATCCTCAAACATTTGGTAATATGAAGAGATTATTCGTTTAATGTCCGAATCCATAACTCTTTTTTCATCACTTATTGAACCTTTTTCGCAATTAATAAATGCTGTAAGTCCATTAAGTTCGTTCAATTTATTCGCTATTTCGGTGTAAAATACCGAGCCCCCTCCAAATATATTCTTTTTTATTAACTTTATCGCAATATTGCAATTAAAACCAATAGAAAAAATCTTATCTCGGTAAATATTCTCAATGGCGGCATCACAGTCCTTGTCGACACCAAGAATAAAGGTTACACTTGAAAACAGGTTCTTATAATACTCTATACAGTGAAAATGTGTTTTAAGCGAATGTGATAGTGTTCTTGAATTCTCATCAATATCAATATACACTATTAAATTAAGCGGTTCACCCGTTTTAAACAGCCCCATCGGGCGATACATATCACGAAACTCCCTATCAGTTATGAGATGTACAGCGTTTGTTGAAAAGTCATCTTCAAATTCATATCCACTTGGCTCGAAATACCCCGTAAAATCGGGCGTTGGGTTGTAATCTATTATTGTCAATCCGACATCTTCTTTAATTGTGTGAAATGTTATATTGGTGTTGTTTAATTTAACTACTGACTTCCATACAGTGCCAACCCATAATAGTTCATCACTATCCTCCTCTTGTGACTTCTTATTAGCCGGAATTGTATCATGCACTAAAATAACACCACCCGGATTTAAGTGTGCCATTGAATTCGCTATATCCTTGCAGCATTGTCCCTCAGTATGTAAGCCATCAATAAGAATAATATCATACTTTTTATCTTCGGGCATAGCATCAAACATTTCGTCTGATGTCATTAGATATGTAAGAGCTTCCTTTATTTCATCAGGAAGGTTATCTCTGGTTGCAAGAGAATCACGAGTTGAAGGAAAGTACGGGTCACAAGATTCTTTATGCTCGCATTTTATCTTGTTATAATTAAAGTGAGGCCAAGATAGTCCTATTTCTAAATAACTTTTATAGCCACGGCTTTTAATTAAATAATTTATTGCACTTGTTCTTATCATAATTACATGAAATCTATAATATAGTATGTTGGATTACGTTTATCACTGTATGTTTCGTAAACACGCCACACATCATCGTCTGTAGGTGTCCACACTAACTTATTGCCGGTTCTTAACGCATATTCAAAAAGTAAGTTATAAAGGGTATCATCTATATGTGGGTCGCCAACACAGAACGTGTGCCCGGTGGTATTATACATTAAATTAAATGCGCCCATTATTAAAGCATACACTCGCTCATTGCTATTCCTTATTTTAATAATATCAAAATTTTCCAAAAGTTCCACATATCCTTCGGATGAATAGTTTGTTTCTTCCGAAAATAGCCCGCGCCTCATCTGATCTAAAGGGAAATTTGCCCAATCAGACATCACAAAATAATTTTTGCATTTGAGCTTATCCGTTCCGTCAGGCCAACCCCTTCCCGCTTTCTTTATCCACTCCTCAAAAGATTTTGTATAATAGTGCTTTAAATATCCTTCCTTATAACGAGGAACGAAGTACATGTGCGAATTGTTGTTACTTTGATAATATCCTCCTACATTATGCCAAAACATTGGCGTTGTAATAGGTATGTGTGAACCGTTGAACCAACAGCCATTTTTAAACACGTCGCCACCCCTGACGATAGATTTCACAAAACAATTTTCAGTGAATAATGATATCGGCGATATAGGTAGTTTAAATCTTTCCTGTACGCCACCTTCTTTTTTTGAGTATTCTCCACCACTTCCGTACATCAGCCAGTTAAATGAAACACAAATATCATTTGGCTTTGTTTCAAGGTACTCTTTTATGTTTGAATATGTACCTAATTCAAGGAATTCATCGCAGTCAAAATATGCACACCATTTGTAGTTTCCTTCCGTACAGAACATTGAATAGAACTGAACCTGAAAAGAGCCAAAATTACGGCAGTTAAAAATTTCAACCACCCCTCGGGACGTGTAATCTGCGACAATTGCTTCCAACGAATCATCATCATTGTTATCGCAAATAATAATTTTATCAAACCCGAGATTGAGATAATGTTCTATCCATTCAACGATATAATCGTTTTCATTTTTTGCACACGCGCAAACAATGTATTTCTCCGCATCTGCGGGATCCTTTCTAAAATATGTATCAATAACATCCGTTTGAAAATGATAAAACTCTTCCATACTATATTAACTCCCAAAAATAAACAGATTCTTCAGATTTTCTATATTTGCGATACGCAATGTCAACTTCGTTGTCATTTTTACAATATATTACTTTATTATCGGTAATAAATGCATATTCCAACATTATTGTGAATAAAAAATCGTTAATATCTTCACATTTAACTAAAATTATTTTTCCGCTGACTTGACTCATGACATAAAGCACTAATGATGTAAATCCATAAACTGAACTCTTGCTCCTCGCCAATTCAACGATTTCGTTATTTTGAAGGAATTCTAACATGCTCTTCGTATTTGTTACAAACCAATCGTCCTTTAAAAATAGATTTTTTTCAAAAAAATTGGAAGGCATATTATTTGTACCCTTAAGGGCAAAATATCTATAAAATGGAAGCGAATCAGTGTCAAGCGGCCATCCACGCTTTGCTTTGTCTATCCACTCTTCAAACGACTTCGTGTAGTAGTGCTTAATATATCCTTCTTTATATCTTAACGGGGATGACGTTTGAAACGGCGCAACGTCCGTTGTGTAATAACCCCCGATACTGAAAGTGTTACTTTGTTTAGTATCATCAATAGGATAGGGTAAATGCCCACCCCTGAATTCTATATGCCTAAACCTGAATCTGCCACCTCTCACTATTCCCTTTAAGAACATATTATAAATGCTTGATAAAGGCAAGGATGGCTTTTTAAATCTTTCTGATAACTTGATGTCTTTCTTGTCTAACTGCCCATCTGAGCCGTACATCACCCAGTTAAATGCCAAGCAATCTTCTGTTTTTGTGCCAGTGTATTCTTTTATACTTGAATACACCCCAAGTTCAAGGAATTCATCGCAGTCAAAATATGCGCACCATTTATAATTTCCCTCCTCGCAAAACATCTGAAATGCCCTTTCCTGAATTTCTGTAAAGCCTCGACAGTCAAAAATCTCAACCCGTCCGCAGTCTATATACTCAGCAAGTATACCCAACAATGAATCATCATCATTGTTATCGCAAATAATAATCTTATCAAACTCAAGGTTAAGATAATGTTCTACCCATTCAACGATATAATCGTTTTCGCCTTTTGCACAGGTAAAAACAATATATTTGTCAGAGTCCTCAAGATGTTTCGGAAATGCAATATTATTTCTAAAAGAATAATTTGTTTTCCAATCTTCAAAATCCTTTAACAATTCCACATTAGACTGAATTTGTTCTGAAGTAAACGTGGAATCAAATTGAGATATATTTTTACCGTCAATGACGAAATCCTTTGCAAATTTTTTGAATGCTAATTTATAATATATTCTTGTTAACAGATTCTTATCCTCTTTTGAGATATCATCATAAACAACAAAGATTGCGTCATTATAAAGGTAATATTTTTTCAAAAACGAATAAATTGCCGCACCCGCTAAATCAATTGACGGATATTCATTTAAAAAAATATAAAAATTATTTGCCATTATCTTTTTTCTGATTTAAATTTTTCATCCATACCTTTTTGGTAAATGAATACCGTTGGCGGGATATTATTATCTAATTCTTCAATACACGTAAAGAAGTCAACACGAATGCAATAAGTTTTATCTAAACCATGCTCACGATTGTAAACAAGCTTATTAAAATAATTCTCATCCGAAAATCTTGGTATATGATACCATTTCTGCCATACCATATCCGACTTTATCATTTCATTTATGCCTTTGCACACGTGGAGCATTGTATCCTTTTTTCCACAGAAGAACGATGAAATAACATAAGTATATTCATCTGACGGGATTGCCGCAGCAAGGGTTTCCAATCTGTCAGTAATGCCGTTATGATATAAATTATTAAGAAACGCATGTTTCCATTCTTCATCTTTTATCAAATAAATCGGGTGTGGCGACATGATAAAATACCCCTGTTCCATGCTTCGCCTTAAACCTTCCCAATCATAATCGGGATTATTTATGAATTTTGTATCAGCATCAAAATAAAATATATAATCAACTATATCTTCGTGCTTAAGCTGTTCTATGAATTTTGTTTTATGGAGGTTGATGCAAGGGTAAAACAAATCAAACATTTTTATCACCTCACATTTAATAACATCGTCACATGGCGGTTCAACCTTAATGTCGTGATTTGTGAGGATTTTCAATATCTTTCTTGCCCCCGGATAGAAATATTGAATGCTATCTAAGAATTGCTGCATATAGTTTATATAATTGTTTGTCGCAATGTATACAATTTCTATTACGGGTGTACTTTCGTCCTTCACAATACCCATTGTTTTATAAAATTTATTTAATTCAATAAAGGACTCTTCAGTAAAAGACAATTTGATGAGATCCAAAATCTTATCATGAGCGTCCAAATAGTTTACTGCTCGCCAATCTTTAAGTGATGTGCAAGCATTTTGTGGAACAATATTTGCCAAAAAATTCTCAGCATACCACCTATCATTTATTTGCGGTAATTCAACGCCATTATTTTCCATATATTCGTAAATGGTCCTTGGGTTCATCCAAAAAAATGTTCCCGTATACAAAAAGGCGTTTTTACCCAATTCCATGCCCAAAAGCGGCGTTCTTTCTATTATATTCTTATCTACTATGTTCAATAAGCCGCCATATGCTGCCATTCTGCAATCAGTTAGAGCCCATTCCACTTCATTCATATCATTGAAACAAGCAAAGTACATTGCAGCAACCCATTTCATGATTTTTTCCCTCTCAAATTTTTCAACGTTGGTTGTTCCTTTATTATGAGCAAAGAACACAATTTCTTCTGTATCCTTTAACTTCATAGCAACCTCATCATAAAATGTTCTTGAATCCCGTAAGTATGTGTTGTTATTAACCTTAATTTCTAATTCTTGTGTATCAAAAATACCTACTATTTTTTCTTCTAACGCTATTATTTCATCTTTCTGCGCTTCTGCATCATCAACAACGATAGCAAACAGAACATTATTAAAAATGCTCTTTGCGTAATGTTCAAGGCATTTGAAATGAAGCCGATTGCACTCAGTGTTTATACCATCCTTTCCAATATAAAAATGGAAAACAAGCTTCTTACCTATTTTTTCCATTAACTTTGCTCTTAAAAAAATGTTATTTCCAATAGCTGTATATTCCGTCAGTTATTTCATAATTTTCCCACCGATACTGTTTGCGATTAGGCTGCATTTGCGCCCATTTCCACATTTCGGTAAGCCCTTTTTCAAGATTTGTGCTTTGCTTGTAGCCAAGAATTCGTTTGGATTTCTCGGGGGACGGCACTGCGTATTTAACCTCGTGCCTCGCTTCTTTATGCTCTATATTATTGTACCCCGTAATAGTACACAGCGTTTTTGCTGCTTCATTAATGGAAATTCCAACTTCGCCGCCAACGTTAATTATTTGCTTCGATGCGTCGTCAAGTACTGCAGCATTCCAGAAACTCTCAAGACAATCATCTATATAACTAAATGCCCTGGTCTGTTCACCGTCGCCATAAATAAGCATTGGCTTATCATTGAGGATTTGATACATCCAAATACCAAGGACATTGCGATATTTGTCCCATATATTCTGCTTGATGCCGTAAACGTTGTGAGGGCGTATAATACACCAGTCAAGCCCATGTTGCTCACCCGCCACTTTTATATCCATTTCGCAAGCATATTTTGAAATGGCATAGGGGTCAATCGGCTCAGGGCGATCATTTTCATCAAATACTCTTCCCTGCTCAAGTCCCCATCCATAAACAGACATTGAAGACGTGTATATTAGCCTTTTAACCTTATGGGAAATACACTCGTTAATAATATTTACCGTGCTAAGCACATTGTTGGAATAATTAAATTTTCGCATGAAGGGGGAAAGCCCTTCTGCAGCATACGCAGCAAAATGAAAAACATATTCAAATTCGTGCTTATCGAATATGTCCTTAACAGAATCAAGGGAAAGTTCTCTCTTATAAAAAACAACCCTATCGTCAACGTTCTCAATGTATCCGCCAAACAGATTATCAATACCGACAACCTCGTATTCGGGGTAATTTTCGAGAATCCAATCTGCAAAACGGGAGCCAAGGAGCCCCGCATTACCCGTTATTAAAACACTTTTTTTCATATTATTTTTCAAATGTTATTATCGATGTTATACTTCTTCCTCCAAAGCGTTCTTTCATAGTGTCAGTAGATTCGTTCTTCCTATTGAAAATTACTACATCCTTCATCTTTGATTTCAACTCAGCATATTCTTCGTTGGTGAGCATTATGTTTTCTTGCTGAAAATTTATGAAATACAAAGGGCTGTTTTCCGGATCCGTCCATATTAGGGAATAATTCAAATCTTCTATAATATATATTCCGCCTTCTTTAAGCAAATCATGAAAGCCGGATATTGCATTCATTTGATGTTGCCAAACGTGAGATGCGTCATCTATAATTATATCAAACTCTATTCCTTCATTTTTAAAATAGTCGTGGAGTTTTTTAATATCATCCTTATATTCAAGATTTAGCTCAATAAAGGTAGCATTAGGCATCCCTGAAACAGATTCAGCAAAACCGCTATAACAATCGCACGTCCATATCTTACATTCATCGTCGTAAAACTTAGAAAACATCTTTGCGGAACCACCTTTGTATGTTCCAATTTCCAATATGTTCGGATTATCATATTTCTCAAAATAAGGCTCATAAAATTCAGTATAGCAGTGCATGTCCCCGCACGCAGAGCCTTTATCAGTGTCACAAATATTTGCTATCCTTGTAAGTCTTTTCATATCTTTATTGGTAGAATATCTTTATATTTCTCTTTCAATCTTTCTGTTTCTGATTGGATAATAGCATTTTTCTTTGTATAAGTAAGCCATAACGCCTTTGTAACACCAATTTTAACCCCCTCCAAATAGTTTGAAATGCAAAATTCTGCATCGTACGGTAACTCAAGCTCAGCCGTGTTAAAGTATTGCTTAATTCTATCTTTCCGTATTGCTAAAAATCTTCCATCTAAAACGGCATCTTCAAAAACTTCTTTCGAAAACATTTCTCCACGGTTACTTTCATAACGAAAAATTCTATTATTTTCTTCGACTTCATTAAAGCCGAAAACTGCACCATTATTCCTCTTTACAATATCATCATCTAAGGCATACTTTGCTGCGCAACCTATAATACCGTATTGCTTATTTTCAAAAAAGATTTTTTGAAACAAATCCGTATAGTTTTCTCGACTTGCGAAACGTGCGTTTTCTTGAATCAGGAGAATACCATTTGTTACAGATTCATTTATTATCTCATTATATGCTTTAAGCATTTCTTCCTTATTATCTGTGTTGCATACTTTCTCTATAATAGGGCAAGCATTAGAAAAACATGATTCAATATATTTTATATAATCTTTGTTGTGCTCCTTTGTACAAAACCCCAATGTGATAAATGCGTCAGAAATGCCTATTTTTTCAGAAGTACGGTCAAATGCATACCATTCATGTTTTGCATCTAATGCATTATATGCTGTTCCTTTGGGATGATAAATAAACACCTTTGAATCAATAACATTTCTATACCCCAAAGATTTAGAAATATTTAATAATGCACCCCCTATTCCCCATCCGTGTTTATGCTTTTCGGGAAAAATATGCGGAATTATCTTTTTGACACACTCAACGTTTATCCCATATAACCACCCCTCTGCTAAACCATTCTCTTTGAAGTCTTTATTACTGTGGCTAAAATAACGCTCAGTGTACGGTATTGGACCAACAACCCCCATTACACAACTATTCATGGTAGTGCTTGTCTCATATATCCCAATATTGTCAGGTAGATTTTCAAAATGCTTCTTTAATTGTTCTAAATTTTCTTCATCTATCTCCACATCCGAAGTTATTATCACTAAAAACTTGAATCCACCGCCCACACAAATTTTAAATGCTTCAAGCGTTATCCCGCCAAGATATATATTGTGGAAAAATAAAACATTACCCTTATAATCCTTTAATGCATCGTCAGAATCGGGGTTATCTAAAACATATGTGTCCAATATTGAAACGGCAAAATCATTCTTTAACGATTCTGCCCATTTTATCGCATTTTCACTATGCTTATAATTAAGAATACAAAATAAAATTTGTGACTTTTTCATACATTATAAATATAAAATTTTTCACTCATTAGTAAACAAAAAACCGAGGATTAACCTCGGTTTCATTGCAATATGTTAGTGTTTTTAATTATTGAGCTTCTTTTCGAGATTTTCTATCTTTTCATATAGCTTGTCAATTGCTGCAAGAGCGATAACTCCAAGTTTTTCGTAAGAAACAGATAGATAGCCATCGATTTCATTTGTACTTACTATCTCAGGATAAACTTTTTGTACTGATTGAGCGGAGACGCCAATTTGCATATCCTTATTTTCGTCACCCTTCCATGTGAAATATTTCTTCACAATCGTACGAAGTTTATTGAAGTCAATTTCAATATCATCATAAAAATCTTTTAATTTTTCATCAGAGCCCTCATAAACTGCTCCATTTTGGGTATACGCAGATGATACGTAAAATGCTCCATTCCATCCATCAGAATTGCTATTTTTTCCAATAAGGAATGCTTGGGCGGTGCTCTTTGTTAAATTAACAATCGTACCTGTTGTGCCTACAACACCCTGAGTTCCGTTGTATCCTTGTAAACCGGATGAACCTTGTGTACCGCGTGAACCTTGTGTGCCACGAGGACCTTGTGTACCACCATATCCCATTGTACCAGTCGCGCCACCCGTACCTGTAACACCAGGTGTTCCGTTAGCACCACCATTGCCAGATGGGCCTTGTGCGCCTGTACCGCCCTGAGCACCCGTGCCACCTTGTGTACCACGAGGGCCTTGTGTACCACGAGGGCCTTGCGTACCTTGCCAACCGCCTGTACCCGTTGAACCACCGGTACCTGTTGCGCCGCCGCCGCCTTTGCCGCCTTGTGCGCCCGTTCCTGCCTGAGAACCCGTGTTACCTTGTGTACCACGAGAACCTTGTGTACCACGAGGACCTTGCGTACCGTCCCATCCCGTAGTACCTGCTGCTGCCGCAGTACCTGTTGCACCGCCGCTGCCTTTGCCGCCTTGTGCGCCCGTTCCTGCCTGAGAACCCGTGTTACCTTGTGTACCACGTACACCCTGTGTACCCTTAGGACCTTGTGTACCCGTTGAACCTGTGGTACCTGCATCTGCCGCAGTACCTGTTACGCCGTTGCCACCCTTGGCACCCTGAGCACCCGTACCGCCTTGTGCGCCTGTGCCACCTTGCGTACCACGAGGGCCTTGTGTACCACGAGGGCCTTGCGTACCTTGCCAACCGCCTGTACCCGTTACGCCGCCGCCGCCTTTGCCGCCTTGTGCGCCTGTACCGCCCTGAGCTCCCGTGCCACCTTGTGTGCCACGAGGGCCTTGTGCGCCCATAGGGCCTTGTGTACCTGTAGGGCCACCTGTACCTACCCATGCCGCAGTACCTGTTGCGCCGCCGCCGCCTTTGCCGCCTTGTGCGCCCGTTCCTGCCTGAGAACCCGTGTTACCTTGCGTACCACGAGAACCTTGTGTACCACGAGGACCTTGCGTACCGTCCCATCCCGTAGTACCTGCTGCTGCCGCAGTACCTGTTGCACCGCCGCTGCCTTTGCCGCCTTGTGCGCCCGTTCCTGCCTGAGAACCCGTGTTACCTTGTGTACCACGTACACCCTGTGTACCCTTAGGACCTTGTGTACCCGTTGAACCCGTGGTACCTGCATCTGCCGCAGTACCTGTTGCGCCGCCGCCGCCTTTGCCGCCTTGAGCACCCGTTCCTGCCTGAGCGCCCGTATTGCCTTGTGTACCACGAGGGCCTTGTGTACCGTGAGGACCCTGTGTACCGTCCCATCCTGTAGTACCTGCATTTGCTGCGGTACCCGTTGCCCCGTTGCCACCCTTGGCACCTTGTGCACCTGTTCCTGCCTGAACGCCCGTATTACCTTGTGTACCACGTACGCCCTGTGTACCCTTAGGGCCCTGTGTACCGTCCCATCCTGTAGTACCTGCTGCTGCTGCGGTACCTGTTACGCCGTTGCCACCCTTGGCACCTTGTGCACCTGTTCCTGCCTGAACGCCCGTATTACCTTGTGTACCACGTACACCCTGTGTACCCTTAGGACCTTGTGTACCCGTTGAACCCGTGGTACCTATTTCACCGGGAGTACCATCAGCACCCTTGCTGCCTTGCTCACCCTGAGCACCCATCGCGCCCTGAGCACCGACATTACCCTGAGTACCCATGGAACCTTGCGTTCCGTGTGCACCCTGTGTTCCTTCGTAACCTGCGGTGCCTGTGTCTCCGAGCGTGCCTTCAGCACCTTCGCTGCCTT